TATGACCCGCGCATGATCGCCGAATGGACCGACACCAACGTGGCCGACGGCGCCAGCTTTCAGGTCGACGTGCGCGTCCAGAAGGACGGCGTCCATACGGGCAGCATCGCCATGACGCTTCAGAAGGAAGACATACTGCAATTGGGAGGCATGTTCGGCGCCGCCGGCAAGGAAGGCATCGTCGACTATTCGCTGGACATGAACCTGCGCGACGTCGTCACCCACGGCACCGACGCGGCCACGGTCAAGGTGACCTGGCGCGAACACATCGTGGTGCAGGCGCCGGCTCGCGAAGGCCAGGAAACGCGCAGCCGCCTCACCGCCGAAGTCGAGGCCGACTGCGTCCATCTTCTGGTTCGCGACGAGGGCCGGCTTGCGCTGGGCATGACGCTTTGTTCGGGCACCGCCCGCCTCGGCGTCTCGGGCTGAAGCCATTCGCAGCGGGCAGGCGCCCTTGTCGTTGCTGCGGGCCAGCCGCTCCCGGCGGGGCGCCGGCTCTGTCGGGGAACCGCGTCAGGCGGCCGGGCACGGCTTACGAACGCAAGAAAAAAGGGTTTATGAGATGAACTCATAAACCCTTGATTCTTGAAGCTTGTGGTGGGTGCTACAGGGGTCGAACCTGTGACCTACGCCTTGTAAGGGCTCTTGAGAACCCGCGCTACGCTTAGCTCTTGGGGCATCCCCCTATGAAGGGAAGCGATTCCATGTCCCAAAATCTACCACAATTTACTGCGGTTTACCCACTCCAGTGTCCCAAAAGTGTCCCAAGATTTGCAGGTTCTTGGCATCCCAGAACCTGCATTATGGCAAAAAGAAAGCCCGCTTTCGCGGGCATCTTTGTTTACGGTCACGTTCCTAAGTTGTAACTTCTGGGTCGCTACTTATTAAGGGCTGCGGTCACAAGCTTGGCAAACTCCACCAAGGTCAGTAGACCTACAGAGGCGCCCTTGGCATCACAGACCGTGATAATCCCCTGGTCAGTCTTGCTAGACCAGGGGAACGGGTGCTGCGTGCGGATGTCTTTAAGCGTCAAGATCACCCCGCCGCGATAGCGCTATCGAACTGCTTGATGATTTGCTCCAGACTGTCAGCATCATCCTTGTCGGTGCGGTAGCCAGCTTCAGCCATTCGCGGCAAGAAGAGAGAGTGGGTCTTTCCATCTTTCGAGGGCTTCATCACCGAATTGCTGACGATCGGGTAGATTTTGCCGATATAGTCTTCGGGGTCAGCGTCGACCGCATCGCGCATGGCTTCATTTTTGATTGTGACGTCGACTTCGAGCAACCCGCATGAACTTCGCATGGCAAGAGCCCCCGCCCTGCCCTCGTTCTTCGTGCCCTGCCGCCCGGGGTTAACCCCGACGCAAATCAGGTCGACCACTGCTTCGAGTTTCAGCTTTACCTGCTCTTTCGAGGTGTAGTCGCCCCAGATGGCGGTCTTTTGCTTAATGACGGTTCCCTCTTTACCCTTCACCAGCAGCTCACGGTAGTGAGCGTATGCCTCTTCTAGCGAGTGAACCACCCGAGTATCAATGACTGAAAGGCGGGGCAATGCGGCGCTATTGGCCGCTGCCGTGGGGATGCGGCGAAGCAGTGTCATCAACCGCTCGATGTAGGGCTTTTTGTAACGCGCCTTGGGCTTGACCTCTTCCAGGGGAATGCAGTCCCAAATTTTGCAAATGACCACGTAGCCCTCTTCAAGCTTTCCGCCCTGGGCTACGCTATTGAGCATGCCGTTCCCGATTTCGCGCGCGCACTCTTTACCATCAGGGCTGCGCACCAGGAGCTCTCCATGGGTCTGGGTGTTGACCGGGATACTGAAACGAATAGCCTCGACCAGAGGGGAAAGCTCATCAAGCGGAATCGGCGTGCCCTGGCGCGATGTCAGAGCCACAACGCCGCCCCGCTCGCAATTGATATTTACGAACATGCCATCCGCTTTTTCCTGGCTGATCACCCCGCGCCCCCAGTTCCACTTAGACAGGTCGGTGTCTTTGGGCAGCGAACAACGCATGTAAGGGAATGTTGCAATGGTGCCCTTGAACACCTTGTTGACTGTCGACGCCCCGAACCCCGCCCTCAAGTCTTTCTTGATGATGCGGGTCAAGAGTTCTGCGCTCTTGGCGTCAAGCTGATTCAGCGCTTCCAGAACAGCATCGCGCGCCGCGTTGCCCGAAAGCTCGCGCGATGCAAGCTGGCGAAGCAAACCGAATCCGCTGATGCCATCCATACACAGCCCGCCCACCGCGTCGCTTGTGCGAACTGGAACGTTCTGGATGCCATAGGTGGTAAAGGGGTCCAGCGCCGCTTCGATGACATTCATAAAGTTAATGTCTTGCCCGTGCTTGGCGATTAGGGCTTCCTTGTCTTTTTTGCCGGACACGCCTGCAATTTCTTCGATCGCGTCGAAAACCTCGCTCGATGTCATCATTGCGCGTCACCCGTTTCAGCTTCCTGGCCCTGGCTTGCCAGCTTTGCCAGAACGACTTCCCGATTGCGATTCAGGGTTGCCTCTGAAAGTTCCGTAGTCCGGATGCGCTCGATCAGACTCGACCAATATGCTCGAATGGCATCATTGTCTACGTTGCCCTCTTCCATCATCGAGCACCACGTCAGCGTGCAGCTTTCGGTCGCCAGCAACGTCGCCATGATGACCGGGTGAACCTGTTCTGCCTGCATAATTTCTGCTACCGATTGGCAGAAGCGCTCGTGGATGCGTCGTAGCGTAGCGACAAAATTTTCTTTATCTTCTTCAGAAAGTTGCTCAAACGCTTGGTCTTGCATTCTTAAATTCCTTTTTGGGAGATTGACCGCCCTGGCATGGGCTATGCAATGATTTATAGTGAGTATTTACTTACGGTATCGGATATCACCCGCGTGCTAATCCAGAACGAAGTGACATACGCAAGGTGACTGCGCTCTGCTGGGTAAGCGGCGTTGCCCTGTAGAACGCCTGGCGAACGACTTCGGTAGGCACCTCGTTGGGGTCTTTACCTGGGGGCAAGATGGCGATTCGAACCGTCAACCCGACTGATCGGGCGTGGAGCCCTGCTTTGATGGCGTCTTCGATTGCTGCAAATTCGCCGTCCCACATGATCGTGAGCTCTTCCAGCCCGCGCTCTTTGAGCATTCTCAGCTTGTCTAGCTGGCCCAGGGCTAGGTGCTTGCCAAAGCTGCCTATGGGCACCACGTCGCGCAGGTCTGGGTCTTCATCCAGGGCGATCTTTGCCGCGATCACGTCAAACACCCCCTCGCACAGCAGCGCGCGTCGTGTGCGAGCGACGTTGTGTGCGTTGAATAGGTGTTCGCCCGTGGATGCGAAGCCAATGGGGAAGAGGTATTTCTTCTCAGCGGTGCCAGTGGTGTCGCGCCCCTGAAAAGAGACCAACTCACCATTGATGTCGTAAATCGGGATGATGACCCGGTTCGTGTAGTCGACCACAAAGTCGCCCGCGTCCCAGAACGCATCTTTGCTGTAACGAAGGTGAAAATAGCGGGTGGCGTCCTTCGTTATGCCACGACGGGTGAGGTAGGCAAGGTTGCGGTCGCCCACGGGTAACTCAAACGACTCGGGCAGCACCAGACGCTTCGATTCGTTGCTTACAGCGAGCGCCTTACGGGCGGGACGCCAGCCGATCTCGCGCCCGACCTGCAGAATGTGTTCATCGAGTCCCTTGCCGCCAAGCCCAGAACTGGCCCGTATGAAGCTGAAGCGGTTGAACTTCGCCTCGCAGGAACCCGAGAAGCAATTCCCGAGTCCCGTGTCTTGATTAAGAAATACCTTCCATTTGGAAGTGCCGCAGACCGGACAGGTTCTGATGTTGTATTGAGCGCCAGAACTACCATGGGTTTCGCGATACTCGACGCCCTCGCGGTCGAGGTATGCCCCGATGGGCAGTGCGTCAAGAACCTCGGCAACTTCAGGGTTTAAGGCCATTGCGGATCTTTTCTGCTATGTCGTGCTCGAACTGCGCCCGAACGCGTCTATTGCGCGCCCGCAAGTGTTCAAGCTCTTTACGGTCGACCGACATGCGCCACCCGGCAAACCCGATCACAGAAGCGGCCACCGCAATTGACCCAATCAGGATGGCGAACGTCCATAGTAGAAATTGCGCGTAGCCTGCGATAAGCCACTTCAGAAATTCAATTACCGCGTCCATCCGACTTGCTCTCCAATTTGTGCGCTTCAAGCGCGGCATCCAACAGGTCTTTAAGCATGCGCTCCCGCTCGGTAGGCTTATCGTCCCTGCGACATACGAGAATCAGCACCGTGAAGATGCCGATTACCGTAAGCGCCATGGGAACCATGATGAATGCCAAGTTCCAATCGATTCCGCCGCCCATTACTCTTCCCCAATCACTTCTGAAATGAAGATCATTTTTTCTAAGTCCTGGGCAATGCGAAGAGAAAAGCCATCTTGCTGGTTACGGCACGCAGCAAAGAACAGGCGCGCTTGATTCAGCGACTTCTCTTCATCGGTCTTGTTGATCGAAATGACGATGTCAGCGATACGAATCTTGTTGAAGTCTTCAGCGACATCAGTAGCGGTAGCGACCGCTTTCTTCGCGCCTTCCCGGTTCGTCTGGGTCGCGGTCAGAATTGCCAAGTCTTCCTGCATCGCCAAGCCACGCAGGGCGACATAGACCGACTTGGAGTTCTCGATACCACTGTCGGTCACGCGCTCAGGCTGCATAAGGTCTGCGTAGTCGACAATGACGAGGTCGAAAACGATACCCTTGGCTTTGTATCGCTCCAGCAATCGACGCAGGTCAGAGACGCGCATGGAGCCCGTCGGGAACTCCTGAATGATGAATTTGCCCGCCTTGCTCATGTAGTCTTTGACAGCAGCCTTGACCGTATGAGTGTTCGTCCCTAGCTGGCTCATTGCGACTTCAGCGATATTCGCATCGACCCGCTCAGCCATGATCTTGGCGGCGACTTCCAACGTCACATAAAGCACGTTGTAGCGCTGCGCCGACCCCGCAGCGGCAATGCCAAAGTCCATCAAGGCGGTGGATTTCCCGCCCTTGGCGGGGGCCATCAGCACCGATAACTCGCGCTTCCCCCAGCCTCGGTGATACAGAAGCTTGTCGAGCTCCGGGTAGCCCGTCGTCACACCCGTGGGCGGCAACTTGCCCGCCGCGCGCAGTAAACGCTCTTCTGTGCGGGCATCGATCATTTCGCCATAGTCATATGCCCCGCCATCTTCGTTGCGCCCGACGTTTGCAGCTTTGGTGATCGCTTGCTCGATTCGGTCGAAATCACGCTTATCGAGATAGCCCACCGAATCGAGGATTGCAGCGCTGATCGCCTGGTGCTTTGCGAACTGGGCCACCTGCTCCACGACATATTCACGGTCTGAAATGTCGACCTGGAACAGCCCCTTCTCGCTCTTGTCAGCGACATAGCGCGCGCAACCCACCCCAAGTTCTTTCGTGAGGACTTTGTTGATGATGTCGTGCTTGATCAGGTCGCCGATGACAGCCTTGTCGCCCGGGCACTTGCGATACTTGTCGAAATACCGCATAGCGATATTGACCAGTCCCGCGTTAGACTCAGATTCGAAATAGTCGGGGCGAATCAACCCCTCGGTTTGCTGCATAAACGTCACGTCACGCAGACAAAGTGCCGCGATCTTGGTCTGAAATGCTTCGTCAAACTCGTAAAGCGGTGCTGGGGCGCTTGCCCCAGCGGCAACACTAGCAGCTGGAAGTGCAGCACTCATTTGTTAGCCCTCCTTGGCGGCTACTTCAACCCCCTGGAAGAGCTCGATTGCATGCTTGAAGATTGTTACGGGTCGCTGCGATGACTCAGAAATAACGGTCACCGTGAACTTGTCGCGCGCCTTGATCGAACCACGAATCGTGTCGCCAGACACCAGCACAATTGCCACCATGGACCCTTCTTTCTGGTGACGCTCCAGAATGGCGTCATGCCCCTTTGCCACAAAGGGCTTCTTCCCGCCGCCTTGCAGTTTGCCCGTAACGGGTGCTGGGCGATTCACTGTTAACGTCCTGCGACGGTGCTCGGCAATCTGGTCTTGGCGAACCACTTCCACGGGGTCAGCTTTGTGCATGAAATATCCTGATTAAAGTAAGTGCTTACTACAAATTATGGTGAAAAAAAGCCTGTTGAATTAAGTCAGCGCCAAAGTGTTCGATGGCAACTGACTCGGGGAGCATCTTGTCTTTATAGACAAGGCGGGCCAGAACCCGTGCGGGCGCAGGTCTGGCTTGGACCTGCTGAACCAAGTATAGGTAGTAGGCATCTTGCTCTGGCAGACCGCAATAATTCGCTGCCAGAAAGATCGGGCTCTTCGCCAGTTGAAGCGTTTGGCGCTTCGCTTCGAGCCATGCCACTTCGACGTCGAGCGATATGTCGTCGTCGAACAGCTGATTGGGTCTGGGCAGATAACGCCAGCCCCTTTGAAACATGCGGTCAAAAACGAACCGCAGATAGAATGGGTAGCGACAACCGATTCGATCTGCCTCTTGGCGGGCGCGCCAGAATTGAAGCAGTGCGCCCGACTTGAAAATATCGTCAGCCACACCCGCAACTTTCAGGGTCAGTGCAGCGCCCGCATCTTGCGTCTTGGCATACTGTGCGCGGTATTGGCTGTCATAGGTCTTCACAAACAGCTGTGTCGCCCGCGATGGCAGCATGCGTCGGTAATCGAACCAGCGCAGCGAATAAAGCTCGGGCTCAAGCTCTCGAAACTGTGGCGGGACAAGCTTTAGTTCTTTCTCGACCAACTGGGCAAGATCGTCCAATTCAAACTCCAAATAAAACTGTCACTGACTTTGTAGTCTTCTGGGTGCGGAACCCGCCCTTCCAGACCTAACAGCGAAACGGTTAGCCGCTGTCGTATAGAAAGATTTAAGGTTTTAGAAGTTCTTATTTAAGAGGGGATGCCAAAATCGTGCTAAGTAAAGTCCGGTGTCCGCTCACAGGAAGCAAGAATGGGCGCGGCTACAGCGAAGCGTCCACTCTTACTTTCTTTTAAATCAATGACTTAATCTTCAGAGTATGCAGCGATAACTTCCGCAACGAACCCCGACCTCACAATGTCCTGACGGTCGAAGGTAATCACCTTTACGCTGGGGATGTGCTGGATGCGGTGCGCGGCGTCCAACAAGCCCGAATTGGGGATGTCTGTCTGGGCGGCATCGCCGTCAACCACGACTTTGCAGCCCTCCCCGATACGGGTAAGAAAGAGCTTCATCTGGCCCGGGGTAGCGTTCTGCGCTTCGTCAAAGAGCACGAATGCGTTTCTGAACGTGCGGCCACGCATGAACGCCAGGGGAACCGCCTCGATCTTGCCCGCTTTCAGGAAATATTCTGTCGGTCCCTTGCCCAGGCGCTCGTAGAGGATTTCTTTTACGGGTGCCAAGTAGGGCTCAAACTTTTCCGCAAGCTCCCCTGGGAGAAAGCCAAACTCTTCTTCACTCTCGACTGCGGGACGCGTCACGATGATCTTGTCGACGCGGTGGCTTTCAAGCATTTCTGCTGCAATGGAAGTTGCGATGTAGCTTTTGCCAGTGCCCGCTGGCCCCAGGCCAAAGGTGACATCAAAGTTCTTGATCGCGTTGATGTAGCGTTGCTGCTTGTCGTTCTGAGCAACCAGGGGCTCGACCGCGCGCTTGTGGGTCGCGGGGCGTTGCAGTTGCTCATGAAGGTCTTCATCGTTCGCTGCGACGCGCTTGCGATTCTGGGCCAGGGTAGGGACTTTACGTTTAATGCTGCGGGCCATATGTGCTACCTATGGGAGTGGGGAACTCAGGGCTGGACGCCAAACCTCTTCATTTGGTCTGCGATGGCTTGGTTAATCCAGTCGATTTTCTCGTTGTCGCGAATCTGAAGGTCGCGGTATTGCTTCTTTAGCGCTGTGTATGCGCGTGATAGCGTTGATAGGCGCACTTTCCCGTCCTGGCCCGGGACGATGGTGGGCGCGTCAGCGCTACGCTCCATAGCGCTGACGGGCGCTACGAGGATCGACTCTTTAGGGGGTTGCGTTGAGCAGCCGCACAAGATCGCTACTAAGCACAGGGTCACCAGGACAAGCCATGGCGGGACCGTTACCGGAGGGCGGTTCATCTTCTGTGGTCTCAACTAAGGAAGAAAGTGAATCGAACTGCGCTTGGTTGAACGCGAAGAACTCTGCGTTCTGACGCAATGCATCGTTTACTCGGGCTTCGCGCTGCGCAGCGTTGGCGACGACCCGAATGTCTGTCTGGCGTGCTTCTTGCAGCGCACGGGTGTTCGCCGCGTCGACGAACCGCCCCTTTGTATAGAATCCAGAGCCAAACCCAATGGCGAGCGCTACAGCGCCCACGATCAAGGCAGTCTTCAGTGCCGGGAGTTTTAGGGTGCTAAGAATCATCTTTTTTTCCACCCAAGCGATCAGACCAGCCCAGCGCTACACGTCGAATGAACTCGGGAATGCTGGCTTGGATCGCGTCAAGTGCGTAGCCACCTACCGCTCCACCGCCCAGGCCGATCACAGCTGCCATGGCAAGATGCGCGTCATGGGCAAAGCGGGCAGCAGCTGCAGCTGCGAATATCTCACCCACCAGCAGATTCACAACACCTTCGGAGAGACGGGGCTTTGCGCCCTCGCGGGTGAAGTTGCGCGCAGAACCCACCGCCCCGCCGACGAGCGCGACCAGAATCTGGGGGGTGAGCAATTCATTCATTAGGTGCCCTTCTTGGCGCACTCATTGATGATCTTGCGACCGACAACGAAGCAAAGCAGCGATAACTGGGGATACAGCACCATGGCGGTGGTCAAGGGCGGGTATGCAGCGACAAAGCCCACGCTCACAAGCGCCCAAACCAGTGAAGAGAGAAATAGCGAGTAACCGCCCAGGAAGCGGGCATTTATCTTGTGACTAAAGATGCCCACTATGGACATGAGCGACATTGCAAAGAACGCAGCTGCAGTCAAGCTCAAGGGCAATATGCCGAAAGCCCAGTAGGTCGATGTTTCGAACATGCGGGGGTCGACTATGGCAGCGATCCCCCACGACATAAATAAGGTTGCGTTGAAGACTTCGAACACACGGGTTTTGGTAGCAAAAAGCCACTCGATACCCGATTCGAAGAGGTTGTCAAAGAAGGTGAGAATTCCGTTCATGCTTTGCCCCTTAAGCCTGGTTATCAAAGAGTTTTGCGACCTCAATTGCGGCAATCCACTTCTTTTCCTGCCACTTGCGAAGGTCTTCCCGGTTAGAAAGAAAGAAGGTTTCAACGATGATCCCGCCCGCGTTGACGTAGCCCAGTGAGCCCCGGGCAGACTGGCTTTGGTCGATCCACCCCATATCGCCTCGCACACGCAATTCAAGCGTGCGTGCTATGGCGTTGGTCAGCTGGCGGGAAATGCCCTTGTCTTTGGGCAAAGAAATCGTTTCCACACCCGTGGCAGCGGGGTTCGTCGCTGCGTTGGTGTGGAACTCGATTGCATAGTCGGGCTTGTGCTTACGAATAAGCCCGATCGCTGTATTGAGGGTTTGGTTCTCGCCGCCCTCGCCATCGGTAAAGACGGTGTGCCCACGTTCGCGAAGTTTCAGGGCGACGATGCTGCGAAACTCAGCCATGAGTTCGCTTTCTTTGATGCCGAAGTAGGTAGCGCCACTGTCGGGCTTATCGACCGTTGCGTGCCCCGCAGTGATTACAAACTTAGCCATTGAAAAGTGTCCGTTTTCATATTGGCTCGATTTTAAGTAAGCACTCACTTACACTTCAAGCGAAGCTTAGAACACCGGGCGCTCGGGCCAAGAGACGTTGCGCGGGAAACCCTCTTGTTGAGGCACGCCCAGCAAATTCCGCCGATATGTTGCAATTGCTTCTCGCTGGGCTTCGCTTAGTTCGCTCCACCGAAGCGGGTGTGTGACAACTGAATCCAGTTCGCGCAGCAGCATATTTCGCTGTGAACGCACTTGTTCAGCCAGAGTCTCGTCCTCGCTGGGGCCATCGTAGGGACGAATCTTCCCAAACTTGCCCGCCATTGCTTTCTCGAACAGTTCCCTGCTGTGCGCCTCACTGTCATGTGGCGAAGCGGTATATGGCACCGCTTCGTTTAGCTCGACGAAGAAGACGTCCATGTCGATAGACGATTCATCGGGTGACGAAAACCGAAGATTGCTAACGGTGTTGTATTTCATGTGCGTCCTTTATGCGTAACGAAGCATGAGATTGACGTGATATCGGTAGGTGACGCCGTCACTTTGCGAAATGCTAGTCTCTACCCCGCCAACGCACCGCCACGAGCCCGTGAATCCATACGCGGTCTGCATCCACGAAGACCTTCTAAGCGCGCTACCTGCGAGGGTTGCGCCAATCGCCATTTGACCTGTGTTGATCGAGCCAGACCCATTCGTAGCATGCAGGGTATAAGAGCCAATTGCGCCCCCAGTCTTGCCCGCCAGTTTCGCGTCGATATCGGCAGCGGTCATAGGCGTCCCTACGTTCGCACTCGTCCAGACGCGGCCTCCATTGACATAAAGCTCAGCGCCGGGCATTTGGTATGTGCTGCCGTTGAAGTCCAGATAGCGACTGTTTGCCGCGTTCAGGAAAACGATGCCCCGGTTAGTGTTTCCGCCATAACCGCGCAGGTAGACTGCTCCACTGCTGATGGTCAAGTTGCCAGTCATCGTGTCGCCCGTTTTTGCGACGCGAGAGCCCAGATTGACAGTTGCAAGCGCTTGTTGAACGAATGCGGTGGTGGCGATCTGAGTTGTATTACGCCCAACAGCGGCAGTCGGCGCGGTGGGCGTGCCGCTCAGCGCAGGGCTTTCTAGCAGCGCAAATGCGTCTGCCTGCTTGCCATCTAGGAGGTCGGCGTTTAGGTTTGTGTTGAGCGTGCCATTGTTGATCGGGATACTGCCGTTAGCGTTGCCCGCATGCCGCCCGTCCAAAAGGTCAGCGTCTAGCCCCGATTCAGCACCGTCGTTGCCGGAGTGCCAGATTCGCGAGCCGACCTCTTCTGCTGCCTGTGTGATGTCAAGAAAGAACCCGCGCGTTTGGCCCCCTGTGTCGTAGATTTCTACGCGATTGCCCTTCAGCCGCAACGACATGTTGCCCGCCATCGTCGTGCCCGACTCGGGCTTTTCGAGAAGAATCGCAGCGCCGTTGTCGCCAGAGAGCGCCCTGCTCAGGGCTTGGTAAGCAATCTGTGCGGCTTGGGCGACTGGCGCTTCGCCTGCTTCTGTAGGGGCGGATAGGTCGAGCACCATCGCCCATGTGACAGGACTCGTGCTAAGCAGAATAAACAGCTGACGTAGGTCCGACCTGTAGCAAAGCATCCCGAGTTCAATATTGACGGTGGGGAACGCGCTGCCAGAACTGTTCGACAGTGAGGTTCGGTCGTTGTTTAGTAGCATCGCCAACGAACTCTGAAGCGATGCTGTGGACTGTATATGGGTATAGCTTTGCATTATTGCGCCCTGTGATTACTCATTACCGCAAGCTCAACGCATCTGCCCATCTACTTACTGCCAGCAAGTATGAACAGGGCGTCAAGATCGGGCTTGGGCTCAGACACCAACGCCCACGTTGCTTGAAGGAACGGATTGGCGCGTTCCCACGTATCAGCGTCATACTCAATCTTCGCTTTCATTTGCTGCACCGAGTCTTCAATAGCAGCGATCATCCCTTCAACCTCGATGAGCTTGCCCACTTCCAGAAGCGCCAGACGTCCTTGGCGGCGCGTGACGGAGGGAGGGACGGCGGTGGGTAGTCCCCCTGCCGCCCGGAGGTTTGCAACTAAATCAGCAACTTGATGCGCAGTCGGCTGAGGCACCCCATCTATTTCCCAAGCGACAATCTCTGAATCAACCTCTTGGATGCCTTGGTTGTTTGTAGTTCTGTAGCCCACCCAGAAGTTTTCCCACCACTTCGCCTCTGGATACTCAGCTTCAATGACGTATGCAATCTCTCGATCTGTAATCAGCATTCTCAATACCCTCAAGTTCTACTTAGTAAGCCTCGACCTGCCTTCCCAGCATGGACCCGAACGTTTCGCCGTATGTTCCTGCCATGACGACGCCAACGCATACATAGTTCGAAGGGAGACGCTTTGTCCCGGCGCTGCCATTCACAGCCAGCGTGTATTCCGAACCAGTCCAGCGTATTGACTGTGTGTGAGCCGCTGGTGTGAACGTGCTGGGCTTGCTGCTGACCTCAGACCAAGTGGGCCAGCGCGTAGCTGTCGCAGGCACACCGGACGTAATATTGCCCCACGAGTGGTTGTGAGCCGCTGGCGCGAACGTAGTTGGCTTGCCCCCGACGTCGCCCCATGCAATTGCCAATGCAGCCTTAACCTGTGCCGGAGTGGACGGGCGAATGTAGTCGCTACCGATCGTCCCGGTTCCCGTGTAGATATGAGTGATTGACCCATTCGTGGTGGCATACGTCGATCGGAATAACCGAGCCCATACGTCCCCCGACGAATTTCGCATCATCGGTGTGCTTGGGGTAGCAGCGTCTGTGAACTCACCAGAGTGGTAGACGCGATTCGTGCCTACGTAGTAATGTCTGTTCGATTCGACGCGGTCAGATTTCAGCGTAAAGCTGGTGTTGTGCGTATAGGAGTGAAACGATATGTCGTCACTCTCTTCGCCGCCCTTGCCAACATACCAAGTGTTCGCGCTTCCATCAGAATTCTGCCCCTGCAGGTAAGAAGCGCCATCGTTTCTAATCTGCACATACCTGTCGATAACCGGCGCTGCACGGTCGACTGGCGTGTAACCTAGCGCGTCTTGCTTTTCAGCAATAGTGATACCTAACGCGACGATCTGCGCTTGCAGCTTCCCGAAGGCGTCGATTACGCTATCCGTTGCAGCTATGGCTGCATTAGCGGTTGCGCTCAAGCCGTCGAGCACCACTTCGCGCACGCGTGCAGCTGTGAAGTATTTGTTCGTTGCTCCTTCGGGAACCGCGTCAGTGCTTCCAGGCGACGGCGATATCTCGACGTAACCAGTCCCGCTCCACCGATACTGCGCGTTTGCCGACTTGTCGACGTAAATCTTCCCGCTCTCTCCCGATGCAGGAAATTCAGGAACCGTGTCGAACTCCAGCACGTCGTCGACGTAGCTGGGCAGATGAATCGCTGGAATTTTGGCATCTGCATCCAAGGGCGCGACGCCGTTAGCAGCACCTTTCTGGCTCGCCTCGATCTTCTCGCTAAGCGCGGCAGTCAGACCCGGAATTTCTGCAATGGTGGGCGGCTTAACCGTCGAGAACGTGCGCTCCCAAGCGGTCCAGACGCCCGAATAGCGGCCCCGGAAAGCGAAGCACCCGCCGTTGATGCTGCCCTGGTTGTTATACGGCACGGCGATCTGGGTGATGTTTCCATCGCCATTTCGCCCGCTACCGTATTCAAGATTCCAGACAAAGAAGTATTGCCCGAAGCCGGGACCGTTGGTGTGACTCCCCAATAGCAGCACCGGGCCAATCCCGGGCTTCGTGTTGGTTGAGTCGTTCCAATCGAGAACGCCCGCTGTGGTCGTTGCGCCACCAAAGCGAAGCAGCGCTGGCGTCGAGACAGGTTTGTTAGCGTCTGACGTATTGTTGACGCTGCCCAACCCCAGATTCGCACGCGCGGTTGCGGCATTGGCAAGGTCGCTCAGGTTGCTTTCTTTCGCAAGCTTGGTCTCTATCTCCGCGACAACGTCGCTCAGGTCAGTTACAAGCTCCCATTGCGCAGGCTCGACCGCGACCAGCTGATACAGCTTGCTTTCGTCTTCCCTGAAGCACTGCATGCCCACTATGAGGTTAGTGGTGGGGAACGCACTGCCCGCGTTGTTGGATATCGCGGTTTTGTCGTTGTCCAGTATCGCCCCCAGCGACGCGCTGATCTTCATGCTGGGGCTGATTTCGGTATAGTTCTGCATCGTTAGTATCCGTGCGCTGCCCATGCAAAAACCCCTGACGACAACGCGCCGTCAGGGGTTCGCATAATTGCGGTGAAACCTAATAGATCAATGTCGACAACGTCAGGGGTGGCGGGCACGCCAACGCCGCCCTTGGTGGTCAGGACAACTTCTGGGATGATGTGAAATTCACGGTTGAAATTGACCCGCACGCCGTTAGCGGCAACCTCAATCGTTGCGCTACCACGGTCAATGATGTCTGGCACGTCAACGACTGCTTGAATGTTCGTGAGCATGCCCCGGTCAGAGTTCTTCGAGCTCAACACCGCCCTGAACATGGCCTTCTGGTATTCGTAGTCGCCCGGCATGAAGTCGCGCCAGTTCGAATAGCCAGCGGGACGCCCGTATTCGATCATCTGCTTGAACGCGTCAAGCGAAAGATCGCCATTGCTTAGAATCATGTCGCTTACTGCGAGGTCGCCCGCCCGTTCCAAACCTGCGTATATGCGGGCGAACTCGTATATGCGATGCTCCACCGCGAAACTTATGGGGTCTGCTATTCCAAGTCCTTCTATGAGGTCTCTGTTGTATTTCGCAGTGCGACCCCACGCTTCGGAGATTAAAAGCGGCGTAATGCTGTTGCGAGTAATCTCGCGCCAGTCACTCTCGTGCGTAATGTCGAAATACTCGAAAGTGGACACCGTCGCTTGACGGCTATCAACGGACTCAAGCGCCAACTGCGTTTCGAATGCAAGGTAGGCGTCCCAAACGTGGGCCTTGAAGTCGCTAATAACAAAAGGCTGAATAGAATGCTTGGTGACATTCTTGATTGGCGCTTGATCGATAACCGACAGCGCCTGGCTGATACTCTTAGCGCCCTGCTTGCGGTGAGTCGGCTCGACAACCAGGTATTCTGTCCGGCTCAGACCAAACGCATTGGCGAGTGCGTCGCTTAGGCCGAACGCGCTGGAGAATTCACGGTAGAACTGCGCAGTCTTGGCATGGGACGAAGCCACCGAGAATTCGTCTACGAGCTCCAGGGAAGTTGCGAACCTCGTGCGATCTGCGATCGCCAGCGACTCCACAAAGCGCAGGTTGAAGTCGATTAGGTCTGTGTAGGACTCGCACAGGTGAAGGTTGCGCGCGAAAGGCAGATGAACCGATTTCTTACTGGAGTCGATGAGTCCCAGCGATTCAGCAAAATTCTTGAAGAACAGCTTGCCCTTAAAAACACTATCGAGCACAGACAGGGGTGTTGAGCAGGTCAGCTGCCAAAGGTTGATGGCGAAGCTTCCAAACTCAGACCCCTCGTGTTCGGGCGAATCCCAGGCTACATTGGTCGCAGTAGCCCAGGTATATTCTTCGCCCGCGATACGCTCGACAGCGGTAGTCACGTTGCGTCGCTATCCACCGATTAACTCATCGTGAACGTGAAGACAACCGAAAGCGTGTCGTCAGCGCCCTTGTTGATGACGTTGAACACCACGCGGTCAAGCATGGTTCCGCCAGTCGCGGCATTGAACACAGCTGATTCGGTGATTGCACCCGTTGCCACACCCGGCGCGAACGTGGCACTGAAGGTGAACGTCTTGGTGCCCGTGACGTGTTCGTAGACTGCGGCTTGTCGGGGCGTCAGTTCGTCCACCAGGGCGGTCTGGCCCGCTGCAGCAGCGGTTGTTCCCTCGCCCACCCCAATGTGGGTCATGACACCGGGGCGGCCCGTGCCTTTGCCAATCGCGTCAGCGATGAAGTCGAACCCCACGTCGACGATCATGTTGTCTTTGTGAAGCACTTGGGTGCTGCCATCCGCGCGCTGCAAAATCGCCTTCATCGCGCCGTGCAACTTGAACTTATCGTTACTCTTCAAAGTGTTCTCCCAGCCATATGCTGATTGCTTGAATAGTGAGTGCTCACACACATTTGGACTCGTGAGCGGCGACAAACTAAGTCGCATTGCTCACGAGTGTAAGTGAGCTCTTACTTACATTTCAAGGCAAGTCATTCCAGTTCAGAAGGACTTCAGCAAATGTTGCACGGGGGGCGAACTCGCTTACCATCATCTTCGCGCCCACCTCTTCGCCAGCCCCCAAGCGTCCGACGAAAAGCTTGCGTTGGGTCGCGGTCTGCACGACGGTAACCAAGATGGGGTCATCTTTCGCTGCGTCGACCCCGACCTGCATTGCTTCGCCAGCATCGCTAAGCAGCTTCACAGCGCCCGCGACTTCGCTGTAGTAGATGCGTAAGAACTTGCTGCCATCAGCGGTCTGTAACGACGCTATTTTTCTCTCGAACACACCCTCAAGATCGATCTGTGGGCTAACCCAAAGCGAGTAGACAAAGTGCGCAGGAAAGCCCACCGAGCCCCACTTGACGGTGCCACTGCCGCTTGTGGGGATAAGCCCCTGCGCATAGCGTCCGTCGCCCCACACGAGCTCGCCGCCCGCGCCAAGCTGCCCGTTCTTACCCGTGACGCTGGTGATATCCCCGTTGAGCGCCCAAGCGTCAACATCTGCGGGGCTGATTCCAGCACCAACCGCGATCTGATACCGCCCGACCACCGAATCGATGTCGCCACCAGGAGCCCAGTGACGCAGCGCTTCGTCGCTCTCCCAGTTGAACAGAGACGTTTCCCAGTTCATTTCGTCGGTGTCTTCGACAATAGACGCCAGCTGGGCATATAGGGAGTTGGCAGCGCGGTAGTTCGCCAGCAGGTCGACGTGGAAGATATATTCGCTTCGGGCAACGCCGTTGACCATCATGATGTCGTTACCGAGACGACGCATGTTCAGCATTCGCCCAGCCCAGTCGGTATTAGCTTCGTCTGCGGTGAAAACGATGTTCCGATCGGGCAAGATGGCAACTTGGTTGCCAATGAACGCGGCCAGGTCAGAATAGATCCCCGGGCTGGCGACTGCCTTAATCCAGAAGGTGCGAACGCCAATAGAGCCAGACGGTATGGTGAACGTCGTAGCTTTCACCTGCGAAACCAGGGTTCCTGTTACCCAGCTGTCGCCCTCGCGAATTTCGTAATAGACGACATCGGGTTCAGGATTTGCTTTCCAGTGCAGTTCAAGACGCTTCTCAGACTGGATGATGTCGAACCCAGCAACAGCCTCGGGGGCTTCAAGCACGAGCTTGAACGTGCTGACGTTGTCAGAGTATGCGCCCTGCGAGTTGACCGACCTGATGTGGTAATAGTAAGTGCCCGCTTTTTCCTGGTCATGGGTAATCATCGTGCCCTGGAAGTTCTTGATGATTACCGTGGCGTTTTCCCAGTCTGGGCCGACACGGACCTCATATCCAGAAAGACGGATATCGGTCACCTCGTTCCAGGTCAGAACCAGGTCATTGGTTCGCTTCTGCACCCGGAAATTCGCAACGTCGCCGGGCGCAGCAGTTCTGCCCTTCGTGCTGTAGTTCGCAGAGAACACCTTGGAGCGCACACCAAAGCCATTGACCGCTATGATCTTGAATTGGTGCTGACCCGCACGCACGTTCCCAAGGGAAATATTCGGGTTTGTCGTGTGCTCGGTGACCCAGTTGGTTGCGTAAGTGCCGGTGCGTCGCCATGTCACTTCGTAGCGCGCTGCGTTCTGGGCAAACCACGATACGTCCAGGGACAGACCCACAACCCCCGGCGCAACTTCTATAGAGAGCTCAGCAACCTTAAAGTCGCCCACGTCGCCAACCTTGCGGGGGTCGACGATAGAGATATCAGGCTCAACAATGTCCAGGCCCTTTTCGATCGCTTCGTATTTGCTCGCGTTGTGCTCTAGCGCTTCAATCTGGAACTCGCCCGCGTTCTCGCCCTGCTTGATGTTGATGACGCGGGCAACCTGGGGCTCTAGCGATTCTTCAGAAATGACGAACATCGCCCCAGGCAAGGGCTGTGCGGGCAAGTTTGACGCCCAAGTGATGACGTCGGTGGTTCCCGGCTTATTGTTGATAAAGCGAGTCGCAAACGTGCCGTCCGGCATGCGAATTGCGATCTTGGTTCCGCCAAATTCGTCAATCTTGACTGGCGCGTCAAGCGTCGCGATGTTAAGGGTGCAGTCTTTAAGACGCCCACCCATGCGCTTGCCAGCCAGAATCGGGTCATGAATCTCGATCAGGTCACCAGGAAGCACGTTCGCGCTATCAAGCCCGACCTTGAAGCTGATGACATTGGACTCATACTTTTCGGTATATAGAATCCACTTGCCCACACGATGCGCTTGCCCCCGGCTGGTGCACCCAAACGCAATAGTGTCCAGCTGGCGAATGCCATACATCTGGATGAGCTCGCGGTCCTCGACATACTCGACGGCGCGCTCGTAGTCGCGCGTTGGGTCGTTCCAGCTGACACAGATGACCGTATGGCGATCAGAAGCGCCAGGACCAGAGCGCTCGAACATGCCATTCACCACGTTCGCAGGGCTGTAACGCATCACAGGTTCGCCCGGGCGGTCTTGCGTGAACCGCGCGGTGCCGCCAGCCCAGTAAACCATACCGCGCAGCGCAGCAGAGATATCCGCGATCAGTCTGAACGCTTCGACCCGGGTTTGAATCTGAGTGTTGATCTCGAATCGGGGCTCTGTGCCGCCCCTGCCATTGGGCACGCGCTCGTCGCAATAGCGGCCAATGCGATAAAGCTCTTCGACGTCCACCATGGCTTGGGAGATAAACTGGCCCAGCCCATAGCGCTTGTTGGTCAGAACATCGTTAAGAATCCAAGCGGGGTTCGACGAAATGGCGAGCTTGAAAGTGCCATTCCACACACCACTGTATGTTTTAGTGACCGGGTCGTAGTTGGACGGCACCTTGATGTAAAGCCCGTCAACCAGGTAAGACCGAACCGGGATGCTGTCGAAATACGAAGAATCGACCTTCAACCCCACCAATGCAGTGTTGGGGTATCGCAGCTTGCTATCGATAATCTCGACGATGGAGCTCAGGTAGGTCTCGTTGCTCAGCGCCTCGCTGGTCGAATCCTCGGTATCGCGCACCACTCGAATACGCCATTCCAGATTCTGTGAAGCAGGATCGTCGTTCTCAATACTTGGCTTAGGCAGCGTCAGCACATATTCTTTCTGCCACCGCGAAGACGTTTTGTGGTCTACCTTGACGTTCGACGCGGTCTGAAACGCGCCATTGTTCTGCGCGATGTCGAAGTGAAAATTGACCGAAGTTCCGAAAATGTCGCCAGTTTCCTTGTCCTGCCGTCGCAGCGCAGGAAACGTCATGATGATGCGAACCCGGTCTACGTCGGGGTTGCTGATTGTCACGGTCGCGGGCTGGCTCTTTCGCACCCGAACATTAATGTCGCGCGGCGTCTCGACGGTCGAAAAGCCGGGAATTACAGACTGAGACTGGGTGCCAGTGCGCTGCTCCCACTTGACGCCCTCGATGTTTCTGGAGCCGTCAGCGTTCTGAATCGGCGTGCCGTCGAAGAAAATGGATTTCTCGCCATTGACCAAACCCCCAATTGCGCCCTCGCCCAGTGCGTCGAGAATCGACACCATGACTTTGGAGCGCACGTTGTCGGGGGTTTCGACAGGAACCCGAACCGATCCACCATCGCCCTTACCTCCCCCGCCGCCCGCACCCTGAATGTCTTCAGCAATTAGCGGATGACGTTGGCGGTGCCCGCCATTGTGAACCCGAATGCCATCGCAGATGAACGTGTGGTGCGGCTCAACCGTCAGGTTGTAGACAGGCTCTGTAGCGACGTGCTCGGCTTCGATAATCGGGCGCAAGTGCCCCAGCTGGTCGACAAGCGCGTCTTCGATCGACATCGTGCCAATCTCGACAAACGCGCCATACTGATTCAATACCCAGTGGTTCGGGGTGATGTGCGACGTCCCGCCCCAGTAGCGCACGCGCAAGATGGGCTGGGGGTCTGCGTGGTAGTGCGTCTTCGTGACTTTGGCCCGATGCACCCTACCCTGTTCGTCGAACGAAAGAACGGTGTCGCCCTCTTTGAGCGTTTCGATGGCGACGGTCTTCCCGCCTTCGACCAGGACTTGCGAGCCCGCACGAAAGCAACCCCCGCCAGAACCTACAATCTCATTTTCAAGCGCTACGTGTTCCATGTTGCCTTAGACGCCAATTTGTTCGACCGATACTGATGCGTGGAGGTTGTTCGAGCCCACGAGAACACGCCCGTAGATGAGCGATATGGGGTATCCCTCGCCAGATGTGCCCGTTGGCCCGTTGAAGTAATACGAGGGCTTGTTTTCTTCGCTCTGCATGTCCATGCCGCTCGTGTTGGGCGTTTTCGTCAGCAAGCCCACCACGCCACCGACAACCGAGCTCACGCCCATACCAAAAGCGACGCTGCCTAGCGCGTTCATGCCTGTCAGCGTCCACCCGCCAGACCACAGCGCGCCCACAATGAGCACTGCACCAATGAGAATTCGCCCAAAATCGCCCGCGCCTTCGATGACAGGAACGAAGCGAATCGATTTCACGCTCAGGGAAATATCGAGCTCTTCGCCCGATAGCTCTGACATACCCCCGTCTTCGCGCTCATAAACGACGTGGTAATGGGTGTAGAGGTCCGCGTTATCGCGAATCCAGTTCGTCAAACCAGGGCTGTTCGCATTGATGAGGCGCAGCGCTTGCGCAGCGTTGCGCACGCACAGTTCCCATTCGCGCCCGAACTTCTCGCCCATGACGCCCTCAAGCACCACGCGCGTCAGCTTCTGCTCATCAGCCAATGCCATTTCGCTCATCGCATCAACTCCCGATGGCGCGCATGAATGACGGTGTGCTTCTGGTAGTAGCCCCCGTAGATATCGTGCTTGCTCAGACGGTTCAGCGAGTGGTGCAGCATTCGGTCATCGCCCACATAGATCGCCACATGATTGGGCTCGTCCGAACCCGCGTCTTGAATGAAGAAGAGGTCGCTCGGTTTGGGTTCTTCGTTGATCAGTTGAACGAAGCCCTCGTCTTGGTAGTGCTTGGCAAAGAGCGTCGCGCCCGGGGTGCCATCGGGGAGCGTGTAGGGGTAGTTGCGTAACGCGATGCTGTGCTCGCGGGCGAAATAGTCGATTGCCAGCGTCCAGCAGTCGAAGATTCCCGGCACATACGGACGCCCCGTATACGCCATCTTGAAACCAGAAGGCTGCATAGACTGCACCTCGCCATAGACGAAGTTCTCGCCCTCTTTCGTGATCTGCATCACATACCAGGGCACGCCACCAACCTCACAGCCCGCTTTATCAGCGTCAGTGAAGGTGTGATGCCCTTCGGGGTGGGTGTGCCATATGCCAATCACCTGCGCGCGGTCAGCGTGCTGCGTATGCTCAATGCGCCCGATGCGAAACATCTTCGTGGGGAATTCATGGGTGTTCGTGCAACGGACAATCTCAGTCTTGCCCGTGCGATGCGCCAACACCAGACCACACGCCTCTTTTGGGTATTCTTTTGCTCCGTAAACCTGCATGGCATAGGTCAGGTCACGAATGGGAAGATCAGCCTTCATAGCGGCGCGCTCCTGGGAAGCCGCCATAGGGCAGCGCGTTGTTTGTTCCAAATCGACGCTCGCACGATCGAAGGCGCTTACCGCAGACGTCTTCAGCAATAGTCCAGACGCGTTGGTCTTCGTTGTTGAAGTAGACTGCCTTGGTGTAGCCACACTCTGCGCTGCGATACACCCACGGGCACGAGTTCTGGATGATCTGCCTGAAGGGCAGCATCACACCCTCCAGGTCAAATGCAGACGCCAGTTCCCACTCGATGATGTAGGAGTTTTCGAGCACCTTTCGCTCGATCTGGAACATGTCGTCTTCAAAGTGATGGTTCGGATTCGCGTTCGGGTTCACACCACCAGGGAAGTTGACGGCGTCCAAGAACCGAGCGAACGTGCGCTTGCGGATGACCTTGGCGGTAACCAGGTCACGCATTTCGCGCACCCCCGCTGAGAAGAGTCCGTCGATATTGGCAACGCGCAGCTTCGGGCGGGGCAGCGTGCCCTGCGTGGTCACGTCGAACCCCTCGACCTCGACGGGCAGTGGTGAATAGGTTTGGCCTTGCCACACGACGGGCTGCTGAAGACCGTTTGTGCCAGCGTGGAAGCGAATTAGCTGCCCGCCAAGCTTGGTCATGTCGAGCACGAAAAGCTCGACAATTGCAGATGGAGAAAGCGATTGAGCTTCTGCCGCTACTGCTGCAGGTAAATTCGAGCTCATAGGTCGAACACCTCTTCAAAGTCACAGGTAAGCTCGTAGACGCCCAACCCGACTTGCTCAGATGCCCATTCGCGACAAACGAACTTGCGGGTATCACCGCGAGGGTCAGTCCATTCGAATGCAGTAGCGCCCGCTTGGGCTTCGATGAAGTCAAGCTGCGCTTTGTGTTCTGCGTAATGCGCGGTGAACACCAAGTTGGCCCAGATGACGGGCGAAACGTTGATGCCATCTTTGATGCGAAGTTCGTAGCCGTCGCCAAAGCGGGTGCTTTGAATGCGGGGTTTTGTTTTTCGCTGCGCGCCCAGATTGGGGCGAGCCCAGAATTGCCCTATCGCCATGCTTACCTCACCAACCCGCCATAGCGGCGCTGGTTACGCACTTCGTCGATGACGATTGCGCGCACCCTCTCTGCCATGATTCGCCACGAACTGCTTTGGTCGCTCGCAGATGTCGACGTAGAACTGCTGCCATCGCTGTTCTGCGTAACGTTGATTTCGATGCTCACGGGCGTCACGCCACCACCGCCCGTCATCGTCACGGGTATCGACCTGCCATCGGGCAAGGGAACGTAAGCTTCGTTGTGGCTACCCTCGCCATAGAGCGCCAGTTGGGGCGACGACGCGATACCACCCTTGGCATACCTGCGCAGGGCAACCGGGCCAAAGGAAGTCATGACCCCACCCTTTGCGAACGCGAAAGAAGGGCCAGTGGGGATAAAGTTGCTCATGCTGCCAAGCGAGTCGCCCAGCGACGCACCGCCTGCAGAACCCAGGCCCGCCAAGCCGCCCCCACCGCTCAACAATGAGCCAAGCAGTCCAGAAGACGACGAACCCCCACTCTGGGCAGCAAGCTGTGTCAGCGCAGCAGTGGCTGCGTTGGTGGCAGACGTAAGACTGCCCAGGGCGAAGGTCTGCGCTTGGGAAGCGGTGCGCTCCGTCATCGCGTTGGTTTCAGACTGAAGTGCGGCCTTGAAGGTCGTCTTCGTCATTTCAGCGATGCCCTGCTTGCTCAGGTCACCTACTGCCATGTTCAGCGTTTGGAGCGAAGGTGCGAGCGAATTGAAGTGCGTCAGCAGTTGCCCGCCAGCGCTCAGAAGCCCCGAATTGGGGTTGATCGCGGTAACGCCCTGCATGCTCGCAGCGCCCAGAGCGCTGGAACCAGAGCCGATCGAATTCAGAAACTCTTTGATCTTGGTGCCCGCAGTGCCAAACCACTCATCCATGGAGTTGGCCAGGGTCTTCTGCAGCACAATACGGTTGAAGTCTTTCAGCCAGGACGCAATCATGTTGCGCCACTCAAGCTTTCCGGTTTCGGTGAAATTTGCGATTTCATCGATCGACTCGCTGGCCCAGTCAGCGACCATGTTGTCGACGCCCGTGCCGAAGTTGTCTCGCCATTCCCGGGTCATGGACTGCAGCGGCGTTTCAAGCTCCCTGGCAAGCTGGTGGGTGCGCGCCACGATGTAGCGGGCTTTCTCGTCCTCGATCGCCTTGATCTTCTCCGCTGCGTCTTCACGATCACCGACTTCTTTCATGAGGGCGTCGAACTTTGCGTTCATCACCTTCATTTCGTTGTCGTATTGAGCTTGCGAACGTTCAGCGTCGGTGCCCATGAGCGACAAGTCGATTTCACGGGTCGCTTCGCGCAAGCCGATAGCCATTTCAGCCAAGTCACGCAGGGCTGCAGAAGAGACCATGTCTTTGGTCTGCTCTTTGACCTTGCCAGCAGTGCCGCCCGCTTTGACCATGGCTTGGTCGAGCGTAAGAATGCGCTTGCGCAGCTGCTCAAACTCAGTGCCCGCCAGCGATGCAGCTGCAGGATCAAGAAGCGTGTCGAATACGCCAGACCCAACCTCATCGATCTGCTCGCGCAGGTTCTTAACACGCTCCAGAACAGCTTCGATCCTGTCCGCCTGTTTCTCAGCGTCGGTTTTGGGCGTCTTCTTCGGTGCTTTGCCACCAGTGAGGTCTTGAAACGTCGTCATCGCTTCTTGCGCAGCGCGATAGTTCTCGGCCCTTTCACGCTCACTAGCTCGCGCAGCTTTAAGCACCGCATTAGCCTGGTTCAAGTCCTCGTCGTTCGCACCAGCCACGATAAGCTTGTTGCGCTCCGCCTCCGCTTCTGCTGTCGCATTTTTGGCGCTCTCATAAAGCTCTTGGTCGCGATCAAGAATGAGCTTGCGTCGCTCTGCAATGGCCTCTGCCTGAACCTGTGTAATCTTCTCTTGCGTGCCTTTCTCATTCTTCAGACGGAGCTCAGCAAGTCGCTCTTGCTCTTTACGCTCAACCTCGTTGTAACTTGCGCTGTATCGACCAGATATCTCGTCGACTCTCTCTTGATTCAGTGTTTGCCAGCGCGCCTCGGCCTTAGCACCGTCATTGACGCGTGCTTGGGAGATTGAGTCGCTCAGTGCCTTCTTCAGTTCAGCAATATCCGCTTCTGCTTGCGCGATTGTGGCGTTAGCGTCATCGTCGGATGCGGAATAGCCCTGCTTGCGCGCCGCCTTGTTTACTTCGAGCTGTATCCTGGCACGCTTTATCTCGTCGTTCTTTTCATCAATAAGTGTTCGGGTTTGCTCGACGGTTTCGCTGGTCGCTATGCCCGACTTGGCAGCGCTCAGAACGTCTTTGATCGCTTGTTTGCCAGAGTTGCCCCACTTCATCCACGCCATGGCACCCAGCGACAGCGCTAATGTGATCGCGCCCACCCAGCCACCCACTAGGGCGAGTGCAGCGCCGCCTACCCTCATTGCAGCGGTCTGGGCGGCAATACGGGCGGTAGTCAGGGCGGTGACACCGGCCAGCTTCTGCTGAGCGGCAGCATGTTGGGTGGTAGTCTTGACAAGGTCAGCTTGCGTTGCGGCAAGGCGCTTTGCGCGCGCGATCTGACTATCCATCGCGCGCAACTGCATGTTCAGGTTCTCAGCGCTTCGACGCGCTACGAACGCAGGGTCAGAGTGGTCGTTTGCGCGCGCGCCCGCACCCCCATACCGTGGGGTATTGGATAGAAACTGGTAGCGAGCTTCAGCTTCTGCTGCTCTGCGCGCCATGGCGGTGCGTTCAGCCAGCTTGGCACGCAGATGTGCTTTGGTCCTGACGAGCTCTTCCTGGTTCTGGCGCGCCGTCTCTTGGCTACGTCGGACATCGAAGTTGCGCAGCTGTTGCTCTTCTTGAACCTTCAGACTGATAAGGTTGCGTAAAGAGTTCTTCCTGATTTGCTGCAGCTGTTCAGCGCTCTTTTGCTCCCCAGACAGGTTGACGCCGAAGAGACCGCCCGCTATGCTGTTGCCCAGCCCGCCAAGCGCTTTACCAGCGCGTAGTGCGCCGAATGCGACCACTAGACCCTTGATAAGGTCGATATGGTTCGCGATCGCTTTGGCAGACGCCGTCAGCCCGCGAGTCAGGCTTGCGAGTGCTTCGCCAAAGTCATTTGCCATCTTCTTGCCAGCGTTGCTGTCCAAAAAGATGGTCAGTTCTTTCATCTGGCTCTTGACCTCCTGGGCGAAGCCAGACTTTGCTGCATCATTGACCAGCAAGTCCCAGGTCGTCTTCAATCGCGCCTGCACCCCGCTCCAAGTCTGCATCATGGTCTTGGCTGCGCCTTCGTTCTCGAAGCGCATTACCACCGCCATACGCGAAATGGCTTCGCGGGACTCTACGACGCCATCGGCAATCTTCTTTTGAAGCACCGCCATGGAGACGCCCACGCCCAGGGCCATGTTGCGCATCGCGGTGGGCACAGCTTCACCCAACTGCTGGCGAAGCTCTTCCATGGATATCACGCCCTTACCGCCCATCTGCTGGATAGCAACCGCAGCACGCTTGAGCGTTTCGGACGTGCCTCCAAAACGCGCGTTTGCGTCGACCAGAGCTTGAAGCGAGCCATTCAACGGGTCGATGCCACCCGTCTTGAATTTCACAAACGCGTCAGACAGAGACTCGATCGTGAACGGCGCATTCTTGGACATATTGACCAAGTAAGCGACGTTGTCGCCTGCTTCTTTGATACGATCAGCTGCGCCGGTCTGAGTGCTCAAGCCCTGCATGAGCACCTGCAGACGCTCGAACTTCCCGTAGGTGTTCATGACTGCGCCGGGCAGTCGTATGAAGAGGTCGGTAAGGTCGCCTACCGTGTAGCGCAGGGCGGCGACCGTAGTGGATACATGGCGGAACGAACGGGCGGCGCGCGACAGCCCCGATTCGACATGGCGGGTCTGGGCAACCGTAGACACCAGCGACTTGTTCAGTTCGCGAAGTGTTTCGCCGCCACGCTTGAGGTTGACGGTAAAATTCTTGTCGTCACAGACTAGCTCAATGCCTAAAACTTCTTTCATTCTTTCCGCTTATGAACGTTGGCGATGTCCTTGAGTGCCGCGACTTTTGCGATACCTTCGTGATCCCGGTAAGCGCTTGCTATCGGGTCGACTTCGGTTGTTTTGCCAAGCTCAACAACCAGGTGGTCTCGATACTTCGCGACGCCCTCGCTCTGCGACGCAACTGCGACTTGCAGGGTGCGAAGGTTGTCTTCTGCGCGAATTCGGTTGATGTTTGAGTGCATGCGCCAGAACGTTCTGATGGGCAGGCTGAGCAGTTCGCGATAACTCAGCCCGCCGTAGAAGTGCAGAACCCGGTCAAAGAAGAAACCGAAGTCCATGGCGCTCATGACTACTTTTTTTCGCCCTTACCCCCGTCACCCTGTTCGGTGACCGCGTCGGGCATGTCGGAAAATTCGTCTTCACCGCTGATGAAGCGATAGATCACGCCAAGCTGCTTGAGCGTCATCGCGTATAGGGTTCCGCGATCCAGGGTCGGGACCGAACGCATGATTGCTGCAGCGGTCGCGGCGACTTGCTCAGCCACGTTCGCTTCTTCGCGTTCCAAACGATCTGCTTCGTTGGTTGCATCGATGAAGCTCTCCACGCTCAGTTCAAGAACCGGGTGGTCAACGCCTTTCATCTTGATGGTGCGAGTAACCGAAGGGGTGATCGCATCGATGTTCAGAATCTTCATGTTGTTCCTTCTGGGCTGGGGCTCGACCAAGCGAGCCCCATGTTTTAGAGTAAGCGCTTACTCCAACTTTGATTACAAAGCTGCGGGGTCGCCGTAGCCAAACAGCGCGTCTTGGTTTGCGGGGTCGGGGTATGCTTTGAACTCGACGTTGAACACACGCTCTTCGTCGACTCGATACGCAAAGCTCATTTGGCCTGCGGTCGCAGCGAGATAGATGGTGATGTCTTCGTCTTTGTTGGCAGTCGGCAGACCGATCGGGTGAAGAATCAGCTCTTTGGCAACGTCCAGCAGACTGGTGCCAACAGCGGTCTTGACATCAACGCGCTTGGGGTCTTCGTCAGTAGCGCCGCCAATCAACGTAGCGCCGGGCATGATCGCGACGAGGTTTTCCAGGGTCGTTTCAGCCAGGGGCACAGTGACGGTTACCCGACGCCCCATGATGTATTCGTTGATGGGAGTTTCGCCCGTCTGGTCGACGGTGACTTCGTGCGTGGTCGTTTCCACGGTCATTTCGACGCCACCTTTGGTAGCGCCCAGGTCTACGCCACCAAAGGAGACATTGCAGACCCCCAGCTTGACGTTTTCGGCGTTTACAGCCATTTCAACTTCTCCTTGCAAGAATGTAAGTGAGTGCTCACTGACACAGGTTATCAAGGGAAGCTCTTACATTTCAACGAATGCCAAGCCTATAATGTCGACCCAATATCGCGATGACACTATCCGGGGGAGAGAATGAAAAGAATGCTAATCGCGGCTATTACCGCAACATATATGGCGGCGGGCCATGCGGAGATTTCCGCTGAAGAGATAAGACGATCTGAAAATTGCAGACTTGCTGCAGATTTAGCGGTGACGATCGCTCAACAACGCGACCTCATGACGCAAGAGCAGGTTGTGGAATATTTAGCGACTTCGCCCAGCGTGATGATGCATGACGGAGGCAGCGGCGAAGCCAGAGTAGTAATTACTAAGCTGGTTCAAGCCGCATACCGCTATTCTCAAGACGGCTTCTTCAAGGGCTGGATAAAAGACATGACGAGCTTTAACTGTCATAAGGAAAACTGGGACTTAACCCCTGTCTTTGGCCCGACTTAAACCACGTATACGATGTGAAAGTTCAGACTGAATTCAATGTTCGCGCCATCGCTGATGGGGTATGAAATTGGTTCAGTCAGCGCCCTGCACGACTTGATGAGTATCCCGCCCGCAACTCGGTGCTCGCCCGGAATATCCAGCGCTTGGATAATCGCATTGGAAAGGTCTTTTGCTTTTTTGTAGTTGGACCGAATATCGCGCACCGCGATCTGAAAGCGGGAACGTCGCAGCCCCCTGATTTCGGGGTCGATTGTTGCGCCAGCGTAGCCCTCTTTAAACAACACCCCCGACTTCACATCGGCGGGCAGATCGTTGACAAACACCTTTCCCGCAAGCTCTGGCATGCGCTGCATCAGCAATTCGGTCAGTGACTCTTCACGGTCTTTCACAGCTTCCCACTCCTGATAGCGTTCTGAATCATTCGATGCACGCGCGACGCAATCTTGGGCTCGCGCTCCAGGTAAGCTCGTTCGAAGAACTTGCCGCCCACGTCCATTCCCGCAGAAGCTTTCGCGCGCGACTTAATGCCCAACTGATACGCGCCCGACCCATAAGGGGCCAGGCCCTCGTGCATCAGCATCATGTAGTCGCCCACCCTGCTGTCGTCACGGTCACCATCAGGATGGTCTGGGTCGACATATACAAGCAGGCGCACGCGACGGTTGATACCACCACGGTCTTCGTCTATCTTGATTGCGCCCTCAAGATCGCCCTTGTCCACGGGCGCGTTGTTTCGGGCCAGTTCTTGGATGATTCCTGACTCGTCCCGCATTACGTCAACAACGTGCTTGACGACCTTTGGGCCAAATTGGCTTAAACGAATACCCAGCCCAACGGGATTGCCAATGATTCGACTCATTCAGCGTTCTCGATATCCGCTTCAATCTCGTTGTGATCGTGCGTCCCGAACGTGCTAAACCGGGGTCTGATCGCCACAACCTTCAGAGTGAACCCCGCTACACGCAGTCGATCAGACATGTTTATCTTTTCGTCCGGCGCAACCAGCAGCCATGCATCTGACAATACTTCTTGGGCATGGCCCCGAGTTGCGGAGCTATCAGCGCGCACCGACGTGTCTTTCACCGACTGTCGCAGCTTCAGCACCGCGCAGCGTGTTCTGCGCTCCCGCGAATACATCGGTGTGCCGTAGATGTCATTGCCCATTCGCTTTGACACATACAGCTTGATTGGCATGGGGAGAATCGATCGAACGCCGCGCATTACACTCTCCGAATGCGAATCTTCTGGGGTGCTAGGTAGGGTTTGAGCTCGCTCGCAGCAGCTGGGCTGATGCCCATCGCTGCAATCGTGCGTTCGTCAGCAGCTTTCCAACTTTGGAAGAAATTCTTGGATTCGCCCACCGTGATCGACTGGATACCGCGTCTGCGGTAATCAAGCACTGGGTCGCCCCCACACACTTCGTTCGCTTCGACCACCTGGGCGCGTGCTAGAGCGTCCTTTACCTCTGCAGGCACAGAGGCCCAGTCAGCAAGGTCTAAGATAAGCCGCGTTTGCGGGTCGATGAAGCACAGACGCCCAATCATGCGTTTAGCAAAGAGCATTGCGCTGATGCGGGTGCTTTTGTCGACATCATTCCAGCCATTAAGTGCAGGAATGTCATACCCGATCATCACCGCGTCGCCATAGCTGGCAAAGCTATTGACTCCCGGCACAAGCACTGCATCAGCTTCGATAATGTATTCGACCGAACGGTAAAATACACCCGCGTCGGCCGCCAGCGTCAGGTCGATTAACCTGGCGGCGCGCACCACGCCCTCGTCAAGCAAGTTCAGCGAAGCAGGGATTTCTAGCACAAACCCATCATCGCCAAGACTGCCCTCGCTAACAGCGGTGAATGCCAGAAGTTCATCACCAGACTGGGCGACGACGCGGTAATGAGCGCCCACTACGGGCTCGAACACGTTCAAGTCGTTGTAATTAACCGACAGCGTGACGGGTTGGCCCGCAGTGTAAGCGTTCATACTATTCGCCCTGCTGTGCTTGAAGGATTTCGTCGATCAGCTTGGCGATGGAAGTGCCTTTGGCACCTATGGGGTCTCCGATCTTGCGCAGCCCTGCTATGCCATCTTTGTCAGCGACGGCCTCAAGGTCTTCACGCGTATATGTGGGCTTCGGTTCGCCACCGCCATTCCCACCTTGCGTGCCCTGGTCGCCTTCTTCACCATCACCACCCTGATTGTCGCCCTGCAACTCGGCCAGCGACTTGAGCTTTTCGGGCTGCAGCACGTTTGCGCAATCCCAAACCGCGCGCTCCTGGGCGATGGCACCTATGTCTTCGCCAGTCTCTGCATCCACCACAGTCAGCAATGCAGATAGTGCGAAGGCTTCTTTGGCAGACACGTCGCCCACGCTAACCGCATTCTCAAAGAACGTGACGCCCATCAGTCCCGTGAACGTCTCATAGCCCTTTTGGGTGATCTTGATCTTCATTTGTTTCTATCCCTTGAATAAAAAGGGGTATGGCGCGAACCATACCCCTTGTCACACCGTATAGTGAGTGCTTACTTACGTTTTAGACGTTAGTAATACCCTTCAGGCGAGCGACCGAGCGCGTGGACTTCAGCGCAAGACCGGCATACCACTTCACGCGGATGCGGGTAGCATCCTTGTTCTGGACGGTGCCGATGTTCTCGACACGCAGACCAGCAGTATCGCCGCCATACAGACCGTGCAGGCCGTCTGCTTCGTTACAGCGCAGGGCATAGACCGAGCAAGTGTCGGCGTTGGTGCCTTGCGTTTCAGCGCCAGACATGAAGTCGTTGATGATGATGGGCACGCCGTTGTGCGACAGCATCGGGCGACCGAACGCTTCAACCATCAGGTCAGAAGCAGTGTTACCGCCAGCGGCGCGCATCAGGGTGCGGAACGCACGGGCGGTGCCCTTGCGCATCATGAGAACATCAGCGCCATGGGGCACGGTGTCAAGCAGTTCGTCCAGCATGGACAGCGTGAGCGAAGCGCCATTCTCGCCGGCAGAAATGGTCTGCGCAGCGTTGGAGTCGGCGTTTTCGGTCAGGCGGGTCAGGCCGTCGAACTCTTTGGGGTTGGTGGTAGCGTTACCGTTCATCAGCGCGCGGTGATACTGGCGGGCCAGACGCTTGGCTTTCTGCGAAACCTGCACGGCCAGCTGGCTGGTCGTGTCGGACTCGGTCTCGTTCAGGAACTTGTCGACGTCCACGTCGCCAGCCAGAATCTTCAGTCGAGTCGTGACTTCTTTGAACTTCGCAGCACCTTCAACGATTTCTTCGTTGGGGTCGATGAATTTGGGATCGTTGCCCTGCACGTCGTCAACCTCACGGTTGTAGACATACGCCTTCGAGTTCACGCGGGCGAAGGGCAGAATCGCGAACAGGTCGTCGCGGTCGATAACTTCTTCGATAAGGCCCGACAACAGGGTGTTGTTCGAGAGCTTATCAGCTTCTACTTTGAGCAAAGGCATAGATTACTCCTTGGAAATTGCTCGTTAATCGGTAAACCAATCAACTCACTCAATTCCCTTAGAGCAAGCTATACAGGACAAAACTATACAACAAAAGTGCCGAAATTGCAAGTGAGCGCTCACTTGCAATCTCGGTCAATTTTTACTGCCGGAGGTTATGCTTTGAGCAAGTCGCCAAGACCCTTGGCAACCTTCTCAGAAGCGCTCAGTTCGACCTGGTGCTTGATGGGCTTGCTCGCGTTCTTGGCAGTGCTGCTGGATGCGCCCGTCTTCATTTTGGAGCGAAGAATCTCGTCGCGATCGGGGTCAGCCTCGACGATGGACTTCAGCGCTGCATCGAAGTCCAGCGGCTCGCCCGCGCTGTTGACTAGCATTGTGCGGTTAGCTTGCCCTGCGGGCTTGTCGTAGCCAACCACTGCGCCGTCAACAAACTCGAAGTGAGGACCATATACGACGCGTGCCTTGCGGGGCGTCATAGCGACCTCTTCGGGCAAATACTTCGATTGCGAGAATGCAGCGCCCACGGTAAGCTCAGCAATCTGCGACTTGAGCTCAGACTTTTCTTTGCGCTCGTTTTCCAGCTGCTCGGTCAGCGTGCCCCGCTCTTTGTTAAAGCCCTCGACCATCTGGGATTTCAAGCGGTCCCACTCACCCTTTTCTTCGAGCTTGCGGGTTTCCGCGTCAGAGCGGTCTTGCAGGAGTTTGCGAACCTCTTCAGGATCGATGCCCTCGAAACGCTTTTCGAGCGCTTCCTTCTCTTCTTTCAGGCGGGCGTTTTCCTTCTTCTTCGCCATGATGTCTTTCAGAAGCCTGGCTTCCTCGTCGGTGGGCGCTTTCTTTCCTTCGCCGCCACCATTGCCGTCGTCACCTTCGCCGCCCTTTTTTGCTTTAGCAGCGGCAGCAGCGGCTTCGTCAGCTGCAATTTGTTCCGGGGTGCGCCCTTCGCCACCGCCAGAGCCACCCTCGCCACCCCCTTCGGGAGCGCTCAAGCGGTGCAGTGCCATCAGTCGTTGGAATCGCGTCATGTTATTTACCTTCCCCTTTCTCTTGGGTGGTTAAAGTTGATAATGATCAGGTCGCTTGTTTGACCGTTTTGTTCGCCAAGCTGTTGGTAGCAGCTTTCTCGAACTCTTTCTGCTGGCCCGTAGCTTTGGCGGATGTGCCACCATCTGCCACCTCAACCTTCGGGGGCCAAGTTGCAATCTCTTTCTTCATCTTTTCCAGCAAGTCTGCTTTAAGCTGCGGGAAAAGCTTGTTGATTAGCGCCATCATCTGCTCGCGCCGCACCGAATCTGGCGCAGCTATCAGAGACAGGTTGCTCGCGATGCTGAATTCGTCACGCAAGCCCCTGACGTCAAAGTTGTCTGGGTAAGAGACGAACCGCTTGCTTTCGTCGATGGTTTCGTTGTTCCAGCGCGCGACAAACCGCACCAGCTTGGCTTCAATAAGCTCAAGCGAGTCAGCTTTGGCGGCGAGCATCGAATTGACGCGCTCAAAGTCGTAAGCCTTGGCGACACCGGAAGAGTTATCGATCCCTGCGCCGTTGTCGTCTTTGGTGCGCTCGCCAGACAAGCCCGTCGTGTGGTAAATCTCAGCAATGATCTTGTTGATCACCTGCAAGATGACCTCAGCTTGCTTAACGTCTGGGCTAATGAACTGAGGCGGACTGCCCGCTTCGGGGTTGTAAGTGAAGATGCGGCTAGTGCCAAGCTCGACCATCTTTTCTTGAACCGTCTTTTCTTGCACCAAGACGCTGTCGTCGTGGCTGACACCGCCAGCAGGTATTACCAGTTGAGAGAACGTCTGGTCTTGAATGATCGCGTCCAGGTTTGACAGGTAGTTGGCAACCGCCCGGTCGAGGTATGCGACATCATCGATCATCGAGCGAGACCAGTAGAGCTCGTCTGAAATGATGTTGTCGCCACTGAAGACGGGAACTTGCCCGAACCCGTGCGGGACCGGGTCATTAATCTCGATACGGAGACCTGTTGCAGAAACGCCACTGGGGTCGATTGTGCCGACATGGCCCGTGCGCCCTGCATTGATTTCCGCAACCGCAGCACGGGTGCCTGGGTTCGACTGCATACCCGCGTCTACCGTGAAGATGGTCGACTGATGTCGCTCCCACAACCGATACCTGCTGATCATGAGGCCGGTCGAGTTCAGCGGGTCTTCGTCGTCACGAACCTGCTCATGAATCAGAATCCAGTTGAGCTCGTTCGATTCGTCGTAGCTCATGTCTAGCACGTTGATAGGGTCAACGATATAGGCATACGTGCGAACGCCCGCCTTGCGCTCATCAGCAAGCGTTGCAACCGCTTCGCTCTTGTTCGTGTCGACCACAACCCAGATACGCCCCTGGCGCGACGTGCGGTTTGACACCTGCTTCATGAAGTCTCGAATATCCAGCCCGTTCAGCGTCGCGTTCTTCCAGAACTTTTTGACCGATTCGGGCACATCTTCGCTACGCTCGATGGGCATTTTGAAGAGGTATTTGTCAACCAAATCAACCACTTCACGAGTGTGATTGAAGCGATACGCGCGCTTGACTCGGTCTTTGTATTCGGTATCGCCCTCTTTGAGGTATTTGAAGATGTTGTCGCCAGTGAACCACTCGCGCCCACCCTTATAGGTGGCATCGAGAAATTCCCAGTGAGAAGACAAGCGTTCATACTCAGGGTGACGCCTGCTGATGAAGGAGACGACCTTTTTGGTCTGTGCGTTACGCGATTCGCGTCGAGAAGTTTTCTTCATGATCGCCTATTGTAAGTGAGTGCTTACTTACATTCAAGTTAAATTGAAACGCCCGCAATTTCGATCTTCTTAACGGGGAACTGATATTCGATGCAGTAGCCCAGTGCGTCAGCACTGTGCTCTACACCCGCGTCTTTATCGATGTCACGACTGCCGCGCTTGTAGATCGTCTGTTCCAGCGAGTTGATCAAATGCTTGCATTTGGGGTCGACGTAGAGTCTGACGCGCCCATCAGCAGCTTTGAGCATGCGATTTACTGAGTTCACCCGGTCAGAGATCGGGGGGTGCTTGCGTCGGTAGCGCTGGCGCTTGAACCCCTTTTCTCTGAAGATGTCCAGGTCAGACTCGCCACGCGCGTGCTGGCGGTATTGCCCCGCTGGGTCGGGAAACAGAATGCACTGGCGTATGTAGCGCCAATAGCGCTTTTCAAGCTCTTCGCTGGTCTCTTCGGTGTTCGACCCAAATTGCACGATTTCATCGATTGCCCAGACGCTGCCATCTTCTTGAGGCTGCAGAATCACCGAGCTCATGGGGTCGATGTTGAAGTCTTGCCCTATCCAGATGGGTTTGGCCGGGTCAAAGGCGCACTCACGAACATGGATTCCACGCTGGAACGGGTGATAGACACGCCCGCTCATGGACTCGAAACTGGCTTCGAACTCTTGGCGATATGACTTTTCGTCCATATCGCGCTTGGCAGCTTCTATTTCTTCTGGGGGGATGAAAGGCGAACAGGATGTTGGAAATTGCCAGCTAATCCATTTTCCCTGGGTGTAGTTCTCTTCTTTCTGCCCAAGCACATACAGTTCATAGAGGAAGTTATATGCTTTGGGAGTGCCAATGAAGAGCGCATGCCCGCCCGTAGACGCAAGCGTTGGGCGCAGAACCTTGGTCCATGCGTCGGGGTCGATGTCCTGGACCTCGTCCATGACCAGGTAGTGCACACCCACGCCGCGCAGGGAGTCGGGGTTGTCAGCGCCCTTGAGCTCGATGCGGGTTCCATTAATCAGCTTGACCGACATCGCGGTCTCGTTGATCTTGGCAACCCACTTTCTGGGCAGCGAGGCGATCAGCACGGGCCACATGATCTGCTTTGCCATGCGATAAGAGGGCGCGACATACCAAACCAGTCGGTTACGCACCCGGGCATAGCGAATCATCATCACCATGGCGAGCATAGATTTACCAAACCGCCGCCCCGCCACCACCACCTTGAAGCGGGACTTCGCGTTGTAAACCTCCATCTGCTTTTCGTGCAGAAAGAGCTCGTTGATCGCTGCCATTACTCGTCCTCGCCCTCGACGACACGATCGTCGACTTCGGGCAGCGATCCATCAGTATCCACAAGCTCAGCGTCGCCCATATCGATATCTGGCACGCCAAGCTCGTCTGCAGCTTCCAGGGCAGCTTTGCGCTGTATTTCTTGAATGTCTGCAGCGGAAAGCTCTTTAATGACGAGCTCGGGCGGCGTCTGGTCACCATCGTTCTCGTCGTCTCGAATGCCAAGCAGCTTGTAGCGCTCATCGCGCAAGGTCTTAAGACCTTCAGCAGCCATCTTCAGAGTCTTGACAGAGTGATACGCGGTGGCAATGGGCAGATTCTTCTGCTTCGCTTGGGCAATCTCATTCCAAATGAGCTTGGCTAACCCCGCAGCCATCTTGTAGTGCTCTTCTTTGGTCTCGTTGGTGCGTTCAGCGATCTTTTCAGCTTCAGTCACCGCTTGGCGCTGGATCGCCTCTTTTACGAGTTCTTCGCGTTGCGCCCGAGCTTCACCCTTCTTGACCCCTTCGCGGGCCATTAGCGTTTTGAGGGTGCTTTCTGACTTGCCATACTTCTTTGCAAGCTCAGCGAGCGTTGCTTCGCCCGCAGCCCATAGGGCTTTGGCTTCGGCGCGCTCAGTGGCGGTCATATGTCGACCCGCCACGCGAGGCTTCCTTCCAGGCGTCTTTCGCTTGGCGGGGCTAGTAGCCATGGCCGCCCCCAGCAGACGAAAAAATAGGGTCGGCATTGGAGGATTGCCGACCCTTTACACCGGAGCCTTCATGCGTGACAGCGGAGGTCACCGCTGACAGAACACACTCTACCCGCTTCCCGAGAAAAAGTAAACACTTACTAACACTGTCAGCAAAAAAAAGACGCACAGGCTTAGCCGCGCCCACCCCTTCACCGGCTAACAGGATTTCACTTAGGTCGATTTTGGCATCCCCTCTATATCTACAACCTTTCATTCTTTAAACCTTCTTTATTACGATCGCGGCTACGCAGCTAGTCGCGGCGGCTCGAACTGATTCTGCATAGCCCTAAGTCCCAGCTTTGTAGGGATAATCAGGGCGTGGCGTCGATCCCTTCGCTTTTCATATTCACGAACGATGAGTCTGCGAGACTCCAGTGCGCGCAGCGAGAACTGGATGCTGGCCTTGGTAGTGCGGTAGGTCAGAATTTCAAGCAGCTGGTCGATATCGAGTGGGCAGGGATTACCCTCGCTGTCGGTAGTCCCTGTAATAACCGCTGACAGGATCTGGTATTGCTTGTTGGTCAAGCGGTGGGGGTCGCCCGCAGCCAGCGTGCGCGTGGTTCGATACATGGAAATCGTCAAGACGAAAACTCCCGATCAGTCAGTGCCAGGGGCTCATCGAGCCCTTGGCGATCAAACGCCAATAGCGGAATGCGGTCGGGTAGCGTTCTTCCCCGGTCGGGGTTTGGCCCCCAAATCCAATAGATGGTCGCGCCAAAGACAAGCTGCACCGCTTGCTTGAGCACATATTCGATATCCAGCTGATTGACCCGGGACATGCCGTTATGCATCTTGTCGCCCGTCTTCTCCATCGCGCTGATGGTGCGGTAGAACTTGCGCAGTCGCTCTTCCACGCGCTCACGAGTCTCAGGGGTCATGGCGCGTAGCTCTTCGAGCATCGCGGTCGTGTCAGACGGGTGGCTTTTGAAGTGGTGTCGAAAGAAGTCAACACCCTTCTCTTGCGCGCCCGGGGCCTCGGGGCGAATGAATTTCATCCCCGCTTTGATCGAGAACGGGTTGAACCGCCCCATGGATGAGTTTGATTCGACGTGCGTGCAGCCACTCTTGGCGCAATACATGCGGTAAGCGAGGTTTTTGAACCGATACGCGATGCCCGCAGACCGATACATCGTGTCAATGACGGTGCGGTTGTTCCAAGTCAAAAAGCGGTTCACGATCTGCATACGCCGCTTATTCATCAGCTTGGTGTCTTTGCCCCCGCTCTGGTTCTGTTTCAAGTGGGGGAACACCCGCGAGCGACCCTTGTTCAGCACCATGGGGTTGCCATAGACCAGCACGCCAATAAGCTCTGTAGGGCCATCTTTTGGCGCATAGACGCACCGCATAAAGCGCGGTGCTGCGGCAAGCGTGTGCCCCTTGTAATGAAGCTCACACAGGGCGTCCCAGTCGCGTTTGTCGCCCCACTCGACGTAGACGTCTTTCAGAATGGACAGCGTGTGCTGGCCCGCGCCTTGAACGCGCGTTATTCGAATGTCGTCGGTTTGCAGAATCACCTCAGTCATCCCAGCTTTCCCTAGACCTCTTAGGAATCGAATGACCCCGCGCGCGAGCCCAGTCCAGCACATGCTGGCGCATGATCTTGGTTTCTTGCTTGGGGCCATAGCCCATTTCGCTGATCACGTCGAGCGCTTGGTCAAAAAGCTCGTAATGTTCAGCGCACAGGGCGACCTTGCGCTCCTGCCCGTAGAAAACAACAGGCGGATGCGCGCAGTGGCTGTAACGACAGTAGGGCTTACCCAAGCTGCTCATGGAGCCCCGGGAGTGTGCGCGCCAAAGCTGCTGCTGCCCCGCCCTGTGCACGAACCCACTCGCCCACAAGACGCTTAGCCCCGTCAGGCTCGCCCTTAAGGAGAGCGGCTTTTGCTGCGCTCATACGTTCAAAGTGCTCGTCGCACAGGTTGATCGCGCCATCCTCGCTGACCTGGTGGACGGCATCGTGTTCGCACTTCATGTAAGTGCATTTCATACAATCACCCCCCACTTGCGAAGGTGGTTCTCAAGAATGGGCAGCGCCTGCGCGCCCACGAATATGCCCAGACGCTCGCCGTGTTCGTTGACCCCAATACAAGTTGGGGCAACCCTGATCGCGTTGGCGTCGAATTCGCCCTTGGTTTGCTCTGAATACTCGATTACGCGAAGCTTGAACTGGTGCTGCGCTTGCAGCTTGACCATGTTGGGCTTGAGTTGCTTGCACGGCCCGCATGTGGGCGATGTAAACAGAATCACTTCGATGTTGGGGTTAGCAGCCATGTCTTACATCACCTTCAGCAGGAGTTCATTGATATATGCGGGCGTTACCGCTTGCTGTTCAGCCAGCTTGGCCGCGTTCTCGATCGCTTCTACGCGCAACTTTTCGCGGTAGCGCTTTTCAATCACCAAATCGGGCGACAGGTCAGCCACGAGGTCGGTATGGGTGGTTGCTACCAGCAGCGTGACCCCGAGACGTCGAGCCAGCTTCTGAAGCGAATACGAAATAACCTTGGCTGCGGTGCGATCAAGCACCGCCATGAATTCGTCAGCGACCCAAACCTTGGCGTTCTGCTCAATCGCCAGGGCCAAGCGAAAGCGATAGCGCTGCCCGTCTGAAAGCTCAGAGGGGCGGCGGGCATAGAGGTATGCGTCGTTGATTCCCACCGCTGACAACAGCTTGATGGCTTCGTTAGTGTCTTTGCCCAGCGAGTCGATGATGGGTTTGTCTTGCAGTTGGGTCGAGTTGATGTTGGACACAACCAAGCCGCGTTCATGCATCTGGCGCTCAAGAGCGAACAGCAGCTGCGATTTGCCCGAGCCAGACTGCCCTGTGATGTAGACGATGTCGCCCTGCTTTACCTGTAGCTCCAGGTTGTCGAAAACAACGAACTCTTTGTCGTCAAGTCCGATACCGAACGCTTCGGCAATCTCAAGCACACGGGCGGTGCGCTCCACACGCGTGTCAAAGCGCACATCAATAAGGTAATTTTCACTTACGCCACCCATTACGCCACCTTTGCGTGCTCGCGGGCGAACTGTAGGAATGCGTCTTCGCCCACCAACCCCGTCTGGGCTTCAATCTGAGCCATGAATCGCGTCACAATAATGGCTTCGTTACCCGAAACGCTCTTGAATCCCAGCAGCTTTGCGATGGTGATGCGCTTTTCGCCCGCCCCCTCGATGCGTTCGTCCAGTTGCTCCATCTGCTCGCGCACCGCACCCGCCAAATCGTTCTCAAAGACGTCGTCGTTGGTGCTCATCAGGTCGGCGATCGCAAAGTCGAGCTCTTTCTTCTCGAAAATGCCCTCCAGGTCCAGCGCAAGCTCGGGAAACTCCAGCAACTGTTGCTCTAAGATGTCGCTATCGAGGTCGGTTTGGGCGACGCGATTGTCAGCCCAGCGAAACGCACGCGCTTGCTCAGCGGTCAGGTCTTGCTCGACCGAAACGGGCACATGCTTAAGCCCCAGTAGCTGCGCTGCAAGACGACGCCCGTGACCCGCAATAATGACCCCGTCGCGGTCGACCAGAATGGGGTTACCGCGCCAGCCAAACTTGCGTATGGACTCAGCCAGCTTCTGGGTGCTCTTGTCGTCGTGCTTTTTCCCATTATCTGGATAGGGAGTCAGCGAATCGACGTCCCGAAGCTCGGGGGGATTCAGATTCAGTTTGACCTGGGATTTCTGCGTCTTCTTTGTCATGCAGCCCTCTTGATGGGAAACAGGACGCTGGCATTAGGAAAATCTGCAAAGGCTGGGGCTGACGAGTCTCCGAAGCGCGCCCTGGCCCGCTCCAGCGGGCTTTTGACGGCCTGGCTAGACATGACGTCTTCGGGCTCCCACATGTCTGCGTCCTCGCACTCTTCGCAGATGGCGGGCTCGACCTTGTAGAAGGCGCAGCTTTCGCAATCGTCATACTTAGGCATTTCGCCCCCGAAGTAGGTGCACCAGGGCGTCGCCCGCGTTGGCAAGGGAATCGCCCCCTGTGAAGCCCTGTGACTTCATGGTCGCTTCGATCAGCTTTTCGATGGCGGGCGCATCGCCCAGGGGCACTTTGAATCGCATGATCTGCGAGGTGGGCGCAGCGGGCACTAAGTCTTCCAGCGACCCTTCGTTCTTGGCGTCAGGCATGCCAAGCTCGTCCAGGTCGATGTCGGTGGCCGAGAATATCTCGTCAAACTCAGCCCCTGTGTAGGGTAAGAACGTGGAAAGCTCGTCAACATTGCCAAGGCCCTTGAGTAGCGATGCGAGCTCCAGGGTGTCGTCTTCGCCATAGCGCCCATTGTCAACCAGGCCAATCTCTTTGGCGGTTTTGTCGTCGATGCTGCCCAGATTGATGACCGGCACCGTCGCAAATCCCATGCGGGCGGCAACTTGCCAGCGGTGCTGACCACCGAGTATTTCAAGAAAGTCGCTGTCGTCCTGGTCTCGGACGATCAGCGGTCTGACAAAACCGAAGCGGGACAAGCTCGCCTCGATCTTGGCTTCATTCTCAGGGCTGACGTGGTTCGTGTTCCACGGGTTCGGTCGAAGAATCTCGACCGGCACATGGCTCATCACCAGTTGCTTGCTTTTTCTGCTCATGCGGTAAACTGTTAGTGAGTGCTTACTTACAATCTTATCTGAAACAGGCTCTTAGAGCAAGCATATGGCCCAAACAGTCACGATCGCCCACAACGCCGTTACCGCAAAACTGGTCAATGCGCCCCAGAAAGCGCAACTTCTTGTGCAAGAGGCGCTTAGCTACATGAGCGCCGGCGCAGAACACACCCCCGCATTCAAATCGCACCGCTGGGACGGCAGATCAACCTTCTTTGACCACGGCACGCAGACTTTCCCGCGCGGTTTTGTCCAGTATGTGCACGTTGCGCTGACCAAAGCGGGCTTTCAGACGCGAATCGTCAAAAAACCGCTGCCCGAACCGCTTGGCCCGGTCAATCCCATAGTCGACGAGTTTGGCAACGACGACCCACGCTACGACTATCAGATGAAAACGGTCGAGTTGCTGCTTCGCCACGGGCAAATGATCGCCCAGGTAGCAACGGGCGGGGGTAAGAGCAAGATCGCCAAGCTGGCGACCGCACGCATCAACCGCCCTACCCTCTTTCTGACCACGCGAAGCGTGCTGCTGCACCAGATGGCAAAGCAGTTCAAGAAAATGGGCAAGAAAGTGGCGATTTTGGGCGATGGCACGCTCCAAGTCTCAAAGGAAGTCACCTGCGCGATGACCCAAAGCGTCGCAGCATGGCTCAAAGACCCTGATTTGAAGAAGACGCCCCCGGGCTCAGAGAGCTATGAGCGCCAAATTGCCAAGCAAAAAAAGATGTCTGAAATTCTGTCGCGCTTTGAGCTTGTAATTCTCGAAGAGGCGCACGAAGTCAGTGGCGAGAGCTTCTTTGAAATCATGAAGTGCTGCCACAACGCGCATTACCGCTTGGCACTCACCGCAACCCCCTTCATGAAAGAAGATGAAGAGGCAAACATGCGCCTCATGGCGTCTGCGGGCCATGTGGGCATCCAAATCAGCGAAAAGCTGCTGATCGACCGGGGCATTCTTGCCAAGCCCTACTTCAAGTATGTGAAGCTGCCCGTGCCCGCTGCTAAGCTGTATCGTTCGTCACCCTATGCGCGCGCGGTCGAACTGGGCATCGTTGGCTACGACTATCGAAACAAGTGCGCTACCGCTGAAGCAATGCGCGCAGCGCGCCATGGCTTAACCACGATGGTGCTGGTCAATCGAAAAGAGCATGGTGAAAGACTGGAAGACCTCATGACCCGCGCAGGTCTGCGGGTTCGGTTCATTCAGGGCAAGAACGAGCAAAGGGAGCGCGAAAACGCACTTTCTGCGCTCGGGCGGGGCGAAGTTGACGTTCTGATTGGCACCACTATTCTGGACGTGGGGGTCGACGTGCCCTCGGTGGGGGTTGTCATTCTCGCGGGTGGGGGCAAAGCTGAGGTTGCGCTACGCCAGCGCATTGGGCGTGGCTTGCGCGCCAAAAAGTATGGCCCTAACGTCTCGCTGATCGTCGACTTCGCTGACGAACTGAACAATCACCTTCGCAACCACTACATTACGCGCAAGACCTTGGTCGAGACTACCCCGGGGTTTGGCGAGAACATTGTCGACGATTTCAACTACGCTGCACTGGGTTTTACTTTGCAGCGTGTGGCCGCAAGTGTATAGTGAGCACTTACTTCAACAAAGGACACGCGCCATGCTCCACCGCTCCACGCACCCCACTCCACTGACGCTGCTATCGAATCTGGGCGTCATCGCCCTGATCGGTTTTGCGCTCTACGTTACCAGCAACCCCTTGGTGCTGCTTGCACTGATGGTGTTGCCCGCGCTGCCCTACGTGCCCGACGAGCTCAACGTGAGGGTTGCAGAGATACAGGCAAACGCAATTAGTGCTTTGGACGACGAAGAAAGCGACTACAAAGAAAGTCGAATAGGGTTCGTGCCGAAAGACTAAGGGTTTAATCACTCGCGTGCATGCCCTGCCCGGTCGCAGGGCTTTTTGATTTGGAGCTACATGGAACGAGACGACTTTGAGCTTACAGGGCAAGCGATCGGTGCGAAGATTTTGACCGCCTACCCCGCTACTGCGGCTTTTCAACCGCGTCGGGGTGATTGGCGTTACCTCGTCGCGCATTTTCTTGCTGCCAGCCTGGACGATCGCCAGTTTCTTGCGCTCTGCACAGTGGGAGGCGTGCCAGAAAGCGCTGTCAAGTCGACCTATCGGGAAGGGATAATACTTGGCTGGATGCTGTCAACTGACGCCCGCGCATCGACGATGGCATTGCCATACATCGATCAGCTTGTGGAGCACCTGGTTAAGAGGCCCACGTCCGCGCAGTTCACGGCACTGCAGAAAGCAGTCGACCAGGCACAAGAAAAAGACATGAGGGTTCGCGCACTACTCGACGCTGATCGTAAGACAGATGGCTGGGTGCGCTGCAGTATCGAACTACCCCAAGGGCACCGAATAAACGACTCGCTCGCAGCGCCCTACTACTTTCTTCCCCCTCAAGCAACATTCTCGCCCGGTGACTTCGTTCATTCGAGCGCAATACGCGTGCACGACGACTACGGGCGCGAGCTCAACCTAGAGACTGACGTCGTGCCCCCGATCAACCCTGACGATAAGGTTTTCTGGCACAAGGGGGTCGGTCCTAACTCGGTTGCGTTGCTGGCGGTGGTGAATGCGCCGACCTTCGGGGCTGATACTGGCGAAACTACATCAGAAGACATGCAGCGAAATCCCCTCTTTGGAACTTGGTAATGGCACTGAATTCATACGCATTCGATGGCACCCCGATCCCGCGCAGCACCAGCAAGAAGCTCGCTGCGGGCTTGGAAAAGTTCTTGAGTAGCGGTGCATCTTCAACTGATGATCCACGCTATGGCGATACGCTGCAGGGCAAAACGGGAGTAATGATCGAGCAAGTCGAGCGCGAAGCTGCACAAGCGCGCGAGAAAGTAGCAAGCGCTGAAGCGAACCCTCTTTGGGGAACTTGGTGAGTGGTCCTATCCCGTCGTATGGCGTGCGCTTTAAATCGCCCTTTGACCTGATAGAGTTTTACGAGGGCTCTATCGACGCCCCGGGCGCGGTTATCCACAAGATCGCTGGCGAGAATTGCATTGACGTTCGTCTGCTTCGTGATGAAGCTAAATTCTCTACCTACGCGACATTGTTTCTCTCTGAAAGGAGCACCCCCTTACAAATCGCTCCCAACCCGATACTCAGCTTTTCTTTGCTCGACGAAGACGACTTCGATTCGGTCGCGAACGAGACGATAACTGCCATCGAGGTGCACAATCTGCCCGCAGTTGTTCACGACAGCATTGACGGGTGGGTGCTTAAAATTTTCACCGGGTCGAGCGCACCATCGTCAACACACGTTGCGAAAAAGAAGTCTGTGCGCTTTGAGAGCGAAGCTGACAAGCGCTGGGGAACGTGGTGACCAAGCTCAACTCGTTCTTTCACGGGCGCTTCGATTCAGTGCACATCTACAAGGCTGACGGCATCATCTCCAAGAAAATCGCTGGCTACGCGCTACCCCAAAATGTCAGCGTCAGCACTGGTAATTTGCTATCGGGAGAAGGCATATACGAATGCTCTGTATTTGTTCGTGATGACAAAGCGCTCGAACCCTTAACCGTGTTATTACCTAGCGATGATGATATCTGGGTCGAATTCGCCCTGGTCGAAGTCGCTGCATTTTTGCCCGAAAATGGGGGAACTCTTGAAATCTACGTCACCGAAGCGCAAATTCAAGAGTTCATTCCTCCAGAAAAACGATCATTGCGCGGTATGAACGACACCCCAATAAGCGAGGGTCGCCCGCTGTATGGAACTTGGTGATTGAAAACGCTTTTATTTTGTTTTAATCTATAATCACCAAACCCCATTTTCCAGGCACCTCCCCCATGAAAGTCATTCGGTCTAACGTTGCACTGCTCGAAGAGTCGATTGAGCGACTCGATTCACTCGCTCAAAGCTCAGGAGTCTCGCGCAACAAGTTCTTCGAGTGCGTATCGCTCATGACTGAAGCGCAAGCAAAAGCGATCGTCAAAGCGCATCTGAGCGCGGTCGACGCTGCTTATAAAGAGAAGAACCAGAAAGCGACTGCTGAACGTCGTGCGGGTCGCGAACTGCTTAGCAAGCTCAGTGAAAAAGAAATCAAAGCAATCATGAAGCGCTGAGCGACGCCCGACAGGGCGGCGCGCGGGGCGCGCGACTGAGATATAAGGATAGGCGCATCTTTCTGGGTGCGCTTTTTTCTTGGGCGCTGGGTCTTTGGCCAAATATAAGGATCGAATTGCTCGGGGTCTGGGGATTTTGGCGATGGGTGCTTGGCTAAATATAAGGATCAATTCTGAAGCGCCCCCTATGCCTATACACCTGTGTGAAATATAAGGATGAATTCAAATCGGACAATGATCTATATGGGAATGGGAAAATATAAGGATGAATTCAAAAATCGGAAAAACGGCGTGAGGCCCATCCCGCAGACAGCGCGCCGCATCTAAGGGGTATCACCCTCCGGGCAAACACGTCCGGGGCGGGACCGGGGGCAAGCGCCCGGGGGTCAGCGCCCCGGGCGCGTGTGCTGCCCTATAGTTCCATGCTCAGCTGCCCTATGCTTGCGTCATGAACATCGTTACACCATGATTCCATTTCGAGTGCAAAGTCAGTATTCGGGTTAGTTGCTTTACGTGCTGGCGCTTGCGTAGCGGGCGCAGGTTCAACGATTGCAGCGCGGTGCATGGTAAGAGTAGGGCTTTTGATTTGAAGCGCGGTAGCGCTCGATTTAGCGATTGCAGCGCTGAAATTGAAGTTAAGCTTTTGCATGATGTTTACCTTGTCGTTTTTGGTTTGTGTGTCGGGTTAGGTAGCGGGTTAGCTGCCCGCTACCTGATGCATGCTTAGTTACCTGCCCAGATATCGAACGTTGCATCGCTTGCGCTTTCGATCATGGCAATGAGCGCCCGTGTCGCGGGTGAATCGATAATTTCAGGGGTTTCGCCCTTGCGTGCCATGGTTCCCGTGATACCCAGTGCGGGCAAGATACCGCCCTTGCTGTATGCCACGCTGATTTGCGTCGGGGCAGTTGCGGGGCTCATGTGTTCGCCCCCATTCAAAGCCCTAACCAGTGAAGTAGCGCGTTCAATAGCGGGCAAGTCATACCCGTTGCCCACAGCGGTTGAATGGGCTTTACGGGTAAGCCCTTGAAATATGCCCGCACGGTTTTTGGCATGGCACAGCGTGACTGCAAACGCCAGCAAAGCGCATTTAGCTGAGCCCTTAAGGTATGCAGCATCGCCCGACGTCATGAAACCGAGAAACTGCGACACGCGCAAAACCTTTTTAACGTTTGTGCTGGTTTCAATGTCTTTGGCAAGGGCGTCAAAATCGATGTTAAGGGCTTTTGCAGCGTCGAATTGAGCGCCCGAGAAACCTTCGAGAACTTTGATACCGCGTTCGATATCTTGCTGCATGCCCTCAGCGTTGCGACGCACGTTATAAGCGGTGTTTGCTTTGATCGCTGCGTTAATCAGGGTTTTTTGTGCTTTGATGTTTTGCATGGTGTTTACCTTTGTGTGTAGTGGTTTGTGTGCTGGCTTTGTTTTGAGCCAGTAATGACATTTTAATGCAAACGTTTTTTTCAATGCAAACGTTTTTTTAGTGTTTTAACGAAAAAACTTCAAATCTAGGGGTTTTCACTGATACCGGGGCGCTTTGCTTGCCCGGGCATGCTTGACCCTACGGGGCGCGGTCAGGACGCGCTTTCCCGCCCCGCTGAGCGGTCTAGGATGGGCTCGCCCCGGTGCGGCCCGGTCGGGCGTGGCGGGGTGCTGCGCCTAAACCGATGACCAGGGTTGTCGCCGAACATGCTGACCAGCGAAATGGCCGAATACGTGACCGTTTGGCGAGCCGAACACAAAATGCATTTGGGATCAGGTCGGCGCTAGGCTCATCAACTCGTGGGATAAAAAATAGGCCCGTCAGCGCTTCAGAACTTCAAAGCGCTTCGGGGCCATAAGGAGGCTCACATCATGCCAATGTGATCGGACAGACATCTTCATTCGGGGGGCAGTTTCTCTTCATGCCCCAGGAAGTTGGAGTCTTCAGCACTTACCGCTTGCGCCCTTCGCGTTTTGGGTCAGTAGCGCGGGGCAAGCAGCGAATCGAAGAAACCGAAGTATGTGCGCCCGGGGCAGGATGCGCCCTTTCCCGCCCGTGGCTGCGTTTAAATGGGTCGGTCCATACCCTCATGACCCTGGAGGGTCTAAAACGCGTGGCGGGCGGGGAAAATGCAGGGCCTAGCGAAGTTGGCGAGCGATGCGTTTGTTGTAGGCACGCTCGCGCAGCAACCGCTGCGATCGGATCATCGTCACCTCAGCGTGCTCTTGCATAATTTCGAATCGTTCAATGGTCGTCATGGTGGGCTTCCTTTCACTTTGGAGTGAGTCATAAAAATTGAAGCTTGAGTGTCAGTTGTTACGGTAGGCACGCCAAACCCCTGTCAACCCCCGGGGTGGTGCTAGGTCGGTTTGCCTGAACCTGATCGACCGCAACCTCTTCGCTTTGCTGACCCTTGAAAGACCCTAAGACAAAAGACCCCTCGGGCGCGCGTGCGCGTTATATATATAAAGGAACTTATTTTTAAGAATTAGAAAGTTGTATATATAGAGGGGAAGCCAAAATCGTGCTAAGTCTGAATTTAGAACGCCTACAACTTAGAAAATAATGCTGCGGCACAACGACTTACGTTAATTTTTACTAAGAAAGGAGGCGCGGCAAAGGAGCGCCGCTCTTAACCCTTTAAAAGCACTAAGGATGAAGCCTGCGGGAGTGAAACTGAGTGCGGCTTTTTCTTTTAAAGCACTAAGAGTTGCTTTTCTGGTCCTAAAGGCGGTCCTAAGCTCGCGGGAAAAGAAAAGCCCCTTTTCAGAGGCTTAGTTCTTTTTAATTGGTAAGGAGCTCGTCTGTCACCAACACCAAGTCCATCCAAGGACGCGTTGCGTCAGACTTGACCATGAGTTGGTAGTCGAGTTGTTTACCGTCCTGGTAAAACTGGGTGAAATCGTGGTGGTCATCCGCTTCGATGGTGATGATGCGCCCATTGGGTAATTCCACTCGCAGGTTGTCGCCGGTCTGCATTTTGAGGGTGGTGGTGCCGTTGTTGTGTTCGAAGTAGCGCATGATTGTTCTCCTTACCAGGGTTTGCCATGAACCAGGGCGTGCAAAAGGATCGTCCCGCACGTCATGACTGCGATGCCGATAACGGTGAAGGCAATCAGTTTCAGGTTTTGCATGAGGCCACCCCTTGGTGAAAAGGCATCGGGGCGATAAACCCAATCTGGAACCCCACCCGCTCAGCATGCGTTAACGCAGCCCACTGCTGCGGACTCATCTGGAACGCTTCGCAAATTGCATCGACCAGATCAGCGTCACCCAACAACCGCCCGAACTCCAGGCAGATCAAATCACCCTCCACCAGCTTGCTGGGCCAGTAATCGTGCTTACGATCAAATGCTAGGAGCTCTTCAACCGCTCGGTCATACGCGGGGTTGTTCAAGTCATAGTCTTTGGTGAAGGCGAGAACCCTCTGCGCGATCACCTTTCGTTGTGCTTGCATGATGTTTACCTTGTGTGCTGTCGTTATGAGGTGTCATCATGAGCGCCCAAAAGAGGCACTTTTCCCACTTTCGTTTCTTTACCCCCGGTTTTTCGGATACTTTTCTAAAAAATTTCCCACTTGAAGCGCCTAAATCCGATAGATATTGGGCGATCTTTCCCACTTTGCTAGGCGCGCAAAACCCACTTTTGGGGCTAAAACGGGGTTTTCGGGGTGTAGGCGGGTCAAACCGAGGGGGGTTCGATTGCCTAAAGAGGGAGATAGGCCCGAGCACCAGGACAGGACGCCCAGCCCGTTAGGCAGTCTCTGGCGGTTGATACGCCTACACCTCTATACACGCGCAAAGGGGGCCTAATCGCTTACCAGGGATCTGGCCGAACACGTAGGCTGGGGGTGAGCCGAACATGAAAAAGGCTTATGGGCATTGGGGAAGGCGAGCCTTTCTATATACGGAAAGCTGGCCGAACACGAAAGGAACTGGGCGCTAGGACGGCTTAGGCACGTTGACGTTTAAAGGCTTAGGAAGCGGAAAAATCTCTTATACGTCCGGTTATTGTTGTCATACGTCTGGTCCTATATCCGGTTATGTGGTTGCTTGTATATTCGGTTTATATGGTGTGTTTAAGCATCCTCTGTTTGTGTTGTTGATGAACCTCTCTATGGATTCCTTTCTCTATTCATTAACCGTCTCTTCTTTCTATCTGTTGTAGCTGTCGATATTGTTGTTGCTGGTCTTATCCGCACACTTTCTCTTTTCGTCATACGTTCTTTTTGGATTCGAGCTCGCCTGGTCAGTCTCTGTCTTCTCTTTCCCTCACGTCGAAATAGATTCGTTTTGCTTTGGTTGCTTTGCTTGAATCGCGCTTGCTTGCGCTTTTGGCGATCGACCTATGCCAGGGTATCGGTTTTGCTGAAAATCGCTTGTAGCGCGTTTAATCGGTTCTCTCGATACAATCGCGGGCGAAATTGCGGGGTTGCCTATGCTTGAAAAACCCCTTTAAAATCAATAGCTTACAATACGAGATTAACCCTTGCAAAAAAGACCCTTAAAATCAATGGGTTACGAGGGGTTTTCCTATAGGCTTTGCGGGCATAAAAAAGACCCCACCTGTGAGGGGGTGGGGCCGTGAAGAGTCTGTTTCCAGACTTAGGTAAACACCGATGCAAAGCGGTGTCTGGGTGAGGATAGCACAGCAGCTTTCGCTATAGGCTGATGGTTGCGCAAGGGCCTAGGGTTCCCTTCCGTTGTTCGGTCCCGCATAGTAGCCCGGGCGGGTTTGCAGCCCTTTGTCCCGGCGTTGCTTTCTGCTAAGAGGCAACCATCATGTCTGCCAACGAGAAGGAATCGAACCTTCGCCTTCGACCTCGCGAGTCGTTGCTCTACCAAACGCGCATCGTTGGCAGACATGATGATCCTGGTCTTTCTCTTCGCCAGGGCAGAAGCTGATGGTGTCGCACGCTCTACATCAGGGAGGGCCTACGCCATCACCCGGTATCGGTCCAACCGCCAGCGGTCGGTGCGAAACTCCGTCAGGTTTTCACCTTCACCATCATGAAAAAGAGCGGTCCTCACCCTTGCACGTCTGGCGCACGTCCGGCCTTTCGTAATACTCGCCAGCAGGGTTGATACGGTTTTGAACGGGCCGCGCTCTTTCATGATGGCCCCGGGCATTCCCGGGGAACCTTTACTTAGCAGTATTGTTCCTCTAATTCTTCAGCGAGTTTGGTTGCGCCTTCCAGCAGCGGTTCAAGCGAAACGTGATAATCAGCGATGACGTCGAAGCCGTCGTTGCCGTAAACGAGATAGACGGTAGCGCCGGGGTCTTTGTCATCTTGGTGGACGATCAAGGTGTCCTCGCAGGTGAGTCCGATGGCCGCCATAATGTCAGCGACATTGCGTGAACGCTTGAGCGCGTATGCCTCGCCATCAAAGACCGATATGCTACGACCCGCAGCGATGACGTCTTGGGCGAGTTTTCGAACGATCTTGCGCTCGATTTGTTCGGTAGTCGGTGACATGATTGTTTGCCCGTTGTTTGTTGATATGGCTCTATCATGCGCCCGCAGATGAGGATGCGACATCGCGCAACAGCGCCTTGAATTGCTCTTCAGACAGAGGCTCTCCCGACAGCTCGCCCGGCTCAATGGTTGAATCCATGTAAGACCATCCGTTCCACCAGTCAGCGACATACCATTTCGTTCCATCGCCGGGAACCGACCTGTCTAGCTTCACGAGCTCGCCATGCACGTTGCGGAAGATCATGCCCTCTTCGAGCTCGTATCGGCGCTCATACCAGTCAATTTCCTTGCTCATGTGCTTCCCCCTACGTTGCGCTTCAATGATGGCCCCCGGCTTCTGTTGCCACCTGCCGGGGAAGGCCGTTACCGCTTAAGCAGCGGCACGGATGTAGTCGTCGTTGGCGTCTACAAGTTTTGCTTGGTTTATACGGCTCCGCTTGCCGAGTAGTTCGATTCGCTTCAGTATGTCTGTCGAAACCATGTCAGCCCCATCAGGAATTCCCTCGCCACTTTCGTCGGAGCAACCCGACTACTTGCTTCACTCACCAGTCCGTCGTTATGCGCACTTACGATAGGACTCGTGGGCCGTCTTGCCCCTCTATGGGCAGTCACGGAGGGAATTCCTGGTGGAGCTGGCGGGAGTCGAACCCGCGTCCAGACACCATTCACTGCACGTCTCGCGCCCCCCTCCGGCTAGAGGAAGTCGCACACTACCATCATCGAAGCGGGCCGGGCTTGATACCGGCTTGTGCGTTATTTTGTTTTCGGGGTGGCCTGCCCCTCAAGCTAAAGGCTCGTATGCCTACGACACCACTGCACACAGTCTCGCGTTTCCTTCAACGCCGCCGCTTCGATGATGGTCCTGGTGCTTGACGTTTTCACAAGAGGCGCACCAGGAATACCCCTTGCTATGCTTCGGTTACATGACGGTCTCCGGTTCGTTCATTGTTCACCTTAAAGTTGTGTTGTCAGTATAGGTATTGTGCGCTTTAGGTCTCGGAACGAACGCTCTTTACAACCACGGTGATCTGATTCTTCACGTCAATACCCCTGTTCAAGTGCCCATGCCTCAATGGCGTCGATGGTTTGTTGATCGACCTTGTGCCATTCACCCCGGACGTTTTCCAGCCCGCCCTCTCCCATCAGCAGCTCCAGGCTCCCGGTGTATTCACCATGAACACCCTTCTTGCTGATAAAGCAGGATGGCCCGAACTCTTCGTTGCCCGCCTCGAATTCGACGGTAAAACCGTCAATCACAGTTTTTGCGTCCTTCATTCACTTTCCCCCAGTGGCCCAACTAAGTCGGTGAACGGATCAACAAGATCGTCGAATCGTTCAGCAAAGTGAGGCTCATCGAAAAGCCCGCAGTAGAACGCGGTTTCGATCGCCTCGCGCAGCGCTCGCAGCGCCTGCTTTTGGGCTGGGTCAAGATCGCATTCAAATCCGCCACCATTGGGTTGCGACGATACGCTGACATACGTATCGTTTTCTTGGTCATATTGAAGCTGCATCGTATTTACCTGTTTTGATGTAGTTATGTGCATAGTGCCCGCGACAGTCAGGCGCGTTTTGTGCTAAAACAATACTGTATATTTAAACAGTATCAAGGCCATGCCCAGATGCACTCTACAAACCTCCCACTCGTTCGGCCAACCCCGCATAGCGTGGTCTGCCCCGGTCGAGGTGCCTATCAAGCTGTCGACGCGAGAGCACGATAGGCTCAAGCGCGTCGTGTCATACCTGCATGTTCCCTACCAGGGCGACGGCAACCTAGACGCCAGCCAGAAAATCGCTGCGCTGTATGAGCCTTACGTGCTTGCGTTCAACTCTGACAAAAGCATCGTCTTTGGTGGGTTCGAGGAAATCACCGGCTCACGCTTCTACCAAAGCTGGCTTGTGAAATGGCTCGACTAGCGTAGCGATGATATCCAGGTTCGCCTCGATATCCCGCAGGCAGTCAGCCGCTTGGGCGATTGCGCCAGCGGGCGACTTTGCCCGAAAGTTTCCGACCTCTGTGAGTCGCCCACCGTTCACACGGCACTGCACGATGTAGCTGTTCATACCGCAATCTCCCTTATCCGAGACTCGAACCACTCTGCCCGCCCGTATGGGTCAACGCCAAGGCAAGGGTATAGCATCGCCAGCAGTTCACACATGCCACGTATGTATTCTGCGTTTGAAAAATCGCCCGCGAGAAGGGCGGCGTTCTTGATCGCGATTTCCATGTCAGTCCTCAAAAGAAAGCGTTTCAAGCATGGCGATACACTCTTTGTCAGGCCCGCCATTGGATGCGATGTAAGCGTCATACCTGGCTTGATCCATCCAGTCTGCCTTGTTTATGCCAGCCAAGAAGGACAGATAGCTCGTCATGTGTTTTGCCAGATCAGGCGTCTCAACTTCCCAATGCTTTAGGTCGTAAGTCCCTTTGTAGGTTTGGCCGTTCTCCCACTCGACGACAAAGTCGGTCTTGTCGTAGGCACCATTCTTGGGCGCAGTGCCAGACCAAGTTTGAAGCAATGCATTGGCCTGCTTGAAAGTCGGAACGGTCAAAGGCAGGGCATCGCTCTGGTAGGTATAACCCTCTTTGTAGGTGAAGGTGATGGCCTTGACTTTGATTTTTTCTGTTTGCATTCGTGTTTACCTGTTTTGTTATGTGATGGTTCTATAGTGAGCCCGCAACGTAGGCGTCGACATAGCGCTCGCCATCCCAGACCTGTAAGCGGCGCGGGTCAATTGGCTGCGACGCGCTTCGTTTTGCCTCTTTCAGCGCGTCGTCATGGCTTGATGCGCCGATCATGACCCATCCAAAACTGCCTCGGTAGCGGTAGCTGGTCAGTCCCGGCGATGCCATAGGTCTGTCAGTGTGAGCGGCCACTACCCCTCGCAGTCGTCAATTTGGACATTGTGGAACTTCAGGCCGTTGATCGTGAAACTGCCACTCACAACAAACAGGATGCACTCATCCACAGACGTCTTACCGGGGTCAAGAAACTTTCCCGGATTGCCTATCTCCAGGGTCTCGCCGTTGGATGCCCTATAGAGGCCAGTCGAGTAGGCGCAATTGCGCAGCGCCGCTTCGTTATCCACCGTGAAGTAGCAGCTCAGAACGAGCATCTGACCGATGTTAGTTGACATATCCGATTCCATAAATGAAGTTGCTGCAGAATACAAATTGCGGACGTCACGCAAGCTTCAATGGCGCTTGCATAGAATATGTGCCGTCGGGTCTAAGGTAAATTTCCAGCTTCGGATCGCCACCGTCAACGCTCAAGCACAGTTCTACCGTCGCGTTCCCGGGCTCGCCATGTCGCACGAAATGATATGGCACCCCGAAGGCATCCATGGAATTTAGAATGTCGTTAAGACAGCCCTTAATCTCAACCATCGGCGCTACTTTCATCATGAAACTCCCTTGTCTTGTGTTGATGGTTGTATAGTGCGCCCCAGCGCACGGCGCGCGCAGCAAAGCACTAAGTAGTCCAAATGAAAAGCCCGGGGTTCTCCCGGGCCTACCAGCTGTTCATAGATTCTTGGCGGGATGACGCTTCCGTCTCAGCAATCACCCCGATTCATCGGGGCCAGCGCCTTGGCGCAGCGTCTTGCGCAGTTCGGTCGCGCTGTGCTGTTCCATGCCGCTCGCAGACGGGCGCTGGCAAGGACAGACGAAGTGCGACGACGATCACGAAAAGGATTGGTATCACTCGATTCCTTGGTGCAGAAGCGTGTCGTGAAGTGGTGCGGCCATTAATCTGTCTCCCGCTCAATTAGATATCGGATCAAGTCGCGGTCGTTTTCGATCATGCCTGCGACAGCCTTGTGAACGCTCAGTTCCAGCTGTTGCTGCGCTCGAACCTGTGCCATGGTGCCTAAGTTTGCCCCCGCATATGTGCAAGCTTTCGCATCAACAAGTATGGCTTCCAGGTTGCCGTCTGTGCACCTGGAAATGAAGCCGAACAGAATTCGGCCCAGCGCTTCGCTTGAAAGTTGTTTGCTCATGATGCTTGCAAGTTCTCCACAATAAAGAAACGCTCTTCTTCACCGCGCCTGGGAACATACCCCTGGGTTGAACGCCCCAAAAGTCGCCCAGTCCGACAGCACTTCCAGTTCGTTTGGTCGCGCTCGGGGCTAGGATGCACATTCATCTTGCCGACCGTGGCATAGAATTCGTCCTTGGTAACTTCTCTCATGACTTCTCGCCCTTGACCACGTCCATGACATCGAAGATCAAACCGTTCTTGACTGCGGCAGAACCAGGGTTGTTCTCGCACAAGTTGATGATGTAGGCAACGCCGCCCATGTCGGGAATTCTGGCGTTGTGGCAGAGGGTGTCGTAGATTCCGAGCTCTTTGGCACGCTTGATGATTCTGTCGATACGCTTAACTTTCTGCATGATGTTTACCTTGCTTGTCGTTCTTGATGGCTCCCATTGTGCTCACGGGAAACAGGCGTGCTCAGTCGATACGCTTGCTATTACCTAAGATCGCTGCGTTGATGCACTCGCGCTCGTTAGGCCCACGCACGATGCGTCGACCAGATACGCCGTCAGGAGACCCACGCTCGCTTTCCCAGAAGGTAAGCCACATGCCGTTTCGATCGAAGTCGAATTCGGCGCTTCGGTGCATAATCAGCCACTCCAGGCGCTCAGATTCGGTAACCTCGCGAGTAACCATCATCGCTTCCCTTTTCGGAACATCCACGCTTCAGTCGAAAGCGTCGGGATCACTTCATCGTCGACGTAGGGCTCAAGGACAATCGACTTATCAGTGAAAGTCTTGTATTCGTCGAACAGCACGACCGCGCCTTTGGCAAAGATGATCGAGTGGATTTCATCGCTTTGCATGCCATAGTGTGTGCCCGCCTTATAGACCCGGGATTGTGAGAAGCATCGGCGCACCCCTGCTTTCTCCTTGTTGTAGTGCCCCTGCTTGCCCTCATAATGAATGGCGGAAGCCATATAGGCGTCACCCGCACCACTTTCACCACTTTCATACCAAAGAATCTGATTCACCTCGCCCTGCAAGACCTTACATTTGAAGGCAAAGCGATGCGAGTGGGGTGTGATCAGCGTGTCCTGGTTGCGCGTCATTTCAAAGAGGCGCACGCAGCTGCCATCCGCAGCAGGGTCGCGCACCATCCACGACACCAAGCCAGGAACGATGTAGTTGTAGATGGGCGAATGCAGATCGTCGAGTCGTAAATCAATCATGGGCGCTCCGAAGGGCTTCGAGCATCTGGCGCTTTTCAGCTTCGAGCTTGTTCTGGTCGATGCCAAAGAAGCCCGCGATCAGGTCTTCCTTGGATTTATAGATGGGGAAGAGCGCATCGCCCTCGCCCCATTTGGAAAGGATGACGTTGTCTTCTTCCAGCCATTCCAAGAATTCGCCCACCGTTTGGTTTGCGCCTTTTAGCGCCTGGAGTTTTTCGTGTTCTGGATATTGCACGGTCAATCCCCTTTTGCTTCGAACTCTTTGATAAGCGAATTCATCCAGGCGTGACGTCCCGGTTGAAAGCTGCAATCCGCCTGTCTGACGCTTCGGAAGAAATCGCGATGATGGGAAAGCAGCCAGTCTTCATAAAAGTTGAAGCGGCCAAGCCGACACCCAATGAGTCGACGCAATCTGTGTCCGAGTTCGACCTGCTTCGCCTCCTGCGCCGCAGCTGCGATTGCGAAGCAGATAAATTTTTGAGAATCGCCGCGTTCATGTTGCTTGCGCGTATGAGCCAGTCTTTTCTTGGCACGCCGCAATAGCTCTGATGATTTCATGCGGATATCTCCTGCTCGGGCTTACGCTGCCTCTTAACAGTCAGCGCCGCCACGAACTCGCTCGGGTTTGCGACCATATAGTCGATCAAACCCATAGAGGCCATTTCATCGACATATCGCTCGTCAAACTGTTCGTTCAGGAGCGCGTATAGCTGCCCGGTGATGATCACCTTGTCGTCGTAGGCTTTTGCCTCAGCTTTGGACCTGAAGACGGTGCCGTCGTGGCCCAGATATGCGGTAATTCGTTGTGCCATGGTTTTCTCTGCTACCTTTTGAGCGGTGGTAATGAACCGTGATGGTCTCGAAACTGCATCGGCGTAGCGAATACCGAATCGGTATCGCGTGGAAGCCTGAACTGGTCGAACCGGGGCGACTTTGCTACGTTTGCACGGTAGATGGCAGCACCCGCGCAGTGAGCGCCGTTGATGGTGTGGCATGGCATTTCGTGGTCGCCATGCGCGGTAAATATCCAATCGTCGATAGACGCGCCGCCCAGCCAGCCATTCAGTGCTTTGCGCGACCACGGGCAGTCACTGCAAGGCGTTGTGTGCTGGCACTTTGCCTCGACCGCTTCGTCGCTGGTGATCAGTTGGCGCATGGGGTTCATCCGACGTGGTGTAGAGTCTTGAACATGCGCAGGATGCGCTCGGCTCCCACGGTCTGGATGATCTTGCGAATCGCTGCGACCTCGGCTTCCAGTTTGACCAGCTGTTCTTGAGCTTGGGTTCTGTTCATGAATTTCCTCTACTTGTTGAACCAAACGATGTGCGTGGCCCATTTGGGCCGTTCGCCAAAGCAGTCGTGGCTTCGGTGGTAACCGATTTGCCCATCCTCATAGACGCTGCAGGCCCAATAGCCAGAGCCATCGTCAGGAGTAATTGCGCCGACCTTCACATGGGCATGGAACTCGCCTGGAGTAAATAGCTCGCCATAGTCGGGGAGCGGCCAGAAGTTGCACGGGTTCAGGTTCATGACTCGGATACCTCAGTGGAACTTGACGAAGCCGCCCTTACTGGCGAGCAGGAACGCTTGCTTGAACGAGCGGTATGTGTCATGGAAGTATTCACTTTCTCGCAAACTGGCAGGCCCGTATGTAAGAAAGTCGTTGTGCAGCTTCGCACTGGTGTCGGGGCCGACTAGACCTTCGCAGTCGCTGAAGTTGATCAACTCCCAGAAAGGCCCACCATTCGCTTCCCACGCGCCCCTGTCATGTCTGCCATTGCTCGGCGCTGGATAGCCTGCAATTCTGGCCAGATCGTTGCGCCAAGCGTTGTAGCCGCTATACGAGCCAGCGCGGAAGCGAGTCTTTTCGCAGTCATCGACAACCCTGTATGCGCCTGTCTTGATGCCATCAGATTGATTCGAAGATTCAGGCTTGTGGACGAACAGGAATATGAACCCGCCCTCGTCTTCCATTTCTTCGGAAACCTCTGGAGCAACAAATTCGCCTAACTTCGAGTGCGCAGTGATACTCAGCCCCATGATTCCCTCAGATGCTGATGGTTTCGATACCGTCGTCCGCTTGCGTAGCGGGCGCTGGCGCTTGTTTCTTGGCGTGACGCTTACTCAGGTTCACGTTCAGCGAGAAGCTCATGCCGGGGCGTTCCTCGATCTTCTCGAAGCCCTCGCTGGATGCGATCACAAAACTGCGGCCCGTCGATGACTCGCCAAAGTTTTGGTTCAGATCGATTTCAAGGATGAGCTTGTCACCCTCAACGCGCTTGTTAACGCCTTTCATAGTTGTTCCTTTGGGTCAGATCCCGGTTTGTAGAAGTGCCCACCCGTCGTCCTACGGAACAGATCGACATCGCCAATGACGTGGTAGGTTTCAGCGCACAGAATGTTCGCTTTGCTGCGGCCCGTCACCATCACCGCGTCCATCGCTTCTTTGATCGCTTCGTCGAGCGTTTCGGCGCGCATGCGGCGACAGATACCGTCGCAAAACGAAATAATGAAAGGGCCGGTTTTCATGCAGCCACCTCTTCGCCCCTGCGCAGCAGGTTTTCCAGACCCTCTTTGACCTGCCGCGAAGTCATGCGAAAAATCGCACCATCAGGCAGTCGCGAAGCCATCCAGCCCCGCCTTGCCAGGTCACGGGTCAGTCGATAGCTGTGCGGGCCGTAGGGCACGACGAGACCTGCCTTTGCAGGGCTGTCTTTGAGCTTCCGCTTCCATTCGTGGTGGGCAATAACTCGCTTGCGCCATTCGGCAGACGAGTCGTTCTGTGCGGGGTGCGCCGCGTTCAGAAGTGACATCGGGCAGTCGTAGTAATGCGGGTGCGCGGTCTCGTTCACGCCTTTGTAGCCCCAGCCATGACGCCCGCCCGAGCTCATGAGACACAGCCCGATCAGGCGGGTGCCGTCAGGACGGCTGAAAAGCTGCCAGAGGTGGTTGCCGACTACAGAGTGCTTGATAAGCGTGTAGCCTGGTGAGAGCGAAGTGTTCAGATACGCGACAAGTTGCGCCTTTGTGCGCCATTCGCTGCAGAACGTGGTGCCCATGATGTTTACCTTGTGTCGTTATCGATGGTGTAATGATGCGCGTTCGATGCAGGCGCTACTGGCCCAGCGAACGGCACCACCTTCTCGTTCAAGCGCTGCCACGCGATGCGAGCGTTGCCTATCGCGAGCACAGGCGGTATCACTACCGCTTTGAGCAATCGAATCCCCATGCTGTCCAGAACCTGTTCCATCGCCTCTTGCAGGGTGTTGCCCTGCACCTGCGCGACCCCACGGTCTTGGAATCCGAATAAATACGTGTTCATGACGCCCCTCATTGCAGTAAGTGCTTACTACAAGTATCATCCAAAGAAAGAGGCGCAACTGCGCCCCTTGCCTTGAATTTATAGTGCCGAGCGACTTAGTGCTATTGGCGTTCTGCTCGCTGCTGCTCGTAGTAGGGCCGTGCCCACACAACGTCGATGAACGCGCACACGATCATGGCAACCGCCATGAACCAGCCGCTGCCCGTGATGCCCAGAATTACGCCAAAGACAATCAGAAGAAACCAAATCATGGGTGAGTCAGTCCTGGGGAAAGAAGTCGCGAGGGGTGAAGCTTGCCTTTGGTTCGAGAATGATCGGTGCTGGCTGGCTCTGCGCAGGCACAGAGTATCCATACCCCTGGCCCCGCCCGCTAAATGTCGGGTCGGGCGCAACATAGGGCGCTGGCTTGCGTGCTTCGCGCTCAATCCTCGATAGGATTTTATTGTTCTGCTTGACCATGGCGCATGATGCGCTGTTATCATGGCACACGAAACGCCCGCCTCCGACGTAGCGCGCGCCCCCATCTGCATATACGGGCAGTCCCGCTGCCGCCAACATCGCAGCGGCAATAGCCCTGTTAAGTGCTCTGTTCATTTTCGTGCGCCCCCTACAATAATGGCAAAGATTTGCTTTGCCTGTTCATAGTCTACCTCTGTTTCTATCCTGATCGTGTGGTTCGAATTCACTCGGGCATCCACGAATCTTCCGTCGCTATAGCAGTAGGCGGTGAACTCGTCGTTGTGACGCGTGCGGTGGACAAGCCCTGCATCGGTCAGAATGTCGCGCAGCCCTTCGGCAATGTCAGTTCTGGCCCGCGTGGCATTGTCGGTTTCCTCTACTGCCACTTCCATCGCCTGAAGCCATTCGAGGTAACCGGGCAGCAAACGCCGCTGAATGTCGCGGGCGATATGCTCAGGCTTCTTCTGAGCGGACACCTTGATTTCGCCATTCAAGGTCAGGTGACTTTGCCCGCGCGGCAGAAAGTAGTTATTGAGCGCTTTTGTGTGCGCAAAACTGATGCCGAACTTGCCCTCCAGGCGGTATTGCCCAAAGCGCATCATGATGCCCGCCCACTTGTGCAGGCCGGGAAGCGCGATCACGCGATGCCCCCTTGACTCGGGGCCATAAAACTCGCTGACAGGCTGGGGCTCACCCCCGAGAATTTCCGCCACTTTTACGATTTTATCGTCGTAGTTCATCGCTGTTTACCTAGATTTGCTATGGTGTATGCATTGTGTTCGACCCTTGACGGCACAAATCACGTCATGAAGATCAGCTTCCTTACCATCGTCTTCAAGGCCAATAAGTTCAATAAAAACGTCAAACGCCTGTTCATTGGTAAGTTCAACATCTGTGTAGAAATACATGCCGAAGTCTTCGATCGGAATTCCGGGGTCATCGCCAACAGGGTCGACCCAGCCGTCTTCAGTAATTTCGGCCCAGCGACAATGTGGTCTTATGCTGTTGTGCCCCATAGCCCAAAGAAACTTTTTCACTTGATTACCCCCGCTGCGCGAAGCGCCTTACCCCAATATCGCTGACTACGCGCATCTTTACCCGGGTGTAAGCTGTCACTGATGACGTCGCCCGTCGACGGATCGGCGTAGGGACCATTCGATACCCAGCGCGGCACGCCACTTGGCTCAGACGGGTATACGTAGCCGTCCCACTTAAGCTTGTGGACGAGCTCTTTGAAGGTGATTTCGGCATCCTCGAAAACAAAACCCCGCTCTTCGGCTTCGCCCGCCTCGATGCTCTCTTCGGTGTAAACCTCATAGGTTTGGCTGATGATTATTGGCATTGCGCGGGCCATTACTCGACGATTTCATAACCAAAGACTGCAGGCCACTTGTCAACGGGCGTTGTCGACGATGCAAGGTAGAAGTCACCCGATATGTTTTGAACTTCCAGGCGCATGGTGGCCGCCCATACTTCGTCCTTGACAATGGCGACATCCAGCCCGTAGCCCATCTGCGGCAGACCGAACTGGCCGCAGAGCATTGAGGCGGTGCGCTTGGATACCTTGCGCATGTGGTCCTTGCCATAGCTCCAGTGATTACCAACTGGGGGCAGGCCCGTCTGCTTGATCTTCATAGCCATGGCGTCACCTAGGCGTTCTTTGCACACCAGCGGTATGCACGAATTAGCGGGCCTGATATGGATAGATCCCTCACTGCCGCAGCCAGGATTACTTCTTGGTCAGCACGCGACTGCAAAATGAAGTGCGCAAGTAGCCTGCGCTCATGCGATGTAAGCATTGTGTTTACCTGTTTCGTTGTTGATACCTGTATGGTGCGCGCTCAGGTGCGGCGCTCATAAAGCATCTTCCAGACGCGACCTTGCACAGCCTTAATATCCCGTTGTGCCCGCTCCAGGTCTTCCGTAAGTGCCATCAACTCCAAGTCTGTAGGCTTAACACCGGGCGTGGCAACCTTGCTTCCCACAGCCTCAAGCGAAGTCGCGACATAGACGCTCAGGAAATGCGCGAGCCTATCGAACTCGGCCTCAAGCGCCTTCCAGTCGTCGTCGTTCATGTCTTGCATTTCTTCAAGCGTCAAAGCGGTCTCCTGTGCCAGGAAACCGCCCCTGGCGCGTTAAAATGGTGATGGGTATGCTTGGGTATGGGTAAGCCCGCTATGCGCCCAGATTCGCTTCCTTGAGCGCGCTCAGCGCGTCGCGAAGTTCGCTTGCGCCATACTCAGCACTCTGGCGTGCCTCCGACACTTCCTCGTCAAGCAACTCGACCAGTCCGAGTAGTTCGTCTTTTGTCGCACTTGCACGCATCGCCTTGACCAGGGCCCTGAGCGCGTTCAGATGCTCAGAAAGAAAGTCTTCGCCGATAAAGCAGCCTTTTGCCTCCTTGATCTTGACGTCGACATGCTCCAGCTTTGTGAGCGATTGGCGTCCGTCAAGTAGCGACTCGATGACCCGACTTGGCAGCGTGCCATGGATTCGGAACTGCTCTTCTGGCGTCAGTGAAGTCTGAAACATGTCGCGCCCTTAGCAAGCGTAGAACTCTGGAAGGCCGTAGCCGCGATCTTGCGAAAGCTTGTGTTCAGCCCATGATTGCAGGACGGGCATGGAGAAACTGCCGTCCAGGGCGCGAATTTCGATGACGTCGCGTCCTGCCCAGTCTTTGCTGGGTGGCATTGCGACCGCATCGAGCTCACCACGCACGGTGACAAGGATGCAGCGACGCGCGGGGTCAATTTGTTGTGTTTGCATGATGTTTACCTGTTCTGATGTCGGTATGGTTATGATGCGCCCGTCGGTGAGGCGTTTTGCGCTTCAGAAAGCGTCCGGGTGGAATGCATCGGCAATCTGCTTACACATTTCGATCAACCGATCGGCAGCACGGGCTTCTTCCTTGGACAGTTCTGCCAGATTGCCTTCGATGTTCTCAAGCTCGTCGCCACAGTCGCGCAACGCCGCGAGGGTGTTCTGGAATCGGCAGTAGCTCATGTTCGCCATATCTTTCTCCGTTAATTGGGGAGTTTGTCGAGCCAGCTTTCAAACCGGCCCCAAAGTTCGGGCCTGCGTTCGATGTTGCGGGCAAGCTCAGAGCGGGTGAGCCCGTCCTTCACGAGCTCTAAAAACAGCTCGGCCACACCAGCGACTTTTGCGTGCTCTTCGTAAAACATCTGCATCTGGGTTTTCATGCTTCCTCGCTCCGAGCGCCGATTCGCTCCAGGTGCATGGCCTTGCACTGGTCGCGATGAGCCTGGTAAAACTCCACGAGTGAGGGATAAACCGGGCTGATTGCCTTGAGCTCTCCAGTTTTCTGCCAGTGCTCGGTATCAAACAGAAAGCAGCCTGTTTGGCCCGAGGTCACGTCGAGGCACTGAGTTGTGTAATTCGACACGCAGTATCCTGATTTCATGCGTAGCTCCATGCACTAGGCTGAACCGCTTCGATCGCCGCTTTTTCCAGCGCCTGCAGCGCGACGAATGCGTTCAGCGGGTGGTTTGTGTAGGGCAGAGCCTCAGTAATGCTTCCTGAAAACCCCCTGGCGAACCTCTCATTGATGAAGAAGTGCTTCACGCCCGCCGCTTCAAGAACCCGGATGGCATAGCGGGCGAATCCATTCGATTCGTCGACGTAGCCACCATCGCCGAGCTTCTTGTTGATCTTGCGCATGACTTTTACCGCCTGCTCCATTTCGCGCAGTGTCATCATGTCGCTGTGATTGCCCGACATGCCATGCCTGAACGCGTAGAGCTTTGGAGTCGCTTGGGTTTTGCAAACACTATCGCCGCCACCTTGGCTGGTAATCTCCAGCTTGAGCCGGTCGAAATAGTCAGTCCCGAGATTGAAAACCCGCACATATACATGCGAGTATTCGCCCGACTTCTCGCCCCAAATGTAGGCGTAGACATCTTTGTCTTGATCGAAATTGTCTGGCTTTTGCATGGTTTACCCGTTATGTAATCAATGACTCTATTGTGGGCGTTAGAATGCGGCGCGTGTCGTCATTCGCATTCGTCGCTCTGCGGGTTCGGATGGAGTCGCCCGCCCTGCCAAGCCTTTATCCAAGCTTTGACACGTCGGTAATCCTGCTCGCTGTAGCCCTGTTCCGCCATGACTTCTGCGACACGCGCCAGCCCTTGAACGAGCGGGCCGCGCTTGTTGCGCCACGCCCACCTGCGAAGCTGTCGCGCGTATTTGTAGGCGTCGTTCGCAGTCATGCTCAACTGACGAAGCTCCAGCAAGTCCAGCCTTTGTCGTCGCTCATGACTTCGATTGTTTTGCCGACGTCGCGGTGGGTGAACTGGCAAGTTTTGTGGTTCTTACCGCCCCAGTGAGGCTTTCTGGTGTTGATGTCCTCTGTTGTGACTTCAAACCGCTGCACGTAAATGTCATCGCAGCCGCCCCAAGCGTTGTTGCGCCTTGTAAGTTGCTTTTCAGTCAGTTTTCTCATTTTTCACCCACTATCTTGATGCCCAGTTCCTTCGCAAGGGCAAGCGCTTGGCCCTTTGTGTTGCTCCACGGCTGAACCATATCCACGCAGTATTCGTCCACAATGCGCCACGCATTGACGAACCAGCCTCGCTTCATGTTGAAGCGCTCTTGGCGGTCTTTCTTGATGTATCCGACCTTCATTACTCGCCCCCGTTGTATGCACGATTCATATAGGCATAGAAATACCTGGCCCGGGAGCCGTTCGCGTTCATGGGCTTGCGATACTTCCACTCGTCTGCAGCCGCGATGATGCGCTCGACCATCACAATGCCCAGCGTATGGAAGTCAGCGTTCAGGATGATGCGGTAGCGAGAGGCCAGATCGCTGGCTTGGCCCTTTGTCATGTGTGCCATGGTTCGCCCTTACAGAATTGACTGATATGTCAATTGGACGCCCAGCGCGTCGGACAGGTCTTTGGTAATGGCGTGATGCGCATCAAACCCCAGGCCGTGATAGATCAAGGAATACCCACGCTCCCGGTTCGACAGCTTATGGCGGGTTGCTTTCGCAGCAGGCGCTGTAATCTCGACCAATTGGCGGTTGGCAGCGTCAAACAAAAACACGGCCAGATAGCGCGTGGTTCCTGGCGGACTGACCCACCGTGTCATGACATAGACGCGGCAAAACCCGTCGTATTGGGCGATCAGGTTTTTGATATCCTCTATCGCCCCTTCGCGGGCGCGGTCGGTCTGGCTCATGGGTTTACCTATTGGTTTGCTTTCAATAGGTGTATAGTGCGCGTCGAGCTACGGCGTGTTAGTGAAAAGCCCTAAGAACCTTTACGGTGCATAGTTCGCGGTAGAGCGCGCTATTCAATACGGCGAACAAACTGAAATGCTCCCTTCTGCCGTCAGCATGCTCAATCTCCAGGCGACAAGAGCAATGACCGTCGCACAGGCGCGCCAAGAAACACACCCACGCGACGTAGCCTTCGCTGGGCTGAACGATGGGAATCTCGCTCAGCTTCATTTGGATAGGCGCTCCAACAGCACGCTGTCGGGATTGGGATAGAACGTGTGCGGTTCCCTGCCCTCAACCATATCGAGCACTTTGAACGCCGCGACCGTGTTACCCGCCATTGTTCGGGCAGTTGCTGGGGTTTTGCCGCCCGCGACCAGCGCTTTAACCAAGTTACCATCGTTGCCCGTAGTCAGCTTTCCGTCAGCTTTGAGCACGTCGAGCGCGGTCTGCATCACGTTATTGAGCTTGGCAGTCTTGCCCTGGGCATACTCGATGAGGAACGTCACCCGGTTTTGCACCTTCACGCCCACGCCTTTGATGCGCTTGGCGGTCTCGAATTGCTTGTCAGCCCGGGCTTTACCTTGCAGCTTGAGGTCTGCCTTGCTCAAAAGCATGGCGTCGTCAAACCCATCAGCGAGGGTGTCGCGCAGCCGGTCGACCTTATTCGCGTAATGGCGACGAGGTTTCGCTACCCGCTTCTCGATAGGCTTGGCGGTTTCGTCGCCCGCTTCTTTACCCGGTGCATCCTCGATAACGACTTGCTCAAGGGGGGCAGCGCTGGCCTGGCTCATTAGGTCGGTCAGTTCGTCGCCATCGACGCCCAATGACCGCATCAGTTCGGTGAGGGTCGAATCCTCGATATTCTCGGTGGTGTTCAGTTGCATCGTTTGCCCCTAAAAGTTCAATTTGACTGGAGTTTGCACCCCCGCTGTCGGCGCTACCACGAGCCCGCAATCTCGCTCGCTGCGCTACCCTGCTCTATAACAGGCACATCTGGATCGGGCGGGGTAAGCTGATTGCCAATTTCTTTGATCAGTGCCCCATCGCCCGTGGCCGCGCCATTGGCAAGCAAGAATCGCGAATAGCCAGCGACGCCTTCTTCAATCGTTCTGAAGTGTCGGGTCTCGGTGATGTCCTCAATTTGCTGTGGCTTGATTGGGTTGCCTTCAGGGTCAGTCGCTACATGGTTGAACACCCGAAGAACCACAGGCTTTGCAACCGAGTCTGGCGCTTCTTCCGCTATCTCGACGCTGACTTTGACGCGCAGTTCGACCACAAAGCGATCATTCGCGAACTGCTTCAATGTGCGTTCAGTGTCAGCCATAGCCTCTACCATTTCGCAGGGGATTGCTTTGCCGTTAAAGTAAAGTGTTTTCATATGCCTTATTTGCATCCGGTAATTCACGTCTGAATAGCTGCGTGACAGGATCGTTAAACACAACCTGCTGCCCGCGCAGCATGAAATTATTACGCTTCAAATCAAGGCGATACCCGCTTTTCTCAATGAACTCGGCAAGGTAAAACAGCGCCTCACAAATCGGGGTATAGTCGTCGATCGCCGCCAGCGACCGTAGGATGCGCGCCTCTAATAGCCAGCCTTGCAGGTAGGCGACGTCGGAGCGCGGCTGGCGTGCCGCTATCTCGTTGGCGCAGGCCATCAGCCTACCCACCCAGTCGGATTGCTCTACGCCAATACCCTGCCGAACACAAAAATCCCCTACGCCAGGGGCTTGCCGAATAGAAATTGCTGGGCGCTTGCCAGTAGCTGGCCGAATATCAGTCAGTCGCTCACAGCGCAGCAAGTAGCTATCACCAGAAATCTTGCCGTATGCGTCCAGCAGCACGGGAAAGAAGTCGAACCGCCCGTCGCACAACTCATTGAAGAACCTGTATTGGGCGATGTCGCAGGTGATCTTGTAGACACTGGCTTCGTCGCACTCGAACGTTGCCCCCATCAGCCCCCTGCCCACCATGCGTCGCCCCTTGAGCAAGGGGTGCTGCAATAGCTGGCGGTCGGGGTTGCTCCGAAAGTTGTAGAACGACATTAAAACGTCCCTGTGACGCCAAATGTGTGCAGCGCTTCCTTAATAGTTCCGCACTCAGATGCTTTCAGAGAAAGAAACAAATCCAGCACGTCTTGAGGTAGCTCCTTGTAATATCCAGAGCCCCACAGAATTGAGCCACCAATGCCTTCAGTTGTTGACCAGTATTGGACAACCTTCGTGGCCCCAAGCTTATGAAGTTCTGGTATCGGCCAATAATTACCTCTGAAGAGCTCAGTTTCGTCTTCGTATTCACAGAAGTCGCTTCTGCCCGGACATTCCCTAACCGCTTCTATGCAAGATCGATTGATGTATTTCGCGTCCATCACTGGTTCGCCTCGAAAAGAAAGACCTGGGTTATTCGTCGACCGAGAACATGGTGAAGCGCGGAAACATGAACTCGTATTCTGCGACCGAGCCAAACGTGCCACCGTCCGTGCGCTGTCGCGATTTCATCCTTTCGAACACCTTCTGAATCTGCTCGCGCTCCGCTGCTTCCCGCGTCGTGTTCGGGATCGGACCGCCCTGGGCCCGGCGCTGCTTTGTCATAAGTGCACCGCACTTCACCGTGCTCAGGGACTTAATCTGCTCTGCGCACAAAGACATTGTCGTTGCGCCCAGATACTTGGCATTTGCGGCGTCAACCATAAGCTTCGTGAGCCAGCCAGGGCGTGAAGCATTCTGATAAAGATGTTCGTCAGCGAGGGCGCTGACACGCTCGATTTCGCTAATGCTGATGGTGCTGTATGCATTCATTGCGCGTCCTTAAGTGGCAATAATTAAAACTTTGTGCTCTTCGTCAAGGTGAAAGACCAGACCACTTGACGGGCTCGGGGTAACTTCGTCGGTGGTCAAGGTGCATTTGCCACCAAGCTTCTTCACCAATGCCCAGATGATCTGCGAGTTATCATCCCAGTCCAGTCCCTGGATTGTTATTTCATTCGGCGGAATGCTCACGCTGCGTCGACCTCCCGATGAGTTATTGACTGGAAGTATCCCCACTTTCTGGCGGCGAAGAATGCCTGCATCATCACGTCGACGTCATAGTCTGCCGCGTGGGCAGCGCCGGGGTCGTAGCTCACTTCAGTCGCAAAACAAAGCTCGCCCAGGTTTGGCAGCTTGCCCATGGGTGTCGCCCAGCGACCGTCGACCATCGTGTCGTAGCAATGATGCAGGCAACTTGGTAGCGAAAGACCCTCTCGCTTGAACTCGTGCGCCAAAAATGGCACGTCGAACCCAATACCGTTGTGAGCAACCACTTGATCACAGCGCGAAAGAACCGCATGCAGCTTGGGCGCAATCTCGCTCCATTTTGGCTCCATCGCCAAGTCCTCGAAACTGATCCCGTGAACCGCATGTGCCTTGGGGTCGATTGCGCGCTCAGGGTTGATGCGCTTGACGAACCCGCCCATCTTGGTGCCGTCATCGCTATAAAGAATTGCGGCGACTTCGATTATTCGGTGCCCAGTCGCCCAATCCAGCCCCGTAGTTTCCAGGTCAAGGCCCGCAATGATCGTCATTTCAGATTGCCCTCTTTGTCGTATTTGCTCGATGGCATGCCGCGCATTGCGCCATACTTGTCAATGACGTCAGAAGCTGCTGCGCTGAACTCGTCGCAAATCTTTTCTGCAGGGTCTTCCTTGCAGTGGTCACCAGCGCGGTCCACGAACCTAAGTGCGACTTTGGCAAGCTCAGCGTCGCATGCTGAACGCCGTCGAGTTTCTGCCTCTTGTCGCAGCAGTGCCTTCGTTTCAGACAACAACGGGTCAGCACCGATATAGCACTCGATTGGCGCTTCGGGCCATTCACGACGGCATACTTCGAAGCTGCCCTCGTTCCAAAGACGAAGCCAGACCTCGCCCTCATCGATGTCATGGCGCAGGGCAAACTGGATCGCATGAACTGCTGCATCGGTCATTCTATTTTCTCCAAGAATTTGCGTTCGCCCGCCCTCATTGCTGCTTTCAGCAACCGTATATCGACAGGCATACCCTTGGACGCAAAGAAGCCAACAACACCCCTTGCTTCCCAGAGCGTGACGTGCTTACGCCCCATTTCCAGCGACGAAAGCTCAGCAGGCGTCATACCAAGCTCCCGTGACATTTCCATCAAGGTGGTGCCAGCGATGCAGCGTAACGCCCTGATAAGCAGCCCGATGGGTGCTAGTGGGCTTTTCATCCGCTCCAGGGGCTCTTGCGCCTTCGTGTAGCCCGCGATGAAAAATTGATCAACGCTCATATCAATGTATTCGTTCGACTCGGTGTCGTATCCGCTACTCCACTCTTTGAACGCTTCGTTCGCAAGCTTAGTCAGTTCATGCATTGCTATTCCTTCTCTTTGACCGCAACGGGCAACGGGCTGTATTTCGGTTTCGCTGCCTGCTTTGCCCGGATCACCTCGATCTTCGTCCACACCCTGGCAAGTTCAGCGTCGCCAGCATCGTGCATATTCAACGCATTGGCGAGGCACAGCGCTGCCAGCGTTGTCATAACCCCGCCAACCTCTTGGAAGGGCTCTCCCTTTGGGCGTCCGTAGACGTAATCGACCAGGGCGTGGGCGTCCTGGGCGGTGCAGCCCAGCGCTTGCACGAGCTCAAGAGACTCTTCGAGAAAGCGATGGTTACGCTCTTCACGATCGCCCGCGACAACTGGCCCAAAGCACTCCATGAGCCAGGGCTGAACGCGATTCTGGAAGGGTTCGCCAGTCTCCCAGATTGGCGAGCCCGCAGCCTTGTGCGCACAGCCTTCTGCGCGACAGTGGTCGCCGCGATCCTCGCAAACTTGATCGGATTTCAGCTTTAGCGCCACACAATCATCCTGGGCTCTATACTCATACGCTGAGAAGCGTTCACGCCAAGCCTGCACTTCGCCAGAGGGCTGTGCGGCAACGGGGGCGATGTAGAGTTTTGACCCAGCCGGAACATGCTTGGCGTCGAACACGCAGTGAGTAAACGCGCCCGCAGTGACATTCGGCTCAAATGGCTGCGCCTCTCCCACCGGATCGACGGGTTGTAGGCACGCCTCTTTAAATTGACGGATACCTTCGGCCTGATCGGCGAATGGAACACCGCCCTTGGTTACGACCAATTCAGGCACGGGTTTCACCGGCTCGGCAGTTTTCACAGCATCTTTGAACGCATCGCGGGTCTTGGCCATCCAATCATGCACTTCGTCTAAAGACGTCATTCCTCGACGTTTAGCAAATTCCCATTTCAACGGGTGGCTGGTCAGCGTTCCACGCTCAAGCTCCTCTTTACAAATAGCGAGAAAGTCAGCAGACATCGAATGTGACTTCACCGGCTCGGCGGGTTGTTGAAAAACAGGATCAGTAGAAACTGACACATGCCAATCTACCAATGCCTTTACCGCTTCTTTAGCATTTGGAAAACTATCAGCCGTGGAGTGTATGTTTGTCAGCTCACGGTCTACAGCGTCTTTCCATTCGTTTGGCTCGGCGGGCTGTGGGGTGGTGTAAACCCTCACCGGCGACATAGAAGGTTGCAGCATTGCGCCGTTATGGACTTCCACCTCAATGTCCGGGTATGTGTCGGTTGATGTGATATGTAGGGTTGCGCAAGCCTCCCCGCGCTGCTTAACCAGTTCACGGTATTTCTCAGCATCTTCCTTATCCAAAGCGTTGCGGGATCGAGCAAAATCAAACCCGTGCTTGAATGTTGCACGCTGCTGCCGGGCGTGGGCGATGAGACGTAATACCGTGCTCTTGCGATACGCGGGTTCTTGGTCAATGAATCCGCTATCGTTGGTGGTCTCATACAAGCAGTCATGTTCAGGCAGTTCTATTTGCGCCTCGAACTCGGCGCGGTCTTTGTCTTGTTGGGTCATCAACCTTCCTTTAAATCACGAAGTTGCCCTTGCCAATCACAACCCATGCAGCAGCATTCGGCATCGTCATCATGGGCTTTGCTGGAGTGGCAATAAAAACTGCCCGTGTTCACGTCATACGCAGTTCGCTCGTAGACCAGCAAATTGTCCGATCCGCAGTTAGGACATGTTTTCATGACTCCCCTCGATACGGCGGCGGGTAACTTCCCAGATCTCTACCGGGCCGTCCTGCGAATACACGGCGGCGTAATGCTGGATTTCCTCCCACGCCCGGTCACGCGTGCCTTCTGCCGCTGCCACAATGATTCCGTCTTGGGTAATCTGAAATTCAGCGTCCGCAGACATGGCGGTCTGGCAATCCGCAGACTCATACGTCGCTGCGAAGATTTCAGGCTTGCAGGGGTAGTGCTCGCCCTTAACACCGCGAATGATCCAATCACCGATACTGGCAACCATAAGACCCTCCAGCGTGCCTATCTCGACGTAAGAGCCTTTTACCCATCCGTCTGCTGCGTGTGCATGACCGTTGTGAAGGAACGCCTGCACCTCGTCAGCATTCTCGCCAGTCCACTGAATGGCTTCGATCACTACAGGCTTCTTGCGAAAGCGAACGGGTGCGTTATCCGTTGTCAACGATCTTCTCCTTTACAGTGCCCACAGGGCCAGCCAACTCCAATCCGAGCAGGTCTTCAACGCGGGCGTCGCGCCATCGCATGTAGGTTCGCGAATAAAAGTTGTAAGGGTCGGGCGAGAACTGAGTAGTTTCCTCTTGGACCTGGAGCACGAGGGTGACCCGCTTATGAATGAGGCCGCGCACGTCAGGGCGATATCGCGTTTCGCCAGTGAGCTTGTCAGTCATCGCCTTTATCTCCGTTGTCGCCCCAGAACATGTAACCAATGAGAATTCCCATGAACAGCGCGACCACCACCGACAGATCGCTCATTACTGCACCTCAACCTTCGCGCAATACTTACCCTTCCAGCTGCGGTAAGCTTCCCGAAGTGCGGTCGGCGGCTTCGGGTTCGACTCTTTGTAGTCTCGACGGCGACGTGCAGCCACGGCGATCTTCTCCGAGACACACATGATGATCACTATCAGTGCATACGCGACTGCTAACAACGCAGCCACCCCAAGTGGTGGAATCAGAAATGCCCCGAGAATTGGGTATGGGAAGCCATCCGTCGAAAGCGCCATATAGAGAGAGAATGTAATCCCGCTATACATCGCCAGGAATAACCCAGCCAACAAGAGCACCTTGAACCCGCCCCAGATCAGCGCGCGGGTGAACGCGCAGATATCAGGCTTGGCGATGTATCTCCAATTTCCCCAACTCACAGCGAAGCGAAACGTCTTAGAGTTGCGGTCAATTTTGATGGTCTTCATGGTGTCCCTTGTTGATTATTTGAATTGTGCAGCCCGCATGTCGGCTTGGTAATGAGTGCGCCAGTTTTTGGGCAAGTTCCCTGCTTCGACCAGATAGCGCAGCACCTCGCTATCGTCGTATTCGGTGTAAGGCGTGCCCCACTGGATCAGGTGTGCGTCTTTGTGAATCTTTCGTAGAATGAACGTGTATCGACGCTTTTCATTGATCCACGGCGCGCGCTCCCAGCTTTGAGGCCGGGGTTCTTTGGCGCTGGAGCCCTTGGGCCACTTAAATGGCGTGCCACCGCGATTACCGCCGATCGCGACTTCGTGCCAGCGCTCGCCATCCCAGTAGCGGTTCGTCGTGTATCTGGAGTAGCCACGCCGGGTTACGTAAACGTCGGGCTTCGGTGGCGTTTCGGAATGCCAGTCGTATCGAATGGTGCTCATGGTGTCTCGGGCTGCTTTGATGGGAACGGAAGAACGTCGTCGTGAAGGATCTTTGCTTGGCTGAGGTTGTCGAGCGCCTTGATGACGTGGTCATCACCAAAGCGACCGCATTCATCAGCCAGAATCCCCACAACCTGATAGGCTTCAGCGCAGATTCGCTCCAGTTCAGCGATGCGTTTCAAAGCGCTGCCAGAGACGTAGCCCTTAACCTTTCGGGTTATCTTCATTTCAACGCCCTCACCCGCTCGACAAACTCTTCGGGCTGAACAGGAAATCCCCCTTCGCCCGTGAAGCTCAGTTGGCCCGCTTCGAACAGTTTGTCGAATTCGCGCTTGGCCTTGGCTTTGTTGAAGCCCATTTCTTCAGCGAAGATTTGCACCGCTTTCTGGTAGTCCAGCGCGGTAAGAAGCTGTTTCTCGTAGTTCATAGTCAAGTAGAAAGAGTGGTGTCCAAGCCAGTATAGTGAGCGCTTACTTTAGTTTTGGCGCAAATATTCATAAGCGAGTTTGCGAATTTCCCAATAGTGATCGGGGGCCGCTGGCCCGGTGCTCACGTCGTGGGCAAGATCACCGATGTTGCGCAACACTTCTTGCATCCGCTCATTCTCTTTCTTGAGCTTAGTCACGTAGTTGCCGTAACCATCCAGCACATGGCGGCAGTCAGGGTTATCACAAATGTGGTCGGCGGTCTCCCAAAGCACACCCATCAGATAGACGTCCTTACGGCGCAGATTGCGCTTGCCCAGCTGGTGGGCAAGGTCGCTGGGCGCTGAGATAACTGCCTGGACTTGCATACGCATGGAATACCCACACTTGGGGCAGGAATAGGTCATCGGCAGTATCTCGTCAATCCAGCCCGGTTTCGGGCGGTGCCACGCGGTAAAGGCGCGCAATTTCTTCGAACGCCAGCGCCATCTGCTCGCGACGCGCTTGCGACCTCGGAAGCCAGAACGTAATGGCTGAGCGGTCATCATCCATGGGGGGGTGATGCAGTCGCTCAGACGAATGCAGGATCAGCTGAACCCCGTGGTAATCGATACCTGTGTTCGAGCGCTTCACGGTCGTGAGCACTTCACTGGTTTGCTCTTGGCTGTAAACGTTTATACGCATGGTTTGATCCCTTTCACCACGATTCAGTGACGACTTCACTGCCACACTGAGCGCAGTTAAAGCCCTTCGTTACTTCGGTGCTGCCCGAAATGTCTTTGCCCTGGTAAAGCACCCGCACCTCATGCGGCATGTATTCGTTTACACCGCCACAGTTTCGACACGTAATGCGTTTTGCAAGACTCATATCTTGCGCTACGATTTTCGGCATCTATGCCCCCTTCACGCAAAGAATCTGCTTCAGGACGTGAACCACTTCAACCAGGTCGCGCTGGTTTTCCATCACTACGTCGATGTCTTTGTAGCTACTGGGAATTTCATCCAGAACCGCATCATCTTTTCGGCACTCGACGCCACGCGTTTGCTCTTCGAGGTCAGCGACGCTGAAAAGCTTGCGTGCTTTACTGCGCGACATCTTCCGCCCTGCCCCGTGTGAACATGAGCAATACGAATCCAGATTGCCCTTTCCACGCACGATATAGCTCTTCTGGCCCATCGAACCAGGAATGATGCCCAGATCACCCTCACGAGCTCGAATCGCACCCTTGCGAGTCACCCAAAGGTTCTTGCCGAAGTGGTTTTCGCGTGCCACGTAGTTGTGATGGCAGTTGATCGCTTCCTGGGTAATGGTGAACTCAACGGGAATGTGTCGTCGCAGGGCTGCGATTACCGCTACCATCATTTCAGCCCGATTTTCCAAGGCGTATGCTTGGGCCCACTCAACTGCCTCCATGTAATCGTTGAAGTCGTCGGTGTCTTCAGGAAGGTATGCCAAATCGCCATCAGGCAAGTGAATAAAGAACCGCTCCATCGTGCGCTTAGCCTTTGCGATGTAGTGGTTACCGATCATGTTGCCGATACCACGCGAGCCCGAGTGCAGCATGATCCAGACATCGTCATTCTCGTCAATGCAGAGCTCAACGAAGTGGTTGCCGCTACCCAGAGTGCCAAGCTGCGCGGTAGCTTTCTTCGCAGCTTTGTGGGCGCTTTCGCTGCCCCGCTCGCCGAAAACTTCCTGAACACTTGGAGGGACATCAAGTATCGTGGCTGGCCCCCTGCCCTGCTTGTGCGCGCCACCGGCACCCAGCGGCACGTCGCGCTCAATCTGATGACGAATGCTCACCAGTGAATCGGGCAGATCAGACGCCTTCAGAGACAGGCGCACAGCGTTCATGCCGCAGCCGATGTCAACACCGACAGCGGCGGGGATAATTGCCTTATCAGTGGCAATAACCGAACCAATCGTCGAGCCCTTCCCTGCATGAACATCGGGCATCAACGCAACGCCATTGCCAGCGATGAACGGGAGCCGCGCGAGGTTCTTGGCTTGGTTCAGCGCTTCTTCCTCGATATCGTCGGTCCATACTTTAATGGGGCGAGGCAGGGTCTCGTCGTGAATCACTTTCATCAATTATTTCTCCATGAATTGCGTCATACCACTGTCTATGCTCATCATATTGAGCACACCAAGGCATATGCGGGTGCGACTCAGGGCGACCGTTTAGCGACCACGCATGACCGCCGCAATTGCAAAAGTTCTTAAACGTCCGCAGCTTTAATGCGTCATCCCTGGTCATTACCAAGCGCCCCAGTTTGGATCGGAAGCTGATTCGTGCACACGAATATCAACGAGTATTTCGGCATCGTTATCATCCACGTCAACACGCGCTATTCGCTGAACAAGATAGGGTTTCAACCCCGAGCCCACGAAAAAGCGAAATACGAATCCGCAGAACACCATGTCGATATAGTCAGCATGCTTCCAGTCTGCGTCCGAGGCGATGAACGTTGCGCGCCCTGATTCATCTGCTTGTCGTAGGTAATCAAGCGCTTCGTGGATCAGACCGAAACACGTAATCGATCTTATGTCATCAGGCCAGTCGAAAAGTTGCTTCGCTAGATGCACCCGAAACGTCACTGTGTCGCTCCGTCGCCTCGGTAAACAATCTGGCTGTTCTTGGCGGGAAACTCAATCTCGTCTGCTGTCTTGAGTATGGCTTGCGCCAAGAGGCGCATGTATGGCGCAGGGTGAGAAATGCGGACTTCGCCAAACCACTCTTTAGAAGCAGAGTCTGTGGTGCGAATAATGACGCTACCCGGAAAATCAGGACAAGGCCCTACGTCGATCGACACATCTTCCTTATCGACATAGACCTTTCGAACCACTTCAATTACATAGTCGCTTTTGCTCATGCCTGCCACCACTCGACTTTCTTCATCCGTTTGGTCATTCCGTTCTCCAGCATCAGGTGTGATCCATAGTCATGACACACAAGCTTGCCATTGAGTAACCCGTAGTTCTGACGTTTGAAATCAGTTAAGAACACGGGCATCTTTTCTGGATATTGACGGTCTTGGGCAGGCACTGTGCGCTTCATAATTAGCACCGAGCCACACGGGCTAATCTGCTCGCATGGCGCAAACCAGCGCTCGAACTCGGTGCCCTGAACTCGGTGCCATGTCTCCCATTCGACGACGTTCTGAAAGTTTCCCGCGCTGTCTTCGACCTTGATGACGCTGTTAGGCAGCAAGCGACTGCTGAACGTCGTCCTGCTCATGCCTGAGCCTAGCTCCTGGTCGCACAGAAGACGAAACGCCTCTTTGTGTATAAAGCTGTTCTCACTCACCACAAATCCTCCGAGAACAAACAGTGTTCGGGGCCAGTTTTGACTTTAATCTGGCCCGCAGCTTTGGCAATCTGGCCTCCCTCGTATCGGTCGACAAATCGCCCATAGCTTGTTAGAAAGCCCTGGTCTGCAGCGTTCTCGCTGCTCTCGCCATTGCGCCCGTTATCTTCATGCATCATCCAAATGACATGGTGATGGCGGTTTGGCGCGGGAAGCGCATAGAGTTCGCCGTCTGGGTGCCTGATTGCGGCAGCGACGATCACCTCAGCCATAGAAGAACCCCATCAAGAACATTGCGACAACCCCGCCTCCAATCCACGCAGGAACCACCGCGAAGGGAATGCGGTCTTTCAAAATCGCGAGGTGCATCACCAGAAAACCGCCCGCGACCCAAGTGAGCCACATTATTGGGAAAACAGCGTGCGCCATTTCAGACATACCTCGTTTTGGACAAAAGATACCAGCGACGCCCATCAGCGTCCTTGCCATTGCCGTTCTGGGAATGCAACGCCAAATAAGCGCTTACTTTCCACCCGTCGGTTGCGTGGCCCTGCTCGGTGGCTGCAGCAATAAGCATCGCTTCTGCCGCCTCTTCCCCTCCCTTGCTCCACCTGGGTGGCAGGTCAACTTCGGTGTAAAACTTGAACAACTCTCGCTCCATGGTTTTGCCAACGCGATCAAGACCACGCACCGTGCATTCGATAGCGGGGCGAGCCTGAAGCGCCGAAAGCGCCCGAGAAAACTCCTTATGGCTGATACGCAGTTCCACGAACTCGGTTCTACTACTTCTGTCTTCAATTCTGATGGTTACGCCGTCTTCACCGTCTTCGCACCCACCGATCTTCGGATAACTAATACTTAGGGTTGCATCTATTTCTTTGCTAAAAGACACCGTAGCTCTCCTGTGTTTTCTTTGCTTGAAACTCGCGCTCTTGCTCGATCATTTCGCAAGCTGCGGTATTCATCATTTCATCAACCGTGTCCAGGCTGAACGAGTGGTGTCTACGCTCACCACCCCAGCCCATACCACCGCTAATAAGCGATGCGGCCTTTTCCACCGCGCTCATGCGCTCCGACATGATCAGCTCTTCGAGCTCTGCCAGGGCGTCCATCAGTCTGCTTCTCCGACAATGCAGCCCATTCCGGTCTTGAAACCTAACTCGTTCTCGACCCCGAAGATGATTACGCGGTCACAAACAATTTTCTTTTTAATGGGCTCGCTGTATAGCAACTTGCCGTTATACGAGACGTTCAGGGTGTCATTCAGGCGCAGGTGTATGGGCCCCACCTGCGCGTCCCTGAGTATCTTGAAGCCCCTGCTTTCGAGAAGAGAAACCATGCCTGCACCTCATGAAGCCCGGGCGAACCCGGGTTTGATCGCTACCTTACGTTGACAAAGGGCAGTGCCGACCCAGGGACCATGGTTGCGGGCAATTTTCCGTCCCACTTATCGACCGCGTTCAGGCTGACCAGATTGGTGTTTGCCGCCAATGCTTTCGCCCGCGCTTCGATTGCATACGCTTCAGCGTCGCCCATAACCTTGATTGCCTCCGCTTCTGCATTTGCTTCTTTAAGTCGGGATGTGGCGCGTCCCTCTGCTTGGGCTACCGCAATCTGGGCATTCACCAATTCACTCTGGAGGTTCTGGTTCTTGGTGGCGATTTGGACTTCTGCCAACATGCGCTGCTCGACCGAATCTTCGTATGCTTGAGAAAAAGCGATTTCCTCAATCTGAACTCCCGCTAGTTGAATGGCGGGCACCGACTTAAAATCAGCCTTGAGTGCTTCAAGCACCTGTCGCCCGAAGCTTTCTCGCTCCTTAATCGCGTTCATGGCCGTGAATTTGCCAAAGACGTTTTTAACCACGTCATAGGTCTTCGGTTCGACCACCCGCGCTTGTAAGTTCCCAGCGGTGCCATACTTCGTGTAGACATCGGCAACATGCGCGTCGATCACACTCCACGTAACCGACACGCGCATGGTCGCAGGCTGTTGGTCAGCACTGTAACCTTCGAGATCTGTGAAGGTCAGCTTGGTGTCTCGTGTTGAAATGAACTTGACGTCTTCGATGAATGGCGTCTTGAAGTGCAAGCCCGGGTCGGCTACGTCGGTTACCTTGCCATAGCGTAGCTGCACCGCCCTTTCACCCTGGTCGACGGTGTAGAAGCTCCCGAACGATGCTGCTGCGATGATTAGACCTGCCAGAATGGCGAAGCCTGCGATCAGATGTGCTCTCATTTACGTTTTGTTCCCTTATTACGGTTGTTGAATAGACCAATGACGCGCACCGCACCCACGACAAGTAGCGCCGTGAATACAGCGAGCCCGATGATTTGAAGAATGACTCCCATAACTCACCTTATAGTAAGTGCTTACTCTAATTCGGAGACGAAAAGATCGCTGGTTTTGTCGAGGGCTTCCCCGCAGAACGTCGCCAGCTTGCCAAGCTTTATAGTCTCGTCTTTGTTAAGGAAGTATGCAGACCTATTGATGACCAGCTTTGTCACCAATTTGCCCTCAATAAGCACCAAGCTGGCTTCAATCTGGACTCCCCCTGGCGCGTCACTGACGACTTCAAGTGGGGCTACTTCGGACTGAATGGGCTTTGAAGGTGGCTTCGTGGGTGCGTTCTTGGTGTAACCACCGTTGATACTCCCGAGCGGAAATTCGTGCTTAACCGCTTCTGTCACGAACGCCTCCAGACTGTCCTCGCTGACGTAGACAGCCCCATCGGGCAGCTTCGTAGTGGTCATCTTGGCCCATGCGGGCGTGTTCGTTCGTGTTGACCGTTTGCCGCGTGAGTAGTTGTGTATGAACGCGGTCCAGTAACCCTGGGGTAGGTCGCTATCGAGCGTGGACTTGATCAGCGTGGCGCTTTCAACAACGGTATACCAGCGCTTGCCATCCTTGTCAGTAATCATGATTGGAACTCGGGTTGGGTCAGCATCCAATCAATCCAGCGCAGACGCACTGCCCTGAAGTCGACCTCATACTCATTCGCCCACACTTCATCATGGCGCACATACCCCTGATCCGCTATCCACCTCTCCAGGGTATTGACCCGGGGCCAACCAAGCAGGCCATTAATGAAACCCCTGACGCTATCTTTAGCCGCCCTGGTTTTAACCTGATTGTCCAAAGAAGTTTGCGGATGCCCCAAATACTTGGAGACGACCGCTTCAGCTGCGAGACATATGTAGCGCTCGCGTCCGCTTTCGATTAGCTTTCGCGCGCGAAGCAGAATTTCGCGCTTGGTTAATGGTCGACCACGACTCATTGCGTTACTCCTTTCTCGACTTGCGATGCCATGAAGCTCAAAAGCTCTTTGGCGCTCATTTGGCCTGATTCGAATTCGTCGGGTATCGGGCCAGCGTATTTGATTCGAACGGCAGTGCCACCCCGCGTAATGCCCTTGATCAGCGCGATGCTTTTGCGCGGATGAAGCTCGTAAGTGATGGTGGTGCCGTTAAGCGTAACGACGTCGTAGCTACCGTCACCATTGTCAGTTTCGACCCGAAACGCAATCGACAGCACATTGGTTTCGGGGGAGCCACCCCCGATGACTTGGCCTACCTTGAAGTCTGTCAGCATGACGCCCTCTTACGCTGCGTCAGCAACCGATTCGGGCGTGTCTTCGTCGTTCGCAGCGCCCTTGGGTGGCAGACCTGCTTTCTTCAGTTCTGCAAGAATGTTTGTCGTTACCGGAACGAGCGCGAAGCCACGCACGTCGTCATTCAGATCGCTGATGCCGACGATTTCCTTCAGTTCGGGGATTGCGATGTAGAAGTCGCGAAGCGTTTTAGCGGCATGAAGGTTCGACCGCATTTGGCTGATGAACTCTGGCAGGCTGTCACATATCTCTTTCAGCCGACGTTCCAGCGCTTTAAGACGACGCCCCTCGTTGGCGGTCAGGGTGACAGGAAGGAGTTTGCTGTAACTGCCTGACGGTCCCGAAACCTCAATGTAGTCTCGATACCCGCATGTGAGCTTAATATTCAGTTGTGCGCCCGACCGCTCAAACCGCAAGGTGGGAAACTCAAGCTCTTCAGATTGACGTTCCTTCGCGGTGCGGTAGGTGAAGGTCGCAACGGTGTCGCTCACGAGATACTTCTGTATCGCTTCGTCTTTTCGCGCTTCGAAGTAGGCTGCGTGGTGCTTGGCAACCATTTCTTGCGCAAAAGTCCGGAATTGCGCTTGCAGGTCTTCAATACGCTTCTGGAAAGTGGTTCGGACCACTTTCTCAAGAATGCTGTTGCGCAACTCAGCGGACATCCGCTTCAGGGATTCTTTGACTGCCATGCTTGCTCCTGGTGTGAAGATGGATTACGCGCCGCGACGCAGCTTTGTCACGGTGTCGATCAGTTGGGCGGTGCCCATTTCTTTAAGTCTGACGTGTCGCTCCCGGCCCCCGTCAAACAGCGCAAACGAGTCGTTGACCGTCATCGTTGCAGCTTTGATTTCACGTATGAGGTCGATACGAAGGAGCATCAGGTTCCAACGCGAATCGAATATCGACGTGGCGACATACAGCGAGGTGATCGAGTCCTCTTTGCTGCCCGCAACGTATTCAATGACCTTGCCTGGGAAAGCGTGGTGCCCGAACAGGCAAACATGCCCGCCCTCGTAGCTACGAACCCAGAAGCCCTCCTGGGCAGCGTCAGGCACCTCAACCAGGTAGCGCAACATCGACTCGACGGTCTTTTCGTCGCTCAAGGGCTTGATGTCGCGGTTAGCGCGAATCAACAGATTTTCAACCATTGTAAGTAAGCTCTCACTACAAGTTTAGAGTAAAGAAAAGCCCTTTGAATTCAGGGTTTTGATGATTTCGCGCAACTTTGCGCGCACCGCTTCGAGCGGGTTTACCTCGTCTTTATAGTCAAAGACATGGTTGATTGCGTTCTGGCCAGACCTAAACATGGTGTAGGTAAGCCTGCCGGCATGATTGTTCACCAAGCGAACAAGCGCCCCGCTCGTTTCGTGCCAGAACACGATCTTGGTTTCTGGCGCTCGGCGGTTCTCGTTCATCTGCTCAATGGCAACCAGAAAGTCGCCGTCGACCAGACCGCCTACAGCTGACCATAGGGTGTCAATCCCGCACCCATACTGCGCGGCGGTGATCTTCCCAGAGGTGCGATCGAGCTCCAAGCGCTCAATCGTTTCATAGGTCTTGCGCACGATTTCCTCGTGCAGGGTCGGGGTTTCGCTCATCAGTGATAAATAACGGGTTGCCCCGTGTATTCCTCGGTAAGTTTCATCTTCGCAGCATGCTCAACCGCACGCTTCTCGACAATGCTGCATAGTGACTCCACCCGATCGGCAATGTCGACCTGGAAGCGCGGAATTCGGTAGACCTTGGGCGCGACCTGGGGCATGAGGCATAGCCCCTCAATGACCAGGGCCAGATGGTCGATGAACGGGCGCGACAGCGAAGCCTTGCCCTCTTCTGCGATCAGAGGGATTGCTGGGCTAACCAGCACCACCGTAGAGAAGTGGCGATTCAGCACCTGCATACAGTCGTCGGTATAGTCGTAAAGCGCGCGCTCGTCCTTGGGGGTGAGCATCGCTTGACCAATCTCGACCATGGTGTAGGCCATCAGGTCGATGGGGGTTCTATCTGTAACGAACAGCTGCGCGCCAGCATTGCTGTATAAGCGGTCAAATTCGTCAAGAATTCGACGCTGAACCTCCAGTCGCTTGCCCATGGGCAAGGTTTCGCTTGGGGAAACCCCCATGGCTTTAAAAACCGCAGACGCGGTAGTTTGCACAAAGGGAATGCCCTCGTATTCTGCAAACGCCCGCGCCAGGGTGGATTTGCCTGTGCGATGCGAACCTGACAAGCCAAGACTCATTTTGCAGCCACTTCCTCGCCAGTCCAGCCGTGCTCACGCAGCACCCGAGCAATGTCGGGTTTGCGGTAGCCCTCGGGCTTGAGAATCTTCCCATCTTCGCGACGAATGACCTTGCCGTCGACCACTTTGCTCATGTTCGAGCGGTGAACCTCGTCCCATAGCTCTTGCATGGGAAAGCCACAGCTTTCGCCATACTCGGTAATGACCTTGATCATGTCGATCAAGCCATCAGCAACCTCGACAATGTCGCCCGCTTCGCGCGCAAGACGCGTTTCTTTAAACTCTTCCTTGATCAGTTCCCACTGCATTTCCTCGCTTGGATAGACCAAGGTAGGTGAATCAGGGAACGGCTTGTCGCACGCCTCCATGAATTCGATGTTGTCTTCGAAGGGGTTGTTAGCGTAGTGTTCGCTGCCCATTATTTGTTCCAGTGAATGATTTCAAGCTCTTTTCGATGTTGTATCCACCCTTCCAGATTTCCGTGCAGGTGGGGGTTGCACCATGAACCGTCGGGGTTCTTTCGGTCGGGGGTTGCAACGTGTTCAGCGGGTGATGCGTGCAGCGGGCGCGAGCCCACAAGACGGTCGTAAAGCGCCATGTCCTTGTCGGCGCTAGGCGTCTTTCCGTCGTGGGTCATATATGAGACCCGTGCGTTGCGAGCGGTCGAAATGCCCTTAAGCGTCGCGATGTCATGTTCTAGCTGAACTCGCTCACGGGCGCTTACGTAGGGCAGGTGCCACTGTCCCGGTTTCAGTAACTTAGGCTTGCTGGCGGCCAATGCTTCGCGAAAACTGCGCGCCTCTACCTGGATTTCGGGCTGGGCGTCGGAGTGGTCCCGAAGCTCAAAAAAGTTATCCCAATTGGTGGATGAAACCACCACGCAAATGTTCGAGAACCACTCAGTTGGTCGATTCGCCCATTGCTTGTGCAGACCTAGCTCTGCGAGCTCCTGGCAACCCCGCATCACATACTCAGCCATGTCGTGCCAGATGAAGCGGGCGCGTTCCAGAGCCTCCCCAGTCAAACACTCTTCTGAAGCCTGCATCCCGGGCTGGTTAAGTCCATACCGAATGGGCTCCACAATCGCCTCTTTAGCCCGTCTTATCTGTCGCGCCACTGGGATCGCTCGCGACGAAGATGCATTTCTGCTGAACACCCGATGGGTCATAAAGTCAGCATGCACGAACCGTGGGTGTTCCGTTTCCAGAGTCGTCATACGGTGACCGTATTCTGAGACGCTGTCCTCGATAACTTTCACATACATTACGCAGCCACCTCGTCACGAACCTGCTTGGCGGGCTTGAAGGTGATAACCTTCTTCTCGGCGATTTCAACAGCTTCACCCGTGCGGGGGTTGCGCCCGGTGCGGGCAGCACGGGTCTTTTGCTCGAACTTGCCAAAGCCCTGAAGGTTCACGAGATTGCCCTGAGCGACCTCGACGCGAATGCGGTCGCACAGATCGCCCACCAGCTTCTCGGCAAACGCTCGATTGGTGCCACTTACGCTCGCAAGATACGCTGCAAGCTCCTTCTTGGTAATGACTGCCATTGTTGGTCCTTTCAAGTGTTAAAAAAGCCAGCCAAAGGGCTGGCGTTACGGGATTTATAGTTAGCGACGACTATCGCCCTTCGCACAAGGCATCGTCACCACTGCAGAGCGCCCACCTGATACGTCTTGACCTTGCCTTCGAAGAAATTGGTCTCGTTCTTGTTGACCTTGGCGAACTCTTCGACCCACTCGCACGGGTGTTTCACGCCCGGGTAGATTGGCGACATCCCAATGAGGCCCGCGCAGGTATTCGCGCGCACCTTGATGTAGTCACTGACAATCTGGTCTGTCAGCCCCAGAACCCCGCCCTTGATCGTGTAGCAGCCCCAGGTCGTTTCGAGCTCGACCGCAGCTTTGAATAGCTCGACCGCGTCTCGATAGAACTGCATATCGAAGATTTCGGGGCACTCTTGCTTAAGCCCATGGAACATCGCGGCGAAAAAATGAAGGTGGCAGACTTCGTCCTTTTGGATGAACTTGATCATGTCCGAGCTGCCCAGCATCTTGCCGCGCTTGGCCAGGGTGTAGAAGTCCAGAAAGCCCGAGTAGAAATACACCCCTTCGAGGATGACGTTGGCCACTACTGCCAAAGCAAAGTTTCGGGGGGAATACTCTTCACGCAAGATGCGCGACTGGCGCATGATGTATTCGTTCTTCGCTGCCAGCACCCCGTCGCGCTCGAACGTCATGTAGACAGCCATAGGATCAAGACTCACCGTCTCGATGAGTGTTGCGTAGCTGTTGACGTGGTTCACTTCTTCGAACGCTTGGCGAGCAAGCCCCATCGACACTTCGGGGCTCGTGATCACTGCGCCGATGTTGTTGGAAAGGTTGTTGAACTGAATGCCATCCAGGTTCGACAGGAACGCCAGCGCCTTGTCATACATGTTGCGCTCAGCTTCGGTCAGGTCGTTGTTGTAGCACTGGCGCTCTTTGGACAGATCGACCTCTGCGGGGAACCATGTGTTCGCGCACATCTGATCGTAGTAGTCCTTCGCCCACGCATGCTTCAGGGGTGAAACCATCATCAGGTCAGACCGTGGGCCATCGATGATGCGTCGGGCGTTTACGATGTCTTGATACTTGTTCACCTCGCTACTCTCCCGGTCGGGCTACGGCGCGCACAAGGGCCATGAAGCCAGTTTGGATGTCAGTCTTGGCGATTGCTGCCCAACGGTAGGGCTCGCCATTCAACACTCCACCTGATTGTGCTGCCGTCTCGCGAAGATGGTCGAGCACACGTTCGTGCAGTGCCAGAATCTCCGCTTCCTTCTGCTTGACTTCGTTCATCAGGTCGATTTCAGCCTGAGTCAACTCGCGATACCCATTGATTTGTCGGTGCTGGTTGTCCACTGCGTTACTCCATGAATGCGCTGACGCGCTCGTTTAAGCACTGAACGAGCAGCGCCATAAGAAAGTGCTGACGCGCAAGGCGCATCTGTTCTGGTATAGGAACGCTGTCAAACTCGTCACTCTCGACGAATGCATTCAAGCTGTGCAGCCGGCAGCTGGCTTCGCTAAGCTCAGCAACAACCCTCTGTTGATATGGGGCTAAGTCTTTGTATGACTTCATGTATTCCTCAGTAAGAAACGGGGCGTCATACGCCCCTTTATAGTGAGTGCTTACTTACGTTTCACTGACAAGATTCGCAATCAGGATCGGAGATAGAGCAAAACTTCGCTTCTTCCTGAACAGGCTTTTCAGCCTTTGCAGCAACCTCGTCGACGTCGACCACCTTCCTACGCAAGTAGTAGGTCGTTTTCAGACCACTACGCCATGCATCCAAGTAGATATCCGACAAATCACGCCCGCGCATGTCGTTGCCCACGAAGATGTTCACGCTCTGCGACTGATCGATCCATTTCTGGCGCTTTGCGGCAGTTGCGATTACCCACTTGGCAGCAACTTCGAACGCGTGCTTGACGAGAAAGCCATGCAGCGCGCTGGGCGCGATGACGGTGAAGTCGCCCGACAGGTTCTCTTTCGTGTATTCGAGCTCGTAAGGCGGCTCGATGCTGGGAGTTACGCCCGCGATGTTGGCAATGGTCGCGGTCGGAGCAATCGCCATGACGTTGCTGTTACGCATGCCATTGCGCATCACTTTAGATCGCAGCCGAGCCCAGTCAAGACGTTGGGTATCATCGCGCGCGGTATTGATCGGAAGAATACCAAGCGACCACTTGCTACCCTCGAAAGTCTCGTATGCACCTCGCTCCAGGGCGAGGTCGCAAGACGCTTCAATTGCGTAATATGAAATTCGCTCAAAGAGCGCGTCTTGCAACTCGACGTTCTCAGCACTTTCCCAGTCGATCTTCAGCTTAGCAAGCATGTCGGAAAGACCCATCACGCCCAAACCAATGGGGCGATGCTTCAGGTTCGACGTGCGCGCCCGCTCACTCGGGTAAAAGTTCAGGTCAACCACGTTGTCGAGCATTCGCACTGCAGTGCGAGTTGTCTCGCGAAGCTTTTCGTAGTCGATCATGCCGTGCGCGACATGCCTGGACAGATTGATGGAGCCCAGGTTGCACACCGCGCTTTCTTCATCGCTGGTGTTCAGCGTGATTTCGGTGCACAGGTTTGAATTGTGGACTACGCCGACGTGTGATTGGGGATTGCGACGGTTCGACTCGTCTTTGAAGGTGACCCAGGGGTGCCCCGTTTCCCATAAGCTGGTGATGACCTTGCGCCATACCTCTGCAGCGGGCAGCTGGTTCACATACGCGCCTTTCTGCTCCAATTCCACGTAGCGCGCCTCGAACGCGTCGCCATATAGTTCGTGAAGCTCGGGATAGAGGTTTGGCGAGAAGAATGACCACATGCCGCCCTCTTCGACCCGCTTGAAGAACAGGTCAGGCATCCACCCAGCAGGGAAGATGTCATGGGCGCGCCGACGTTCGTCACCAGAATTCTTCTTGATATCGCAGAAGTCCATGAAGTCAGGGTGCCAGGGCTCAAGGTAAGCTGCGAATGCGCCATTGCGCTTGCCGCCCTGGTTGACGGCTACCGCTGTGTCATTGAAGATTTTCAGGTAAGGAACGACGCCCGCTGACTTACCGTTGGTGCCCTTGATGACGTCGCCCGCGCCACGAACGCGGGTCCAGTCGGTGCCAATACCGCCCGCCCACTTGGAGAAGATCGCGCACTCGGTGATGGTTCCGAAGATCGATGCGTATTCGTTCTGCCCGTGCTCAGCCACCAGGGTGTCGCTCACGGTATTTAGGTAGCACGAGCTCATTTGGCTGTGTGGCGTGCCCGAGTTGAACAACGTAGGGGTCGAGCTCAGAAAATCGAACTTCGAAAGAACGTTGTAGAACTCGATTGCCTGCTCGGTTACTGACGAACAATTGAATGGCGTATCGGGCGTGCGATGCAGGGGGTCACGAAGCGCCAAGCCCATCGCCACACGCATGAGAAAGTGCTGCGGCATTTCGATAATGGGGGCTTTCTTCTGGCCGGGCTTCTGTGCAGCGCGAATAAGGTAACGGTCAGCAACGGTTTGGAGGCCCAGGTAGTCAAACTGGTAGTCCCGGCCAGGAACAATCGCACCATTCAAAGCATCTAGGTCGAAAAATGCGAGCGTGCTGTTCAGCCTGCCTTCTCGAATGCCTTTGGCGATGTAATCGCGCAGGTGGGGGTATTCGACCGCTCCACCCGTGACTTCTTTGTAGACTTTCATCAGCAGCAATCGCGCTGCGACGTAGGTGTAATCGGGTTGCGCCCGGGAAATGAGCGAAGCAGCAGAAATAATCTGTGCGTCGTGGATGTCGCTTGTTTTGATGCCATCGAAGAACTGGGTGCTGATCTTGACTTCAAGCTCGCTTTGCGAGACATCCAGACCCTCGCAGGCAAAGGCGCTTAGGCGCTGAATCTTTGCGATATCCAGCGGCTGCGTGCTGCCATCGCGCTTAGTGACGTGCATTTTGTTCCTTCTTAAACGTGGAGGTGTGTCGGTCGATTGTAAGTAAGCGCTCGCTTACACTTCAAACCAAAAGATTGCTACCAGATGCCAGCGTTGTCTCCGTGCGGGACACACAAGTCATCGTCTTTCTCAGACAGCGGTGACCCTGGATCGTCGCATGCCTCGTCGAAAATCATTGTGGTGAATTCTCCTCCAGTTAAAGCGGCGTCGTGGCGAAACTTGACTCGCCCACCACATTCACAAATCTTTCGAAGAAGTTCTGCCGATCCTTTATCTGTGATTAAGTTCAGAGTGACCTCTATTTCGCCGCCAGCATTTCTGACGGAACATTCAGAACGCATAATAACGGCACTAGCTTCGGCGCTAGACGCAGCTATCAAGCCCGGTAACACAGACTTTCCCATTCTTCTTGCAGTGTAGGTGCTACCAGAAATGGCGTGAAATTCTTTAGGCTTTGTGGAGGAAAGATCCAACCACGACGGAAACGGCTCATGTCGCGGTGACGGCGAATAATAAGTCAATTCATCATCTTCCTTCGCGCTCCCCAGGATACTCTCGATCGAGCCATCAAAGATGCTAGGTTTCTTGATCATAGTTAAGCTGTCACTCTCATTGCGCGATACATGGCGATCGCAGCCTTGAATTGCTCGGTTTGGATTCCTGCGTTAATGACTGCAACCGCGTCCGCAAGGTGTTCGTTCGCCTTGGTGGGCACCATCTTCCCGCCCCGCTTAGTCATCAGCCAGGGCGCTGCCGGAAAGCGAGTCATGGCTTCCTCGATCATTTCTTCTTTGGCAGCGTGGCGTGATCCGCAAAATAGTTGCTTTACGTCTTGGGGAAATACTTGGATGAGCGGGACCGGGCAGTTGGTTAGCACACCCGTAACAAGCCCTGAGTTGAAGTTCGCGCTCGCGTAGCCCTTGGGGTCGCAGAATGGGATTTCACTGATTACGAACGACGCGCCTTCGCATGCTTTCACAAAGCCATTTCGCACAATATTTGCCCTGCGAAGGTCGTCGGAGTCTTTGCGCACCCCTTTCTTGGTTTCGGGCTCAGTCTTGATCAGAATCAAGTCTTCCACGTCGTAACTCTCACTGGCAATATCGACCTGGGCGATGGCAATGCCAAAGTTGGCCGTCGACGGGTCAACACCCACAACTCGAATCTTCAAAACAATCTCCGTTAAGTTACCAACTGCCCCAATTGGGGTTTTCCTTATTTATAGTGAGCGCATCACTCGCTTGTGCCTCGGACTCAGCGCGCTCACGCTCCAGGGAAGCGCCAAGGTGTTCGCGAGATTCAAAGCTGTTAATCGCTTGGAGCAGAACGTCTTTTAGACTGGAATCGAAGATGTCCAGCGCATTGTTCGGCCCAACCCATATAGTCGACCCATCCGAGTAATCGGCAAAGCAAAGCCTCCACCCGACTATCGATGCGTCAAGCTCGGCACTCTGTAGATCGAGAGCTTCTTCCCCAATGTATGAATGAAGGGTAGTTGCGCCATACCTTGTCGTCGCCGAAAGACGACAAGGGCAGGCAAGGCGAAATTTAAACGGTTTGGCGTCGAGAAGCCTGGTTATTTCACCGACCCATTGTTCTGGCGTTAATGCCCCAAGAATTTCGTCACGCAACGAGCGCCCCTTCTGCGTATGAGCCGTCAGCTTCCTTTGTCATTGTGGCTACTGTATCTATCCAGTCGCGCAAATCGTGGTGCGATATGACCAGCACCGTGCCTTTTTCCCGCGCGCGACGCTCCAGCACCACCATCAATCGCTCCAACCCCGCCACGTCCAGGGCTTGGTCGATTTCGTCACCAATGAAGAGGTTGATGGGCTTAACCGCCCGCGAAGCCTGCAAGTCTTGCAGCGCCATCACAGTCGCCAGTCTGGTTCTACGCTTTTCACCGCCAGACAAGAGCCCGAATGTGCCCCCGCCATTGATATGGCTCACCGCGATGTTGAACTTCTCGCGAACCTCGCCCTTAGCAGTCTCGCCCAGCGTCGACCAGACTGCGTTGATCTCGCCGTCAGACATGATCGACAGGTAATCTTGCGTGCGCTCGTTCAGGAAGGGTGTCACCGTGTCAAGAATCTGGGCGCGCACCCCTGCAGGGCTAAAGACCTGCGCGACACATTTCGCCACCTCCAGCTTTGCTTCGAGCGCCCCGGTGGCGACGTCTGCCTTGCTAATGTTTTCCAGCGTCTTCGCAATTCGCTTTTCGAGCATTTCGAGCGCTGTGGTGCCAGGGTTTGCCTCGGTCATGAATGTCTCGGCCTGCGCGACCATACCCTTATATCGCGTCATATGCGAGCCAAGGGTCGCTTTCATGTCACCCGCTTGGCGAAGCAGCGCACTGATGCGCGAATACTCAGCGGACACCTCTGAGACGTCAGGAATCGCCCGCTGCGCCACCGCAACGCCCTCTTCAAGCGCAACCACCTCATTGGCGATCTGGGCGTGCTCCTCGCGTTTTACGCGCACCTGCTCAAGCTGCGCTTTCAATCGTGTGGTCGCGTGTGCCACGTATTCGCCAAGCTCTTCCTCGGTGTGGGGCTTGCCACACTCTGGGCAGGGCTTCTTCATTTCTTCAGGCGCATTCTTAACCTGCTCTTGTGTGCGCTTGGCTTGCTCAGCGTGCTGGCGAAGACTGTTAGTGACGTTCGATAGTCGTATCTGTGCGTTGTGCAGCGCTTTCTGAGCGTCCTGGTATGCTTGCTGCGCGGGCTTTGCGCCCTCCAGGGCCAGCGAGCATTCCTGCAGCTTGTCATTGAGCTCATCGACATTGATGGCTTTATATTGAGCGCCCAGGGTTGTGATTGTTATCTTGAGAGTTTCTGCCTCCCTTAATGCCTCTGCTTTGCGCGTCGCCCTTCCCTTTTCGAATTCGTCGACCTCTGCCTTAATCGACTCAAGCGATCGCTCGTCACTACGCAGGGAGGTCACATTGGCTTCCTTCGACGATTGAACGACGTCCATTTCCCGCTTGACGTCATTCAGTTCATCGCGCGCCAACTCATACGCCTGTTCAAAGCGGTTTATGCCTGCCGCCTCTTCGATGATCGCCTTCAGAGCCTTGTCAGTCATGTTGGGCAGGTCAGGGGTAGCCTCCTGGCCCGCGTAAATTGCCGCCACGAAGACCTCGCGCGAGCACCCAAGAATTTCCTCGATGAGGCCCTGGGTATCTTTGTCTGTCGCCAGGGTGATGTCTGCCCAGCCATCAGCACCAAATTTCTCGACACGCACCGCGTTCTTGTGGACTTTGTGCTTGCGGTAGCGACTCACGCGGTAAAGTTGTCCGCCGTCATCCAGCTCGACAACCACCTCGCAGTTTTTCTTGGCTTTGTTGTTGATGACTGAGTCGCCCGTTTCACCCCGCGCGGTCGCGTTGAACAGACACCAGCTGAGCGCGTCGACGATGCTGGACTTGCCCGCGCCGTTCGGGCCTTCGATAAGCACAAGCCCGCGCTCGCACAGATTCAGGGGCGGACATTTCCCGCCAATCGCGAGAAAGTTCTTTATTATCAGAGTATTAATGTTCATTCGAGCGGGCTTCCCCAGATTGTTTTTGCCACCATAGCCACCTGTCGACATGTCTCAACATCGAACATACCTATGTGACAATCGGATTTTGGAATGTTCAGCTTCTGTGCCAGTAGCTCATATGCCCGGCTGCGGGTGAATGCGCCCGTCTTCCAGAGTGGGTCGAACGCAGCATGCGCCCGCATCTTTGCACTTCGCAGAGCCCCGTTTGCCAGTCGACCCAAGGGCTTATCAGTGCCTTTATGGCAACCGACATACGCATCGCACGGCGCGCACAGATAGAAAAGTTGCTCGAACAAGTCTGGACGATGCGGGTATATCTTGCGCCCCGTCACAAGGCTGCTTGGCCCCCTGCAGTATGAGCACTGAACAATTCTCATAGTTGGACCTTCATCAGCGCAATTGCGCCCGCCAGTGGGCAACAAACATGAAACAGCACGACGAGCATTTCTCTCGTGCTTCCCGGGGGTGCTTCCACCCACAATTGCAAGTCAAAGAAGGCGAATGCAAAAAGCGATAAGAGCGGAAGCGCGATGAACACCAAGGCGAAGCCGTTGATAACTCCCTCTTTAAACGCATTGCTCATAGCGATACCCCCGCGACTGAAAGAATTCGAGCGCACGCATCATTGACAGCCTTCTTGTCACTGAATGCCTGTGCCGCAATGTAGTGTTCTACGCTCTTGAAGATCGATGCTCCACCGCTGACGGATGCGCTGACCCCGCCCTCACGCGTCACCCTCGCTTTTGGCATTGATCGAATCAGAACGCCCTTGGCTCCCCAGGAGATAAGTTCTGCACGAATTGCCTCGATTTCGCTATGGGCAGACTTTTCAGTCTTTACCCTCACGTAGTTGCCGTCGACCATCAGAGGGACGTCCTCTGACTCGAACTCAGCCAGCTGATCGAGGTCGAGAAACTCGGGAAGGTGCGATTTGAAGAACTTGACCGTATCGTCATGCACTAGCAGAAAGCCCGCCTTAGTGCCCACGTCGGACCAGGTGTGATGCGCCAGCGCACCAATCGAATAGACCTCGCCGGGGAATTGTTTGTAGTTGTGGTAATGACCTGACAGAATACGCTTGAAGCCGCGCTCTGCAAGCCAAGCGGGGTCAATTCCGGTGTCAGGCAAGCCCTGGATCACTCCGTTTACCGGAGCGTGAATGATCAGCGTATATTCGCCAACGTTTGGCCCCAGAAGCTCTGCGACACGAACAATTTCAGCGTGTAACGAAGACACCTTGTCATACCAGGGAATCATCGCAACCTTGTCGTCGGTAAAGACTTCGGTCGCATTGACGATTTCGACCGCTTCAGTCTCCAATGCAGTCACCGCACTGGAAAGGCGCTCTGAGTCACGGCGCGCAAGGTCATGGTTGCCCGAGATAATTCGAAACTCGAAACCCCGCTCCGTCAATTCGGTAAGCGTGTCGAGCACCGGGTTGAGCACCAAAGGTGACACCTGGCCGCGAGTGTGGAATACATCGCCACCACAGTAGATGCGGTTTCCCCCCGCCTTGCGAGTTTCTTCCGCGCAGCGCTTGAGCTCGCCAAGCAACCCACGCAGGCGCAGACTCACCCCATCAGGGTCATCCTCACTGAAGCTACTCCAAGCGTGGAAGTGCGGGTCAGAGAACAGGCCAAATGGCTTTTTCATAGTAAGCACTTACTCCAAATCACTTGTAAAAAATATGACCGCCATGGGTCGCTACCACCGTATAGTGACTCGCCCAATAAGGACGCACATTCTGCGCATGGAAGTGCGTCGCACCTCCGACCACGCGGGGCAGCAAACCCCAAAGCGCCAACTGGGCGAGAACCAAAGACCTGCCCCACGCTTCGGGCTCTTTGCGTAGATGTTTCTTATTGACCCATGCGCCCCGCTCTGTTGCCCTTACGCGCGTCACAGTCCATGAGAACTGCTTTCGCTTCAAGACCACCGCGCACACTTGATCAGGGCGGTATTGCGCTCGATTCAAAGTGACATTTGCCACTGCAATTTGGCCGACCAGAGGTTCGCCCCGGCTTTCAAAGAATAGATTGCTTGCCAAACACAGCAGCGCGCTTGTTAAGAACATTGTGGTTCGCCCGTTGTTTTGGTTAGTTATAGTGTCCCGCGACTAAGTCGGAACCCTAAGCATCCACTCCAGGCGCTCTTTCTCAGTCAATCGGTCGATCGTCTGCATAAACATTGGATCGATCAACCATTGGCGCGAACCGCCCTTGCGCTTTGCGCCGCTATGGCCTGTGAAATCCCAGGGGTCTTTTCTGCGGTGGGCGAAGTAGTCGTTGACGCTAATTAGGTAATACATTGCGACGTTCTTAGGGTCGATATTGCGGCTTTCCCGCTTCGACACCGCAACCCCTAGAAACTCAGCGCCCAGCATCTTGAGCCAGCCATCTAACACAGCGTCAAGCGCCCAAGCGCCTTGCATCTTGTGAACTTGTTCATCGGGTAAGCGAGCGGCAAAATAGACTTTCTTGCCGCTCGCATATACCCGAAACTCCCCGTAGAATGCGCCACGATTGGTCATTCTCTTGGACTTGTAAGCACCTGATTTGTGCGTTTTGTAGTCAGCGGAGAGCTTATACATGCCTTACCAGCTTCCCCACGCAGGATGCTGGGACGAGGCGGGCGGGCGAGCTACTGGCGCATGCGCTTTGGCTGGCCCTGTTCCAGACACTTCGCCCAACTCCTTCTGGCGCTTATGTCGGGCCTTCTCGCCAGAGAGAATTGCCCGCTCAGCGTCTTCATGGTTGTCAGCAACCCAGGCGGCGATCAGTTCCTCCACCTTCTCGTCGACCGAAACAACGTTGGCAGCGACGCACCAGACCAGATAGCCCGGGTCTTTCTTTGCAAGCTGCGCGCCAGACAATCGCTCGCTCTTGTATTTCCCGAAAGAAACGATCCCATCGCTCAGTATGCGGTTAAACGGGCGCATGCTCGATAATCTCCAAATATATGACAGTCACCTTAGAATCTTCGCTGCACTTGTGCGGCCCGTAGCGCTTGATCATGCTTTGCGTTATGCGCTGGGCTGCAATGTCGGGGCTAAACTCTGAATGATTGTGGTTTTGACTGCCGTGCTTGATTGCCATATCGCGAAGTGAGCCAGAGTCGACGTCGGTGATTCTTGCCCTTGCTATGACCAGCGACCGAGCGGTATTGACCATTAGCACACGGTCGCCCGCCTTTACACGCTTAGTCCAAGCGACGCCCAGGCGAAATGTGTTGAAATTGCCGGTGAACCCAATCAGTGGCGGCGAGAAATCCAAAGCATACTTTTCCATAGCTCCTCCTAGAGTAAAAAAGAAGTGCGCCCAAACGACGGGCGCACTCTATGCTACGGGGTTGCCAAAGCTTTCAATTCGCTTAACAGACCTTCACTTTCTATGTGCTTTATCAACGGCTTGCGGTGATACCTCTTGCCATCCGTCCATGTCAGGTAAGCGCCGCCCTGCTCGATCCGGCCAAGAGCGATCGCAGAATCCAATAGAGCACCCGTTACGTCGAAGTATGCAACCCCATCCTCTTCGAACATCATGTTCAGCTTGAACTCTTGAAACGGTCGAGTAAGCTTGTTCTTTACCGTCTTGATAGTGATGGTCTGGCCCACGAACTCTTTGCCTCCCTTAACCACCTCCATGATCTTGGAGCGCGTCAGCGACAGCCGGGTCGTTGCGTAGAACTCCATGCTAGAGCCCCCGGGCGTCGTAGTCGGGTCGCCATAGACCACACCGGGCTTCTGGCGAACTTGGTTCAGATACAGCACTGTGAAGTTGTATTGCTCAGCCAGCGCTGCCATCGACTTGAGCGTGGTCGAGGTGATCCGCGCCAGCGCGGTCGTGTCGTTCATGTTCAATTCGTCGAGGTCTTTACCGATAGTGCTTTCGGTATTGCACGAAGCAATAGAGTCCAAAACGAACAGAATGGGTGCGGTGGGCGGGATTGCCTTGCTGTTTCGAATAGCCTGTGCCGCCTTCGCAATGCCAGTATTGGACTTCTCCCAGGTCGTGGGCTGCTTGTAGATCCAGTAAGGAAATTCGTCTGACAACCCCACGTTCTTTGCAAGGCGCAGATCGAACGTTTTTTCGTGATCGTGGAAGCCCGCGACACCGCCCGCTTTCTGAGCTTGTGCCATGATGTGCGTGGCGATTGCAGTTTTTCCCGCTGAGCTTGGGGCAAAGATTTCCATCAGCCTGCCTTGGGGGATTCCCCCCTCAGCTTTACCACTGATGATTTGGTTTAGCAAGGGGATGCCCATATCGATGTAATGGGTAACCCCCTGGTTCTCGTGGTTCTCACCTACCGCGCCAAGCAGGGCCTTGGCGAGGTCTTCGACTGCTGTCATGCTTTATCCTTTTCAGGGGGTTGTTGGTGATTCAATGTCACCGCGTTCTTGGGCGAGTAGGTCATACTCTGCGTGTTGATGACGCACCCACTGAACTGAGGTTGCTCACGAAGCGCGACCAGAATGTCGTGCAGCTTCATGTAGATCATCGTCACCGAAAAGCCAACTACGCCCGCCCCTGTAGTTATAGGATCAAGATCGGTCAGCTTCGCCACGATGACGTATGCCGCCATCATGAACACCACATAGTGATCGTCGAACAGTTTCTTCATTCTTTTCCTTCTAACCGTTTTTCAAGAGGCGCGAACCACTCGTCGAAATCGCGTAATATGCTTTGAAAATTCAGCTTCTCGCACAACGCCCGGAAGTTGTGCTTGTTGAGCTCTGGCTTGAGCACTCTTACGTTGGCAGGAGGCGGTGCCTTGACGTCCTGCAGGCTCATCAGCTTCATGTTGCGCGCAAAGGTCGCCCTGCCCTCCGGTGACGCGAGATTCTTGTGCTTGACATACTTCGGAACAAATATCCCTTCGTCAACCTGCCGAAAGAACTCGTCAACGGAGCCGAACTCAGCGAGAATTTCGGGTGCAGTCTTCTTACCTATCTTGGGCACTCCATCGATGGAATCACTTTCATCGCCTATTAGCGCCTTGCCCTGGATGTAGGACATGCCATCTTTGTAGCCCGTCATTTCGAAGTAATTCAGGGGGGTGAATTTCTTGTCGTTGATGGGGTCGACCCACTGACAGTCCGGCCCAACCAGCTGCGACCAGTCAGTGTCTGACGACACGAGGCGCACCAGCGAACCACCACTTGTGATGCGACGTGTAAAGTAACCCGCTAGGTCATCTGCTTCTTGGCAGGTCGCGTAAACTTGGTGAATGCCCATCCAGGTCAATGCCTTTCGCAGGTATGGAATCTGCGCTTCGCGGGTTCGCTTGCGCTCTGCCGATTCGGGGTCGTCCAGCGCCTTCTTCTCCCTCCCCGATTTGTATTCAGGAAACAGGTCATAGCGCCACTGTGCACGCCCGTCCCATAACACCAGGGGCGACCATCCGGGATTACGAGTTACCAGCGCATGCACCTCTTTGGCAAAACCAAAGATCGCCTGAACCTGGAAGTGCCCAGCGGTGAGTTTATTTGCGCTGTGATGAGCATAGACGCGGTTGCTTGCGTCTACGATGATCGTGTTCGTCATTCAAGTTCCGATAGAAATGGGCGGGCTTTCGCCCGCCCGGTTGCCCAGAGGGCGATTACAGCCCTTCTATTTCCTTCAGCAGTTCGTCCATGCCCGATGCGTCGCTGTCAGCAGCGGTCGTTGCCGCCGCAGGCGCGTCCACCTTCGTTTCGGTCACCGTCTCGGGGATGTCATTGGTGCCGTCAGCACCCATGTCGTCCAGTTCAGCGGCAACCGAAGCCAGGTCAGGCTTGGAGCTTGCGGGGCCAGACAGCAGACCCGCAACTTGCTTGAGATTCGCCAGCGCGCGGCGCTCTTGCTCGACGCTTTCTTGCTTCACGTAGTCGTCGAGGTCGGTCGCTTGCTTCATGATCGCTTCGGGAAGATCAGTCTTGCGACTGGAAGCCTGCAGCGAATACTTGGTCTGCAGACCCTTGCCCGTGCGTTCGATGGTGATCGCGCGGCCCTGCTTGAGCGCCAGAATCTCTTCGGTTCCCCACTCGCCCATGATGCTGAGCAACTGCGAGAACACATTGGGCGAAAGCTCCAGAATGGCAGCTTCGATCTTTTCGCCGCCCAGGTTGACCGCGTTCAGCAGAACACGACCAGCCGCCTTCGCGCCCTCGATGGTCTGCTTCACTTCGTCATTGGGCGAGGTCATGATGCCGTGCTGGATGGCATCACACACTTGGCAGGGTTGACCGAAGGTCTTGTCGGTGCAGACGTAGACCGCCTTCAGCTGGCCCTTCGTGTCTTTGATGAAGTGTTGGCCGAAGTCGTGCCAGAATTCGCCATCGGTATTGCCATCCCAACGGGGCAGAATGCGCCACGTCGAGGTGCCCTCGGGCGGTTTGACCGTGCGGCCACGGTTGTTGGACTGAATGGCTTGCTTCTTTTGGTTGATAAGGTCGAGCAGTTTGGACATAGAGTGTTCTCCGTTCTGTGTCTTTTGGCGTGTTGTGCATCGTCGAAAGTGAGTGCTTACGAAGTATAGTAAGCACTCACTACGATACAGACGCCCGCTAGGCTGCGCGCTGACGCATCGCTTCCATGATTGCCTCTTTCTGCGCCTTCAGTTCGAGCACTCGCACCTGCCCTTCTTTCTCTTTGCGGCGATCGCGCGCCACTTCAAGCAGCATGTCTTTGCGCTGATCCATGGCGCGCTCAGCGATATCGGCCAGTTTCCAGATGCTGTGCGCGTCGATCAGCTTTTGCTGCGCTGCAGCGTAGCGCGGGTCGGAGGTTACTTGGCTTTTCAGCTGGGCTTCGGTAGTCTTCTTGCCCTCGTCGTTCGCCTTGTTGCGGTAGTGCGCGTCCAGCTGTGCCTCAAGAATCTCGACCTGGCTCTTAACCCGGTCATACTGGCGACGCGCATTGACCGTCTGCTCTGCATAGTGCACGTAGAGGGCGGCGTGCTTGATCATGTCGTTGTCCAGGTCTGTCGGGCTGATCGCTACGTCCCGCTTAAGCTCGCTGGCATCGACGTAGGATTTCAGAGCGGTGCCATCCTTCTGCTCGACAGCTTTGCCGGTGTGGATGGTGGGCTCTTCAGCAGTTGCCTTTTCCCGCTCTTGCTGGGCAGCAAGTTTGGCTTTCTCCTGCAGCAGTTCCTCTTCGCGCTCTCGGGCTTTCACCTCTGCAGCAACTTCGAGCGCTTTCGCGTCTTCTGCCGGAGGCACTTCGACTGCCGCAGCCGTGGGCGTTTCCGCAGTGGTGTCGCTGCCCTTTATATGGGCGTCAACGCTGGACAGAAATTCGTCCAGTTCCATGTCAATATCCAGATTCTCGCTCATGCGATTCCTCAGTTGGTTAGTTCTGCGATTTGGGCGCAGGTTTGTTGAAGCAGCTTGATCTTGCTCGCGTCGAAGTAGATGGTGCTCGGATTCATTCCAAAGACGATGCTGGCGTCCAAGGCGGGATCGAAGATTGTCTTGCCCACTAACTCTGTGGGGTTACCCTTGGTCGACGGGGCAAAGTAGCGAATGGCATTACCACCCATGGCGACAATGACGGCGGGCTTGAGAATTTCAATTTCCCGAGCCAGATACTTTGAGCAACCATTGATTTGCTCTGTCGAAAGCACCTTCTGCTCTTTTGGTTTTACTGACTTCACCAGGGAAGTGTAGTAACCGTCGTTAGGACTGAGACCCGCGTCTTTGAGCGCCGCGCGAACCGCGTCACCAACGTCGCCCGACAGCATTTTTCCGTCTTGCGCTTCCTTCCAGTTGGGGGAGTCGAACACCATCATGAAGCGTGGCTTCTTACCCATGCTGGGCGTGGGGTGCTGCCCGCCAGACAACGAGCAACCGTCGCAAACACGCATTTCTCCGATGATTTCTGCAATCTTCAGCTGAGCGATACGGTCGGCATTGAGCCCACGGTCCGCCTTCACTGCGTCAACGGTGTATCCCGGCATGAGTTCCAGGCGGTCTTTCAGTCGGTCAGGGTGCAGCGCAGGCAAGCCGTCGCCAAGCGATGCAAAAGCGCCCACCTTGCGTAGCACCTCTTTGTGGCGCACGTTGATTTTGCCCGCGACGGTGCTCTTGGCGACCTCTTCAAACTGATCGAACGACTCGAAGGGTTTACCCTGGGCAGCGCGCACCTCAAGAATCTTCGCAGCCACGTTTACGCTGATACCCTTGATGGCCTGGAATGGCGCATAGAGTGTGCGTTCACCATCGATTGTGATTGTGTCGGACGACTTATTGATATCCGGTGGCAGCACGTCGATCCCGTGCGTCTTGGCGTCCATCATGATGGGCGCAAGCTTGTCGTCATCGTCGACCACCGACATAGACGCCGCATAGAACTCAGCTGGGTAATAGACCTTGAGCCACATCATCTGATAGGAAATCAAGGTGTATGCGAACGCGTGGGACTTATTAAAGCAATACGCGGCAAAGCCCTCGATGTCGTTCCAAAGTGCCTGCGCATCAAGCTCACTCATGCCACTGGCGACTGCGCCATCGATGAACTGTTGGCCCATCGTTGCCATCTTGTCCTTGTCTTTCTTACCGATCGCTTTACGAAGCCCGTCAGCTTCTGCGCCGGTAAACCCGCAAAGGTCGACCGCGATTCGGGATACCTGCTCTTGGTAGACCGTAACCCCGAATGTTTCGCGCAGCGCGGGTTCGACCAGCGGACTGATGTAGCTGGGCAGTTTCTTGCCTTGCTTAACTGCGATGTATTGATCCATCAGCCCCGCGTCGATTGGACCCGGACGAAACAGTGCTGTCGCGGCGGCGATATCCTCGAACGTCAGAGGCTCTAACACCGCCAAATCTTTCAGCAGCTTGCGCATGCCCGAGCCAGAAAACTGAAACACGCCCACCGTATCGCCTCGACCAAATGCTTCAAGCACCTTACGATCGTCCAGCGGCAGCGCCAGCAGGTTGATCGTCTTATGATGGCGCTCTTTGATATAGCGACGGGCATGCGCAAGCACGTCGAGCGTAGACAGACCCAGAATGTCCATCTTGACGAGGCCGAAGTCTTCAACCACGCTTTTATCCCAGTTCACCACCGGCAGCGCACCCTCTTGACGCTGCATCACCACCGCGCGGGTGTTGATGTCATCGTGCGCGACAATGACGCCCGCTGCGTGCTGCCCCAGGTTACGCATGTTCCCTTCGAGCGTCGTCGCATGGTTCCATATGACGGGATGCTCAGCCTTGAACTTTGCAATATCTGGCACGCTCGCCGCAGACTCTTCGAGCGGAAGCGAAACCCCGTGCTCCTTCTCCATTTGCTTGGAACACGAATATTCGTAGGGCTTCAGACCATGCACACGGGAGACGTCCCGAAGTGACGAAGCGGAGCCCAGGGTCGAATAGTTCGAAATGCCCGCGACTTTGGCGCGACCAAACCTGCCCACGATATACTCGACGACTTCGCCTCGTCGTGAGCTCATGAAGTCCATGTCCACGTCAGGCAGGTCGATACGGTCGGGATTGATGAAGCGTTCGAACAGAAGGCCAAACCGAATCGGGTCTAAGTCTGTAATGCCAAGCAGGTATGACACCAATGAGCCCGCAGCTGAACCGCGACCAGGGCCAACGATGACGTCTTGCGCTTTTGACCAACCGACAATCTCTTGAACAAGCAAGAAGTAGTTCGAGAACCCGAGGCGTCGCAGCACGCCAAGCTCATACGCCAAGCGCTCCTTATACCTCTGCATATCTTCGGGCGCGGGCTTGTGGCCCAGCACTTCACTACCAAAGCGTTTTACCCAGCCTTCTTTGCAGCGCTCTAGCAACGTCTTGAATGCGTCTTCAGCCATATGGGGCAGCGACGCAGGCATCTTCTCGAAGCGATAGAAGCACTGCTCGACAATCTGATCCATGGACGCGAAACTTTGCTTAACTTCATCGCCATTCATTCCGATACGGCGGGCGGTCGAAATCATTCGCGTCGCGAGCTCTTTGGGGTCATCGAAGCACCAATCCCGGGTAGCTGGCACAGGCAGCTGGGGAGAGCCCATGGTGTATGTTCCAGAGCTTGTGATGGCCCTGAGAACATCATGGCTTGCAGCTTGGTCGCTTGATGCATAAAAGCGCGGGTAGCCCGCAATCAGCGGTAGCCCACGACTGCGGGCGCATGCCAGCGCTTTGCGGTTGAGCGTGTCGAACAACATGCTCTGAACCGGCGTAATCTCGATATAGAGCGGGTGTTTCTCCGACAGCGCTTGGACGATTTCGCCTGCCTTGGGGTGATGAAACAGGCAGAATAGGTCACCCGTTGTGACAATCACGTCTTCAAGCGCCAGCACCTGTGAAAGCTCGGTGCGGGCATGGTAGTAAAACTGGTCAGCGCTGTTTGCCTTAGACAGCAAGCCCATCAGCGACCGCAAACCCGTCTCGGTCTTTACGTAAACCTTGATTTGAAAAGAGTGGTTTCGAACCTCAACCGCGCCCTCTTTCTTCTTTTGCTGAGCGGTGGGCGGGCGATAAGTTGCGCTGTCATATACACGAAGCGTGCACCCAAGAACAGGGGTAATGTCGTGCTTCTTGCAAGCAGACGAGAATGCGGGCAAGCCCGATATCGTCATGGTGTCTGTGAGCGCGATCGATTTGAAGCCCAACTCTTTGGCGCGCTCAACCATCGGCACCACCTGCAAGATTGACTCCCCGACAGAGTGATCAGACCGAACAGACAGTGCATGTTGTAACACCTATAACCCCTTATGATTCGTTGTGGTAATACAGCTTTGTAGTATTGCTATCGATGCGAGGATTGAGCGTCATCAAGCCCGCAGCGTCTTCGACGCCTATCCCAAGCTCTTTGAAAACGCGCCAGATCAATGACGCCTGGACCGACGCTGAGCTCGATGCCCAGCCTAGGGCAGATTGGAGCGCTGCCTTCGCTTGTGCCTTGGAAACAGGAACACGGTTGGACAGCAGCAGATACATCGTGCTGGCGGTGCGTTGGCTGTCATTTGGGAATGGGTTCTCGCCATTGGCAAGCGCCTGGGCAATGAAAGTCTCTTTCCTGAACATTGCCCGCATCATCTTGCCCACCGCTGCAGGAACGCTGTCGATCAGCGCTTTCTGTGTGGGCGTCGGTGCCCAGCGCGCGCGGGTCGCCCGCTCGACTTTCACCTCAAGAGGTCTGGGCTGCGCAACGCGTTCGACCGGGTCATTAACCGCGACCATTGTGCTGAAGGTCAGAATGAGCTCTGGATCGCCAATCCTCGATAGGACGGTGCGAGACACCGACACACACGCATTTGCGCTGGCGCATGTGTTGCATTTGGGCGACCGCACGCTAAACACGCTGGGAATGCCAAAGCACCCCGGTTGCCTAAGCATGAATCTTCACCCCCAACACGGTGTCGAACTCCTGCGCGATGCCGCGCATTTGCTCGCGGGAATAGCCTAGGTAACGCCCGATAAGACGAACCGACAGCTTTTCGCTCGGATTGCGACGCTTAGCGCCACCCGCAATGTGCTTGTGAATGGCAGCGAGATATTCTTCGTGCGCGTCCATAACCGCCTGGGTCGGGGCCATGATTTCACGAATGATGCGCCGGGCCTCTGCCGATAGGCACCTAATTCGCTCTGAAATTTCGACGCTACGCACTGCCAACTGCTCGACGCTCAGCGTGGTGTCGGCCAGGTATTGCTCGGGGGAAAACTCGTCTTCGTCGTCCTCCCCAGACATTTCGCTAAAAAGCATCACCCCATGCAGGGCTCGCTCTTCGATGCGCTTGTTGACATAGCGGTTCACGTTGTTAAGCACCGCCCGCCCCATGTAAGCGCTGAATGTGATGCCCAGGCCAGGCTTATAGGTGCGCAGTGCCTCAGCGTAAGAAAGACACGCCTCTTGGAACAAGTCTTCGTATTGAATGTTGGTCTTTGTCGCAAGAACCCGCGTGTGGATGGTCCTGGCGAGCTTGTGGATTAAGCCTTTCTGGGCTTCGAAGCTGGTGTCAAAACCACGCCCCACCCCGGGGCGTGATCCTGATTGTTGAAGTTGAGTGCTCATGAGGGCTCGATGAAGGGTTAGCCAAAAATGCGCGCAGCGACAGCGTCGACAGCTTCCTTATCCACGCGGGACAGTTTGTTGGCAAAGCAGACCGCGAGTCCTGCGCGGTAGCTACCCTTCATGAGACCGATACGCGATGCTGCGATCAGCGTGCGCGGGCTAATCGGGGCGCTGATCTTTGCGCCTTCGAACTGCTCGCGAACCCGGTTAGCGAAATCGACCATCTTCTTGGCGTCCGCCAGGGCGATGCCGCCCTGCTTGACCAGAATCTGCTCTTCGCGATCGGGGGCCATATACTTCATTTCCAGCACCATATGGAAACGGTCGTAGTTGGCGGCGTTCTGGATATTGGTGCCCTGATACAGCCCGGTTTCGTCGCCCGAGCCGTTGGTGTTGCCGGTCGCCACGAAGCGAAAGTTCGGGTGTGGGCGAATGATCCGGTTGGCAGCGTCCGCCTCTTTGATGACCAGGGGCTTTCCCTCAAGCACGGGCTGATACACTGCCAGCACCGATGGCAACGCGAAATCGTATTCGTCTGCCAGATACACCCAGCCGTTTTTCATGGCTACCGCCAAGGGGCCAAGCTCGAAGATTGTTTCGCCAGCGCGAGCGGTCCATTGGCCGACGATATGGGATTCTTCGGTGTTCAAGGTATGCTGAACACGAATCAGCGGTCGCTGGGTGCGGGCCGCGACTTGCTCGACCGCTGCAGTCTTGCCTACGCCCGCGTGGCCCCACGAATAGAGGGGGATGCCAATTTCGAACGCCATCAGCATGTTGCGCAGCGTTTCGTTGTCGAACACGTAGTTCTTGTCGATGTCCGGTATCATTTCTGCGTCGTCGCCTCGATCGAAGACGGTGACAGGAATGGGCTCGCCGCGCTTGTTCAGAGCAGTCTTGTCGTCGCCCAGGTCAAACAGCACATGCATGGGCTGGCGGGTTACACCGCCCACACTGGTCGTCATTTCCGTAACGGTGCTGGCCGCGCCCTCTTCCTTTGTCGCCCCGTCTTTAAGCGCTTGGCGACGTGCAATCTCTTCTTGCGCCTCACTGCTGAGCAATTCAGCGCCCGGGTAGGTGTCTTTGTATTCCTGCAGTGAGACCTCGGGATGCTCCTTCCTCAAGTGCGCCGAAATGACGTGGACCTTGGCACCACAGATTTTGCAATCGATTTGAGACATGTTTGCTCCGTAAAAATAGCGTGAGCGCTCACTTACAATCTTTCTTATAGTAAACGCTTACTTCAAGACGTGGATATTATGCAGCAAAACCGAATTTGGAGATAGTGCTTACTCCAAATATTGGGCTAATTTTTCACAAGCAGCTTTTTGATTTCCCGTATCACTGTCCCGGGGAGGTCACTAACGTTATTTAACGTCACGCACTTCGGATAGTATTTCTTGGGGTCGCTGGTCTGAATGCCGATGCCCAAGACCTCGATTCCACCCTTCTCTGCATCCTTGACGGCACCCTTGAGGTGGGCGTGTAAAAGACCACTGTCATGGGCGCATGCGGGCTTGCCATCAGAAAGAACCATCAGTATCTTTCGTTTCTCGCGGCGCTGCGATAAGCGGGTTGCCGCAATCTGCACGCACTCGCCATCGACGTTATTGCGCAACAGTCCGTGCTGGTAAGAACGGTTGCCCAGATAAGCCAGCCGGTTCTTCACTGTTGGCGTCACACGCTCGGCAAAACCCTTAATAATGGGCATATTCAACGCTTCATACCGCGCATACGTAACGCCCAAGCGTCGGGCTTCCGAATGGGCTTCAGCACTAAAATCCCGCCCCGTGCTGAAGCCCAACACCTCAGTCGAGATTCTTATTCGTTCCAGCACAGAAGCCAGCGCATAAGCGGTTTCCGAAGCAACTCGAATGCGGTTGTTAGACGTCATCGAGCCAGAGCAATCGATCAACAGCGTCACCGCGACATCGTTTGCGGTGTGTTCATGCTTGCGTCGAAACGCTCGCTCATCGTTGAACGAGGTCAGGCGCGCCAGAGCGGTGGCGTTGATGCGCCCTGAGCGATGGCCTGCAGTCCAGATTGACTTGCTCATAGAGGCAATGGCGCGCTCCAGGTCTTTTTGCAGCGGACCCACCATATGGTCAACCCGATCCTGCATGTCTTTGACGCTCGCCTCGTGGAACTCGCCCGCATCAAGCGGCTCGATTTTGTCGTGATCGGTCGTCCACACTAGATACTTCGCATCACGCGCAGCGCGCGCGCTGACATTGCTCAGCACTTCGTCCAGCTTCTTATCAAAGCCTGAAAGCTCTGATGAGTCGGACAGTTTTTTCTTTGGCTTCTCTGACGGTTTTTCATCTTCGCCCGGCTTCTCGTCACCTTCAGAGCCTTCGTCGTCGTCGTCAGTGCTTTCGTCGCTTTCGTCAGAATCGTCGCTTTCGTCGCTTTCGTCAGAATCGTCAGAGTTGTCTTCCCCGTCCGTTGACTCCGCTTCTTCAGATTCCAAGTCTTCAGATTCCAAGTCTTCAGATTCCGGGGCCTCCTTTTCGCGCTCTTTCTCGCCACCCTTGGCAGATTTTTTCTTAGACTTGTTGCCCTTGGCCGTCTTCTTGCTCTCGCTGGGCGAATCGCCATCAGCGTCGCCCTCTTCAGAGTCTTGATCGAGAAGCTTTGCTGCGTGCTTGGCTACCCGTAAAGCATCGGCGCTGGAAGCGATCTTTGGAAGCTCGCGGGTCAAGTATTCGCCTACCTTGGACATCGGCTCTTCTACAATCGACCACTTGTCCTCCATGTAGTCTTTATAGATGGCCTGCCCCGCCAGCGCACGCACAGCAGGGACCATCACCGCCCCCACGACATCTTCGCCGCCTTCTGCAATTTTCTTGTCTGTATAGTTTTGCAGAAAGAAGCGACCGACGCTGGAAAGGTGATTTCCACTACCAGGGAATACCTCAGCCATCCTCCGCTCTACGAAGGTGTCTTCGATCAGGTTGTGTAAACCAGCAACACCCTGCTTACTGGCTTGATCAATAACGCTTACGTCTGAAAAGAGCGCGTGACCGACCTCATGGTCTAAGAACCCTTCGATGGCATCCAAGAATTCTTGCGACGCGTCATCAGGGATATAGGGAATATTGATAAGCTCAATTTCCCCCGACCTTGTGTATTTTGTATATGCTTTACTACCTTGCTGCGTTACCTTTATTTTTTTCCGCGCCAGCATAGCCACTACCGCACTGACTTTTTCACGCACCAAGATAGATTTTTTCATTGTGAACTCAAAGCTTGATTAACGAATAAACGTAGTCTATGAGTTAAGTGTAGGAACATCCCACTTACTAATAATGGCTGCAGAACCTAACGCGTCGAACATTACATAGAAGTCTTCGTTGGCGGCGGTTCGACACGGAACGAAGGCAGTGGAACCCGCATACACGGGTTGCCTGCTGCTGTCTTCGAACGCTTGAACAAACTCTGCCGCTACATCATGGCTAACTGCTTGAATAAACACAAATGACTCCAAAGGTTAAAGGGACTGCTGAAAGTGTAGTAAGACAAAATTAACAATTCTTTGGCAAATATGTTGGACAATTTATAGTTAGCGCTTGCTTTATCAAGTAAGCACTAACTATACTTCTACTACGTCATTCGACATGACTTTTTTATGGGAAGCCACCCATGGCTTCCAGGGGAGCGCTTATGGCAAGTAAGAAAGGGGCTAACGTCCCGACCGCCGCTGACATCCTCAGCGAGGCGATAAAAAACTCGGGCGATAAGCTCAGCAGTGTGGGCCAAGCAATGGGCTTCAAAAGCCACTCTGCCATCTGGCAATATTGCAAGGGCACAACCGGCATACCGATATCAACAGCTATCAAACTTGGGCTCGCAGCCGGTATGACGCATGAGCAAGCCCAGGAATTCTTTCTCATCAACATGCGGGAACGTGACCCAGAATTATATGCAGCTGTAACAACTGTAATAAATTCTGCCATCGCGGCGCGGGGCTGATTATAGTGCCAGTGGAGCCGCACATGAACATAAATCAGCTTCCAGGCAAGTGGCGTTGCACACTTTTACAACAATCTCCGATCTGGGGCAGGCCGGTCGACAGCATTTCCCACCTCGATTTGCGCATTTTTCTGCGCCAACACTGGGGCACGCAGTCGTATAACCACGCTCTTGCCGAGGTGGGAGACCTTATCAGCGTGGTTTGGGACGCTATGCTTGCGGGCGCTATAGAGGGTGCCCCGAAGATCATTTATTTCGAGCCGCCCTCGCCCAGGTTGACCGTCGACGAACTTATCGCATGGCTGAGCAATGCATCGATTGAGCGGCGTAGGGCAATTTTGTTCGCCCTGGAAGCAAAGCGCTCGATTAAAGAAACGGTGGAGCTTTGTCACGATGACCTGCGTTCAATGAAATTAAGCCCGTTGGCAAGTGACATAGTGCGCTCGATGGTTAGGAACCTGCATCTGGACTACGTCTTTTGGGAACGCTCGGCGCTTACGGGCAAGCCAATGCCTCTGATCGGGCTGGCAGATTCAGTCACCGACGTAAGCCAGGGGATCGGGTTTGATGCCCTACGACGCCTTTACGACGATCTTCTGGTTGTGGATCGGCATGCAGACCTTCGTAGCTTCGCCACGCTCGTATATCACTAAAAGTAAGCACTTACTATAAATTGGGATGTCCTGATTGGAGTCCCAATGAGCCCTACCGAAATTGTTCTGAAGCAGTTCCCCAATCGTGTTTCTTTGTCTGTGGCAGAAGCGGGCGCGGCCCTGGGCTACGCTCGCCAAACCACCTACAACCTGAAAGCGAAAGGGAAATTTCCCGTCAGGATCAGCTTCGCGGGCAAGACTCCGATCGTCCATCTGCACGACCTCATCAGCTTCCTAGAGGGCTTTCCCGCTTCGAACGATTCCAACTTCACCCCAGCACCCAAGAAGAAAGGGCGTCCCTCGAAAGCGGACGCCCTTCGCAAAGCAGGGGTGATCTAAGCGACTTTCGTTGCTTCGCTGCGGTTGGCGGCGACTCGCTCCGCCATCTTCTGAGCCAAGAATTTGGCGTTCAAATGAGTGTATCGCCTCAGCTGACGGTAGTCACGGTGCCCAGTAACTGCCGCTGCCTCCACTAAGCTCATACCCAAGTCTTCGAAAAGTCTGCTCGTCGCTTCATGGCGCGCGTCATGCAGACGCAAATCTTTGAATAGTTGTGGGTCGGGGGCGATGCCCTGCTCCAGACACTCTTTCTCATAGATTTCTCGGGCACGCTTTCGCGCACGACCAAATGCCTGGGTAAGCGAGTCAGCTGCCACACCAAAAACCCTTCCTTCCTTGCGATCCCCGATAACTTCGCGTAGCACTTCTGCAACACCGGGCAGGATCGGAATCGTTCGATCATCGCCATTCTTGGTGTCGGGCAAAAACACTGTCGCGTCTCGTAGGTTAACGTGCGGGATTTCCATTTCAGCAGCTTCACCTCGGCGCATCGCGCTATTAACCGCCACATAGAGAAACGCTTTGAGCGCTGGTGAATTGCTTGCCTCGACGATCTTTGTATATTCATAGTCCGCCTCGTTCATTTCACAAACGAAACGCCTGGTTCGCCCCTTTGGGGCGGCGGGGCGTTTAAGACCTTCTATGGGATTCTTGAGGCCCTTGAAGTCGTTGCATTCCGATATGGCGAAGTTATAGAACGACGAAATCATCCCTAACTCGCGAATGACTGTCCCTTTGGACACCGTCAGCAGTCGAGTGTTTCGGTATTCGCGAAAATCGGACAATCCACAATCGAGCAACTCTTTGCGCGCCAAGGGCAATCTCTTCAGCCGCAAGATGAAGTTGAGCTCCTGCTTTGCACCCTTTTTGGACGGCACGGCCTTCTCCTGGCAATAGTCCAAAAGGTCGTAGAGCCGCTTTCCCTTAAGGTGCCGCATGTCGACAAAGGTCTTTTCCTTAATCGCCTTCTCAGTCTGTTCCGCCCATTCTTCTGCTTCGCGGCGGGTGGGGAAGGTTTCTGATAACGACGGGGTGCCCTTAACCCGCACCTTTGCCCTGAACTGGTATGGGCCACGCTCTTCAATGACAGCCATAGCTCAATCTCCGATAAAAAAGTCTTCGCTTTGTTATAGGAGTCGCTGTCCCAAAAGTGTCCCAAATAATGTGCTAACTGGCTCTAAAAGCAAAAATGCACTTAGGGGAATTAACCCTAAGTGCATGATTTTGCGTAACTTCTAAGTGGTGGGTGCTACAGGGGTCGAACCTGTGACCTACGCCTTGTAAGGGCGCCGCTCTACCAACTGAGCTAAGCACCCCGGGGCCATCTGCAGCGGGCAAACACGCAACGTGCCTGCCCGGCGATATTGCCATGCGAACCTGCCAAGGTTTACCCCGTTCAGGTTCGCCTTTTTGGGGCCACTTCGTGCCAAAAAAGCCTAAGGATTATAGCCCGCTGGCCCTAGGCACGCAAACGCTTAGTTGACGGCGTCTTTCAGGGCCTTGCCAGGACGGAACTTGGGCACGCGAGCCTTCTTGATCTTGATGGCTTCGCCGGTGCGCGGGTTGCGGCCGGTGCGGGCGGCGCGCT